ATCCGAAGGCACCGGCGGGATCGCAGCGGGAGCCCCGCCCTGCAGCGGCGCCGCCTGCTGAAGCGGATTCGCCCGCGGCGCGACCTGACGGCGCTGCTGCTGAACCTGCTGCATCTGCGCGGCCTGGGCGTTCTGCTGGCTCCGCTCAGCGAGCGCGGCCGTGATCTGCGCGGCGCGGTCGAGCGCACCCTGGATGGCCGAGGCGTACCACGGCTGGTTGCCGCCACCGGACACTTCGAGCAGCTGCGTGAACACGTCCTTCTGCAGCGCCATCGCCTCCTTGGCCGCTTCCACGATCGCCTTGCCGCCCTCGGCCGCGTCGCCCTTCGCAGCCTGCATCATCTGCATGAGCTGGATCGGCGAGATGATGCTGGACTGGAGCTGCGCCAGCATCTGCTGCTGACTGCGCTCGGTCGCCGCAGTTCCGGTCTGCGTGGCGGCCTGGATCGCCTTCACCGCCTCCATCGCGGACTGCTGCTGCGACGTGATCAACTGCATCAGCATCGGCAGCATCGGGTCCGTCTTGTTGGTGCTCAGCGCGGCGATAGTGCGATCGAAATCGGCCTTCATCGCCAGCATGTCCGCTCGGCGCTGGTCCTCCGCACGTCGCGCCTCCTCACGCAGGGCAGCGTCCTTGCGATCCTGCTCGGCGCGGCGTTCGGCCGCTTCAGCGAGGCGCCGCGTCTCCGCGATCTCGGCCTGCAGTCGCAGCTCGCTCTCGCTCGGGCCGCTCGGGCGGGCCGCCAGCTTGTCGATCAGCAAGGCGAACTGCTTTTGCGTCTCCTCGGCCTGGCGGCGGATCTCACCACGCAAATTGTCCATCTCACGTTGTCTGTTTTGATCGGCGAGCTGCTGTTCGAGCTGCTTCACCCGAGCGCTGTCACCGGAGTCCACCGGGATGTTGCCCCAGCCGCCCCACCCGCCTTGCTGCTGCGGGCCCTGCCACGACCAGGGTGTTGCGTTCGGCGGAACGGAGGCGAGATGTCCACTGGACGACGGGGGCTGCGGCAACGCTTCGCCACGACTCCAGTTCACTGCCGTTCCCCACGGCGTCGTCAGCACGCCCAGCTCCTGGTTGTAGTAATACCCACGTCCAAGGTGCTGCACGTTCGGTCCGGGCGGTGGTGCGCTGCCGGGCTGCTGATCGGGAGTGGTCGCCATCGAGAATCCTCCATCCTGCTGCTGTTGCCCTGGCATGTCGCCGCCGAGCTTGGTCATCCAAACGTCCTCCCCTGTGCCGCCGGCATCCGCCACCGTGAACTTGTAGAACCCGGCGCCGTGCTTGAGCGGTAGCGTCGTCACCAAATCCAGCGCCGGAGTCAGCGGCATCTGCACCGTAGGCACAAGTGTCGTTCCGATCGACCCTCGCGGTTGCATGTACTTCACCACCGTGACGATCCACCCAGTGAACGAGTTGAGTTTCCCGATATCGGGTTCGGACTTGGGGAGCTTCTCGACAGGCGCTGCAACGGCCATGGACACCTCGACGTGTTGGATAACTGGCGGAAGAGGCGAGGATGAACCCCGAGCGCGGCGGTGTCAACTTGCTCCGGCAGGCAAAACGAGCGTATTCTGGCCGCGGGCCCCCGTGCAGGAGAGACACCACCGGCAGTGGCAACCTCCCTCCCCTGCGCGGGGGCGCCTGTTCGGTTCCGCGCAATCTGCGTCTTCACCTTGACGCCAGCAAGCTGGCACGGGACACTCGGGCCCATGGCTTGCCCACACTGCCAGCACGACGATCACGGTAACGGCCCCTGCGCCACCTGCACGGCCAGCGGCTCCGGCACCTGCTGGCAGCGCATCAAAATCGTGGGGGGTGACGGCGAGACGTCAGCGTCCGGCCTGGTCGAGCTGGCGAAAGGCACGGAGGTGCGCCCGTGCCTCATGTGCCGAAAGTTCGACGTCGTGACCCGCGATCGGATGGTCGAGCACTTCCTGGCCAACGGCCTCGAAGCCCAGCCAAACGGCACGTTCACGACGCCAATCGTGAAGGACTACCCCGGCCGGAAGTCGCTCGTGCTCGATCCACGCAACTTCGGCTTCTGCCGGCGCGATGCGATCGCGGTCGATCAGCAGGCCACCTGCAGCAACTGGACGCCGACGAAGCGCATCGGCGAGCTGCAGGACCGGATGACGCGGCGGGGGTGAGGGATGAACCTCCGAACTGGGATTGCAGCGGCTGTCGGGCTGGGCGTGTTTCTTCTCGCGGAGGGCACAGCGCGTCTCGGGGTGCGCCTGCGCCGCTGGTGGAAAGCCCGGAAGTGATGAGCCTTGATGTTGGTCATCTAGCGCTGCTCGGGCTGCTCAGCACCGCGCTGCACTGGCTGTTCGCCCGCGCCGAGATCACGCGCCCGCTGTGGTCTCGCGCCACCGGCTGGTTCGCGAAGCTCCTGGCCTGCCCAGCATGCTCAGGCTGGTGGATCGGGCTCGGGCTCGGAATCGGTGGCGTGCAGCCTGTGGCGGGCCCCTGGCGGCCCCTGGCGGCGATATTCAGCGGCCTCCTGGCCATCGTGCTGACGCCGGTGCTGGAGGCTGTGATGCTGTGGGGGCTAGAGCGGAGCGCAATCGGTGAGGAAGAGCCGGTCGACCCGAACGATCCTGACGGGCTGAATAGCTAGCGGGACAGCATCGCGGTCGCGGAGAGCGATCGAACGTCCTCAGCATCATCGGCGTGGTGGCCGTGGATCCACTCGGTCCCCTCCCTATCCACGCGGCACGTGATGCGCAGCCCTGACTCGGTCATCACGTCGAACTTCTCACGCACAGGTAGATCGCCGAAGGCCTGTCCAACTACAGTCGCCCGGCTCACCGTGAGCCGGTCACCCGTGTCCCACCACGCTACCGTGATCGGGTCGCCGACCTCCAGCATCATCGCAGCAGCGCCACCTGCGCCTGCAGCGCCTTTGCGTCATCGGTGTTCCAGCCCCGCGCCCACATCTTGCCCTCGGCAGTCAGAAGCTCACGCCCATGAATGTACTTCCCTTCAGGATCATGCCCGTACCACAGGAACGCGTCGTGAGCGCGCTCGCACGGGCCGCCAGCACGCACATGAACCATTTTGTTCATGTCAGTGATGACAATGATCTCGGTGCCGGGCAGCAGCGGCTTCGACGTGTCCGTTTTCGTCATGCCAGCAATCTAACACGAGCCTCTAAGGCCCGTGCGTCATCGGTGTCGTGGCCCCGGGCCCAGGTGATGCCTTCCAGGTGAAGGCCAAAATGGGACTCGTGCGCCCTCCAGTCTGCTGCGGGCAGTGCAACAACCGTAAACCACACCACTCCTGAATACGCCGCGACGTCAGCAACACGCGCAGGCACAACGCCCTGTCCACCGTCCGCCAACGTGACCTTCACCGTTACGGCATCGCCAACAGTCACTCCGGCAGCTCTCCGCCGGCCTCGACGATCTCGTGTTCGAGCTGGGCGAGCGCCGTGCGTAGCGCATCGCGCAGCCCGAGCGCGAAGGGCAGCGACAGCGGATGGTGCTCGACCGCCAGGTGCCGTGGGCCTCCGTAGCGGTACGTGTAGGCTTTCAGCAGCGGCGGATGAATCCCCGGGTCATAGGCGCCATCGTCCGTGAGCCCAAGGCGCCGTGGCGCGTGGGTGAGCCCGCACAGCGGACAACCGAGACGTGTTCGTTCTACGATTGCCATGTGACCATATAGAGTCTAGCGGAGAAGAGCGTACTCGGCGCGCAGGGCCTGAAGATCCTCACCGCTATAGCGCGCCCACCAGACGCCTTCCATTCGGAGCCAGACTGGCGCCCAGCGCCGACCTCGATCACGAGCGCCGGCCCGCGCATCGCGAACCTTCATCAGCTTCCCGCGCGGGTTGTGCCCCAACACCACACCAAGGCTAGGCGCGCTGCCTAGCAGAATGATCTTGCTGCCCTTCGGCAAGAACCGCTGCCAGTTTGGTCGGCGTGCCATTGCTAGTCTTTCAACAGTAGGCGCTCAGCGCGGAAGGCATTCGCTTCGTCTGTGTCCCAGCCCATCACCCACAGCTTGCGGTAATCACGCCGCAAAAACGACATGGCGGCTCCGCCTCCTGAGCCAGGACGGAATTGAATCCTGCGCCCACCTGAAGGGCCGGTGATGCGGCCTTGCACCACACCAGCACGTGTCGCCACTGTGACCCTCATCCCCGCGTACACGAGCGGCAGATCTGGACGCCGAGGCCGCTTCATGCCAGCAACGCCTGCTGAGCGCGCAGCATAGCCGCCTCCAATGTGCCTTCGAGGGCCCAGGTGACGCCATAGTCGCTGCGCAGCACGTGCCGAACAAGCCGGGGTAGGACGCGAAGGCGCACGTGGTCCCCTGCGCTTCCGGTCACCTGTGCTTCAGCCACCTCGGGTGGACCATGGGGTGCCGCCACCAGCAGCACCACGACCGGCACACCCCGCTTGATGTACGCTGCGCTCTTCATGCCAGCAACGCAACACGCGCTCGAAGCTCCAGCGCTTCGATGGTGTCCCAGCCGCGGACCCAGCTCCCGCCATTCCGCAGCAGCACCGCCTCAGATCGCCGTCCTGCCCGGAAGCTCTCACGCCATTCCACATGGGTGGGGCTGATTCGGACTGCTCGCGCTCGAATACAGTGCTCGATGCCAAGCATGTCCCACACGTGAAGCGTGATCCGCTCCCCGCGCCGCAATCGCTTCAGCCGCCTCGACTTCACTGCCAGATAACTAGCACAGGCTCGAACGAGTGATCAAGCTGCCGCTGCGACCGCCCGAGCCACTGCACCGAAACGGAACGGCTCCGAGGCGCGCCGCGTCTTGTGCACGATAAGCATCAGCCGCCCCGCGCTCGGCTCCACTCGCCCCGACTCGTACCCCTGCAGGGTCTGCCACGGGATGCCGCAGTGCTTCGCGAACTCCTGCAGGGTCATCCCCATCTCGTCGCGCAGACGACGGATCTCGGCGCCGACCGCCGCAGAAGCCGTTTTGGTGTCGCCCGACATGATGGAAAGGTAGGGCACGACGCTCATTCATGTCAAGAGGACGTGTCGGGTGGACGTCTCCCTGGCAATTCCACATCACCCAGCCCGAAGTGATATGGCACGGTCTTGGCTACGCGTACGCGTACGCGGGCGCGCACGAAAAGCGAATACGCACATTACTACACAGAATATATAGGTAGTATAGTAAGTATTACCTTATTGTGTGTGCGTGTGAGGATATTCCTATTCCTTGTAATTCTGTGATATGGAATCGGCCTGGAGGTCACCATGTCACGCCGCCCCGCTGCCGATGTCGCCGTCCCGATCACGATCGACCAAATTTCTTTTCGCCTCGCCACGAGCACATTGACGCACCTTCCCGATGCCGTCGCTTTCATCCGCGCACAGCTCCACAAGGGGATCTCCGGACCCGTGGCGGCCGAGTACGCCAGGCTCACCGCCAAGGCCATGCGCCTCGGGTACGCTGCCGACCCGGCGCGGATCATCTCGCGGCCCGAGCGCACCGCCGTCAACGCCTACTGGGCCTGGGCGGAGCACGCCTACCACGAGCGCGTGACACCGGTCCTGCGCACCTTCGCTCAGCACGATATCCGGAAGAGCCTGCCCTGGCTCCGGGTGGGCTCGGTCGTGCCCCCCCGTGAAGGCAAGCAGATCCCCCGGCTGATGCAGGTGGCCCAGCTCCAACTGGACGAGGAGACCAAGGAAGCTGTGATGACGCCGGCCCAGTACGGTTGGGTGGACGCCGAGCGCGAGTGGACGCTGCACCTGCCCCATGTGGCGTGCCCGGCCCACCAGGACCCGTGCTCCACCTGTGTGCCTGTCGTGCTGACGGCAGAACAGGTCGAGGTCATCGCGGCGGCCTTCGAGAAGGCGTGGGGGCATCGAGATCTGACCCGCGTGCCGGCGGACTGCCTCCTGTTCGGCACGCCGCCGCTCGAAGGGGGGCCCGCCGAGCGCAAGGCGCAAGGGCTGGGCCGGATCGCGGCGCTGATCCCGGAGAGCGCGCTCGCGGGCACGGTGCGCCAGCTCCGCGGTCAGGTGACGGAGGATGTGGAGGCGTTCAAGGCACGGCTCGCAGATCAGAACACGGACGTGATCGTGATCTCCAAGGCGCTGGCGGGCGCGCGGCTGGCCGATCTGCTGGAGGCGACCAGGGCGGCCTGGGTGCCAGCCGAGAGTTGACACACGCGTGCAGCTAGCTGTATAGGCGTAGACTGTGTCTTACGAACGTGACCAACGGAAGTCTCTGCTGGCGTTGCTTGCTCTGATCGTGCTGGCTGTCGTCATAGGGCTCAGCGCGCGAGTTGACTGCAGGACAGCAGAGGCAGCTCTGCAGCACGCTAATGAGAGGAACGCACAGCTTCAGCGGAGGCTCGATCGGTGCACGCTGGACCAGCAGCTCGACCGTGTGATCGAGCTGAACCATGTGATTCAGGTTCGGAGGATTGAATGAAACCGTTTGTCGTCTCCCCCGAGGTCTCCTTCCCGGCGAATGCAGCCACCTCCACCTTTGCCTATCTCGGCACACGCGGCAGCGGTAAGACCTTCGCGGCCGGCGTCATGGCGGAGGAGTTTCTTGCTCAACACGTGCAGGTGGTTGTTGTGGACTTGGTGGGGACGTGGTGGGCACTCCGCCTCAACCACGACGGCAAGCGGCCCGGCTTCGATATCCCGGTCTTCGGCGGCATCCACGGTGATATCCCGCTCGCGCCCACCGCAGGTGGCCTCGTGGCGTCGCTCATTGCCGAGCGCGGCATGTCGATGGTGCTCGACATCTCCGACTTCACGATCGGGCAGCAGCGCCGATTCGTCACCGACCTGGCGCACGACGTGTTCCAGCTCAAGAAGCGGAACCCGTCGCCTGTTCACTTCATCTTCGAGGAAGGCCACGAGGTGTTCCCGCAGTTCGTCGATGGCGCTGCTGCTCCGCTCGTTGGCGCCACCACGCGCATGTGGAAGATCGGCCGGAACTACGGCATCGGCGGCACGATCATCAGCCAGCGTGCCGCCGAGGTGAACAAGAGCGCGCTCAACCTCACCGATCGGATCATCACAGGCCAGCTCAAGGCGCCCGAGGACATCAAGCGCATCGATGGGTGGGCCAACTCGAATGGCGTGTCGGACGCGATGGTCAAGGAGCTGCCGAAGCTGCCGAAGGGCACGCTCATCGTGTGGGGGGAGACGGGTGCGGTTCGAACCGTGTTCAAGCCTAAGCTCACGTTCGACGCCTCGCGTACGCCAGACGGAACCATCAGTCGAAAGCGGCTCGCGCCGATCGATCTCGAAGCTGTGCGCACCGCAATGGCTGCAAGCGTGGAGGAGGCGCAGGCCAACGATCCGAAGGCACTGCGGGCGCGAATCACTGAACTGGAGAAGAAGCTGCGCGAGGTTCCAGCAGCGGCCCCAGGCAAGACGATCGAGAAGCCTGTGGTGAAGGAATCTGACCTGAAGCGCGTGGAGGCGGCTGAGAAACGAACTGAAGCGCTAGCCGATCGCTGGCTAGCCAGCACGAATGAGCTGAAAGATGTTGTGCGAGCGCTGGCACGGACGGTAGCGGAGGCGATGACGTTGCGAACAGCACCGCCTGTAGCAGCACCACGACGCTTTGGCGATGGCATCAACACATTCAGGCCGCTTGGGAAGGAACAGACTCTGCAAGAGGCGTCATACACGCGTCAGATGCAGCAGTCTGGCGGCGTCGAGCACATTCCCGACAAGTGCCAACGCATGCTCGCGGCGCTCCGGCACGGCGAGGCGATGGGGATGAAGACGATGCCGTTCAAGTCTGTCGCACTCATCGCTGGAGTAGCGCCCACGTCTGGCACGACGAGCAATCGCAAGGGCCTTCTCACCAAAGGCGGATACATGACCACGCACGGCGATCAGGTACAACTCACAGACAAAGGCCGGGCCTATCCAATCGACGTGGAGATGCCGCCTACTGAGCCGAAAGCACTGCTCGCCTATTGGAAGCGTGAGATCGGCACGGAGAAGATCGCCACGATGCTGGATGTGGTGGTCACGCGAGGCCAAGCGACGAGTGAAGAGTTAGCAGAAGCGGCGGGCATGGAGATGTCGGGGACATTCAGCAACTACAAGGGTGAGCTGACCCGCCGGGGTCTGATCATCAAACAGGGCAACGCCTACGTGCCCGCAGAGGCATTCACACGATGACCACAAAGAAGACCACGAAGAAGCGCGACGAAGGCCGCTACCGCAACGTGCGCATGACGCCGGATAGCTACAAGCGGCTGGAGGATCTGCTGGCGATGGTCGCGAAAGCAGGGTGGGCGGCTGTTGGGTCGGCCAGAAGTGATCGCGTGACGTACACAGCTGTGGTGGGCGAGGCGATCGACCAGCTGATGGATCGGGCGAAGAAGCGATAGAATCTGTCTCGTCGTGACCGAACAAGAAAGGCTCATCAAGCAGTGGATGCCCCTCGCTTACCTCGTGGCGCGGGACTACTCGCGCCACTGCATCGGAACCGCTGAAGCTGACGACATTCGATCGGCGGCGCTGGAGGGCCTGGTGCGTGCGGCGCAGTCGTTCGACGTTGGGCGCGGAGCGACCTTCGCCACGCACGCCAGGAACATGATCGGGTGGTCGATCTGTGGCTATCGGGCTGGCAGCCACATGCTGATGGGCCGGGGCGCGATGACCCACGCGCGGAAGCTGGGCAAGGCGCCGCCGGCCGTCACCTCGACTTCTGCGATCGAGAACTTCGAGGAGCGTGTGGCTGCGGGTGGGGGCGATGCATTCGACGACGCTGCCCTGGCTGAACAGCGGCAGCAGCTTCGGGCAGCCATCCGGCAGCTGCCGCGCAGAACGGCCGATGCAGTCTCGATGTACTACTTTGAGGAGCTGACGTTCGCTCAGTTGGGGAAGCGGCTGAAGCTCACCCGGCAGCGGGCTCAGCAGATCGTCGAGGACGGCGTGACCCGAGTGGCAGAGCTTGTACAGCGCCAGCAGCCTGCAGAGCAGGAGGCAGCTCTGCCTATCAAGTGGCGCGTGCCCAACGGCCAACGGGCGGCCTTGGCTTGGGGGCCTGTCGACGCAAACGGCTTCTCCGTGCACTACCTCTGCAATGGCACGGGGAAGATCGGCATGCAGCGCAGCGTGAAAGGGGAGCGGCGCATCGACGTGCGCGCCTGTGAGGCGTGTTCGGGCAAGGGGCACCGCAGGCTTGCCGAGCCGCTCGCCTCCGCTGTATAACTAGCCTCGTGGCGGACAACAGCATCTCGGACGCAGACTTCGTCAACTCCTTCCTGAAGGCGGCACGGGAGCGCAAGCTGTCCGTGGTCGCCATCTACGGCGTGCGCGAGGGGATGAACGCCAAGCTGCGGCTCGTGTCGAGCGTCGGGCCAGGCCCGACGCAAGGCGTACTGGCGTGGCTGCGCAGCCAGCCCAGTCTGGAAGCCGAGCAGGCGCCCGCCGAGCCGGAGCTGAAGCAGTGAATCCGCGGCTGAAGCAGTTTCTGCAGACCGTGGCACAGCTCGCCGGGCAGCTCGGGTCGCCGGTGCTGATCGTCGTGCGCGACCCCGGAACGCGTCGGGTTCACTTCGTGGGGACGCCGGGCTCGCTCGACAACATGAGGCCCGAGATCGCAGCGAAGGTGGGGGCGGGCGGCGGAGAAGAGCAGGCGGACGCGGGCTGGGAGAGCCACGTCTGATGGGGTTCACCTCGTGCGCAACTGGTGGTCTCGGGTGCAACGACCCATCGACGTGTCAGGGGTGTGGTGGCCCGTTGCTCGAAGAGAACGTGCGTATCGCTGACGGCTGCCCGTGCAACGCTCCGCGTGGCGTGAATCATGGGCTGGTTTCGAAGGCGACGTGCACCTGCCTGGAGTGTGATCCGGCACAGACAGGACACGCCCGCGCTTTGCACGCTACGGTGACGACGAAGTGACCTGGCCCGGTAGCTGAGCAGCACTCGTCAGCCCTAACCAGAACCGCACCGACGTGGGGTGCTTGCCGAGCAGCCGGCCGATGTCTGAATAAGTGAGGTCAGGACACGTGGCGAACAATCGCTGGGCTGCGAGCTTCCGAGCGCGTGTCAAAGCAGCCCATCGGCGCCCTGATCGCATCTGGCGCACTGTCACGCTGGTCTCTCGTGCCACCTGGCACAGGATCTCGTTGGGGCTCATGCAGCGGCCTGCTGGAGGTTCAGCACAGCAAACGCGCCGTGGTGCTCCTGGGCGGCCCTGTCGTAGGCCCGCGCCGCCTCCACAGCGTCGTCGAAGTACCCGAGGTGGAGTCGTCTGGCGTCCGTCGCGATTCGAGCCCGCCACTGGCCGCGCAGCTCGTCCCAGTGCACGCCCTTGTAGCCAGACGTGTTCGATCGGATGATGCCGCGGTTCCGGTTGTTATCGATGACGCGAGCGGCGCGGAGATTCAAGCGGGTGCAGTGCAGCCCGTCACCGTCTTCATGATCGACGACAGGAACAGGCTCGCGGCCCCACAGGCGCCACAGGAACAGGTGCAGGTAGACGCGGCGGCCGTTGATGTGCGCGATGGCGTAGCGCGTGGTCCGTGTGCGTGAGGGGGAGTTCTGGTGGAGGGTCCAGCGGAAGGTGCTGACGATCTCGAAGTCGTCATCGTCGACTCCGGCAACACCGCCGCCGTGAAGGGGGAGAAGTCTCACGGAATACCCCATGTTTTGTGCGCCTGCGTGCTCAGCGCCCATCGACCATCACTGTTGCGTGCATCAAGCAACAGGTTCATCACGTGGCTGATGTTCGTGGCGCCTGTCGGATCTGTCAACGGCTGCAGGTAACGATGGAAGAACGTGGTCTCACGGTCGAGTTCATCGATCTCGCGCCATCCCCAGGAGGACGGAACGACGAGCTTCAGTGTGTTACCTGTCCGGTGAGCGTAGCCTGGCGTTTTGGGCGAAACCGTTAACCACTCCACAGGAAGACCTGGAAGCGCCCTGATGCCGCTGGTTTCTACGTGTACGCGAAAGCGTGCACTATTCAAGCGGTCCACGAGTGCTGTCAGATCGTGATCTGATGGCTCGCCACCCGTGACACATACGATCCCTGTGGGGGCCAACTGCACGCACTGCGCGATGATCTCATCGGCGGTGCACGATCTAGTAGCTTTCCACGGCGCCTCATCGCACACAGCACGGATGTGACAGTCGCGCACAGAACATCCTGCAAGGCGCACGAACGTCATCGGATAGCCGACGAAGTGACCTTCACCCTGGAACGATCGAAAGATACGCGTGACTGGGTACATCACACGTACTCCGTCGGGTCCAGCACACCAGCAGTCGTGAAGCCCTGCGAACGGATCTGGCAAGAGTCACAGCGCCCGCAAGCTCGTGTGCCGACTGGATCGTAGCAGGAGTGCGTCAGGCTGTAGTCCACGCCCAACCGAATGCCTTCGCGGATGATGTCGGCCTTTGTCATCGCGATCAGCGGTGCATGAATCTCCCAGAGCGTCCCACGCGCTCCGGCACGTGTTCCAACCGCAGCCATGGTCTCGAACGCGCGCAGGAACTCTGGACGGCAGTCAGGGTACCCGGAGTAGTCGACCGCGTTCATGCCTGCGACGATGTGGCGCGTTCCGAGCACCTCGGCCCACGCCAGGGCGAAACACAGAAACAGTGCATTTCGTGCCGGTACGTACGTGATCGGAATGTCGGCGGACATTGCCGTAGTGTCTCTGTCCTTCGGCACGTCAATGCTGTCCGTGAGGGCCGAGCCACCAATCCAGTTCAGGTCGATCGTGGCTACTCGATGTGCGGTCACACCAAGAGTCTTTGCAACATACGCTGCCGCCTCAAGCTCCACAGCGTGGCGCTGCCCGTATCGAAATGACAGTGCGTGGCAGTCGAGTCCTTGTGCAAGTGCCCACGCTAGTGCTGTGGTTGAGTCGACTCCGCCAGACAGAAGAACAACAGCTTTTTCTTTCATCTCACGTCTCCTTTACTTCTTGAAGCAGTTCACGCCGCCACTGGAGCGCCCAGTCAGGGCAGTTAGCGCAGTTCTTGTGCCCGGTGCGCCGACGATCGCCTGGCGTGTCGTGCCCCGGTAAGAGCACAGGGTTCTGCCTGGCCGTGTCGCTCCACGCCGTCGAGTCGGCGCTGTGCAAGACGGACATGCAGTTCCTCACCCCAGCCTTTTTGAATCCAAAACCATGGAGGCGCAGCCCGTCGCTGGCAAGCGTCGTCATGATAGTGGTTGCCTCAGCAGTCGACTGCCGGCGACACACAGTGCCCACGCCTACGGTCGCCTCGTCGCGGAGCCGTACGCCAGCCTTTTCGTATAACTCCTGGCAGCGCCAGTAGTCTGTCAGCTTCCACCCCTGCAAGACAGGGATGACGCGATCACCGAGCAGCTTGCGTAGGCGCATGAAGTTGGCGACCGTGTTGCGCTGATGAGTCAGAACGGATTTTCCTGTTCCGGCGAAAACAACACCACGTGCCGCGCGTCCACCAGCCAGCACGATCGGTTCGCACATCCAGTCTTGCGGCGCAGCCCACAACAGACGCTTGCCGTAGAAGGCGATGTATCTGGACACCTCATCTGCATAGGCTTCGGGGGAGATTGTCCACCGACCGTGCATCTGCAGTTCTGTGAACCCGCCAGAGTCGAGCGCGAAACAACCGGCAGCCGTTGGAAGAGTCGAGTAGCGCGCGAGGCGGCGGCGCGAGATGAACAGTGGCACATCAGCAAAGCGCGGGTCTGACAGCCAGCCCGGCTGGTGTGTTCCTAAGAAGAAGCGCATCAGACGACGTTCTTAGGTCCCACCAGGCACATCCTGCGCGTTCAGCGGGCGGATCGGCAGCACCCTGCCCCCCACATCTCCCGTGCTCTTGCGGTACACCGCCTCGATGCCGCTCGTGTTCGCCATGACGATCGAATTCTCTTCACGAAGCGTGTGGATGATCGTCTCCAAGAAGGTCGACTCCATGCGCACGCGGCGGAGAAGGTCTCGCCGGCTGATGCCGATCTGCCCTGTGCTCTCGACGGCATCGAGCACGCGCTGCCTGTCGCGCTCCCAGACGCCGAGCGCGAGCCGCTCGCCCAGGTGGAAGATCGACGGCAGGTACAGCTGCTCGACGAACAGGATCGCCCGTGTCATCGCCTCGTACGACACGAGCCAGCCGTTGCCTGCCGCAGGCTCGCCCATGTCAGCCGCGTAGAGGAGCGCTACCTTCGCGGCGAGCGTCGTGGCGCCGGAGATGTGCGTCTGCATGCGGGACGGCGCCGAGTTGGATTGCGCGTCGCGCGTGCGTGACCACTGCTCGAACACGTTCCAGGCTTGCGGGCTGAAGCCACCGCAGGGGTGGAACGGATAGTTGATCATGTTGTACAGAACGCCGATGAGGTAGTTGCGGGCGGCCGGCCACACCGTGGGCATCCTGAAATCCTCGCGCTCACCGTAGAGAAGCAGCATCCGGCTGAAGAAGCCACCGGTCCAGTCTTCTGTGTCGGTATAGGCGAAGAGAAGGTCCGTCGAGATCGCGCTCTGCATCGACAGACAGATCGGCGGCTCAATGACCGTTTTGGCCTTGCGCAAATTGCGCACGTACGCGCGATCGGGAGGCCAGTCGTAGAGATCCATCAAGCACGTGCGGATCGGCTCTCCGTATCCCCGTTGCGTGGTTTTCATGAAGTGCCCGAACTCGCGATAGGTGAGCAGGCCGTGTGGTGTAGACCGGATCTGCGCGATCAGCTCTTCGTAGGACCCCGGGATCGGAATCACCAGCTCAGGGTTCGCGGTCTGCAGCAGATCGATTCCGATGTCCATCGACCCAGTCTTTCGCGCCGACCGGCTCGGGCCCACCAGCAGCGTGTACAGGTTCGGCATCAGAGTGCGCCCGGCCATCCACGGACACGAGATCTTCCGGCCAATCGAGCTTGCTAGGACGGTTAGCCCAACACCTACGTGGTAAATCTCGGGCGCATCGGAACACTGAGCCGCGTACTGTACGTAACTACGGAGGAATCCCATACTCTGCGGCAGCGATTGCGAGATGCGGTCGGAGAGCATGCGGCCCTCTTGTGTACCCGATCAGGAACAATGACGTCAAGAACGTAGAATACTCGTGACACGAGAAAAATAATTCTTGACGGTTTTGTCCGGACGGCGTTACAACTTGCGACCGTACGCCCCGCCATGACAGTCGCTCCGATTTCACTGCCGCCTCCGCCTGCGCGCGTTATTCTGCAACCGTCCTTACACGGTCGCGGAGTCCGGAACTACGTGTATTCGGGCGAGGTTGACGAATGGCACGCGCCTGGAGTGCTCGTGAAGGGAGGCGCTTCGCGCTGCGCCGTCGATGCGGCCTGGTTGGTGGAACGGGTGCTCGGACCGGCCAAGAAGGCGCCAGTCATCTGGCCCGGCGTCCCCGGCGTTCGTGATCGCGCAGTCCAGCTGGGAGCAGATCGGGGGCTCTACCGCTACCAGCAGGAGGGCGCTGCTTTTCTCGCTGAGCGCGACTACGCTGGCCTGTTCGACCAACCGGGTGTTGGTAAGACAGCGCAGTCGCTGATCGCGGCAGAGGCGCGGCTTGCGATGGCGGTTGTCCCTTCACCGACGATGCCGTGCGTGCTGATCCTCTGCCCGGCGCTGGCGAAGCGCCACTGGCAGCGAGAGGTCACGAAGTGGACAGGACATGAGGCATCCGTGCTGCAGTCGCTGACGCCCACGGAGCTGCCGCAGACCCGCTACGTGATCTGCAACTACGACATCCTGTACGGGGCCCAGCGCCGAGATGCATCTGGCGTGAAACACGAAGTCGAGCATCTTCCTGGCTGGGCGATGACGCTGGCGGGCCGATTCCCGATCGTGATCATCGACGAGGCTCATGCCTATCGCGGCCGGCAGTCGCGGCGCACGCAGGTGACGAAGAAGATGCTGAAGGGCGTACCGGTCGTGTGGGCGCTGACCGGCACGCCGATGCCAAACTACGTGCGTGATCTGTGGGCGCTGATCGATCTCATCAGCGACGGACTGTGGGGCTTCAGCTACTGGAGCTGGGCCAAGAAATACTGCGGAGCGGCCCAGGCGCAGTACGGCTGGAAGGACACTGGCGCGGACAATCTGCCCGAGCTGTCTGCGCGGATGACGTACTTCACCATCGGGCGGAGCGCTGACACCGTGGGTCTGGAGCTGCCGGAGAAGCGCCGCGAGATTTACCGTGTCGACGTCACCGTGAGCGCGCCGACCGTGCACGAAGGCCACCAGGCGATGACGAAGAGTGGATTCGTGGCGAAGGCGCTGCGGATGACGGCGCGGGCGAAGCGCTCTGCGGTCGTGGCCCAGGTGGTCGAGGCGCTCGAAGCAAAGCAGAAGGTCGTGGTGTTCGTGTACATGCGCGAGCAGGCGGAAGAGGTCGCGAAGGCCGTGCGCGAAAAGATCGACTGCCCGATCAGCTGCGTGCACGGAGACCTGACGCCGGACGGCCGCGACAAGCAGGCGGAGATCTTCCGTGAGATCGCCGCGCCGGCAGCGTTCATCGCCACGATCGATTCGGTGGGCGTGGCCATCTCGCTGGTGGGCGCTGATCTCGTGCTCTATGGCGATCTCGTGCCCGAGCCCTGGAAGCTGCTGCAGTCGGAGAAGCGCTGCCATCGGCACGGAAGCACGAAGCGCGTGCTCGTCCGCTACCTCATTGGAACAGGCACGCTTGATGAAGGTGTGGCGGAGACCGTGGTCGAGAAGCTCGCGGCCATCGAGGCGGCGCTGGGCGCGGACACGGAGTCACAAGAGGTCTCTGGGATGCTCGGTGGCGAGCGCAAGACGGACGAGACGATCATCGACTGTCTGTTCGCGCGGCTGAAGGCGATGAAAGGGAGCGAAGACGAATGACGAAGCTGGTGTGGATCGACATCGAAACGACTGGACTGAAGCCCGTAGGTGACGAGATCTTGGAGATCGCTTTAGCTGAATCGCGCCTCGACGACCCATTCAACATCAAGCACGTCTACCATCGTGTGCTCAAGTTCCAGCGTGCCCCCGAGGATCCAATCAGTCCGTTCGTGTTGGAGATGCACACGAAAAACGGCCTCTTCGAGGAGTGCGCGAAGAGCGATATGCCGTGCCTCATTGCGCTACAAGAGGCTGCGAGGCTCATCGTCGCCGGGACGGATAAAGACAATCCGCCGGTCTTGGCTGGATCTTCGGTTCACTTCGACCATTCCTTCATTCGTCGCTATGAGTATTACGCGGAAGAGCTGAAGCTGATCTCACACCGCTACTACGACGTGTCGGCAATCAAGCTCTTCTGTCAGTCGTTGGGGATGCCGAAGTTCCGGAAGGGCGAGGCCCACCGGGCAGTGCCCGACATTGAAGAGTCAGTGGCCCACGCAGCGCAGTGCGCGTTGTGGCTGAAGGACGGCGTGGCTGCAGCCGTGGCTCGAAAGCACTGAGATGCCCGACACCCGTTCACCTGAAGAGCCCGGTCTCGCGAAGGTCATTCGTCCGGGGCACCGCTTCGGCCCCAAGGAAGTGAATCCGATCCACCGCACGGCGGTCTCTGGGATCACTGCTTTCGCTGTGTGCCCTCAGTACCACGCGTTCGGCTACGAGATGAATCTCAAGGCCGCGGACGAGAAGCCGGCGCGCAAGGTCGGCACGCTGGTGCACGTGGGGCTCGCCTACCGCTACGGCGCGCTGCTGCCAGTGAAGCCGGAGTGGATGGTGTATCCGGACGCGCGCACGGCGCTCTGGACGGTCGCACAGGGGGACATCGAGGCCGGCACCGAGGCGCTGCGGATTTTCGACGCCTATCAGGCGCACTACCCCATCGAGCAGAATATCTGGGAGCCCGTTCTCGTCGAGCACCAGTTCGAGGTGACGATGGACGTGGACGGCAAGCCCGAGCGCTACACCCTCCGGATCGATCTGCTGGCTCGGGACATGCGCGACGGGGCGCTCGTGCTGGTCGACCACAAGACGACATTCAAGCTCACGCGGAACACCGGCTACAGCTACCGCGCCGATCGCGAGATGCTCACCGGCCTGGCGCTGTGCAAGGCGAATGGGTACGACATCCAGCGCGTTGTCATCAACGCCATGACGAAGGAGCGGCCTGAGCCCCACTTCGGGCGCTTCGATGTGCCTCTCTCCGAGGCTGCGTACAACGATCTCGGACCGAACACGCTGTACTGGATTCGCCAGATGCGAGCTGTGCAGGTGAGCCATCCTGACCCGCGCAATCGGCCGAAGGTGTGGGAGTCGTGCGTTCGCAAGTACGGCATCTGCGATATGTGGCCGATCTGTTCAGATGGGCTGCACCGCATCGCTGAATTCACGAAGAAGTGGTGATTCATGCCAGATAACTGGACAGACAAGGAGCTGATGGGGTACTTCGTGATCCACGCGAAGACCGATCGCGCTCTCTTCCACGTGGATCACGTTCGCATGATGTTTGCACTGGCCGAAGAGACGCACGGGCTGCCGGCTGACGGGTTCGTGGCTGTTCCCTACTGTGATTGGAGAGACACGATCGAACGTGCGCTAGCTGCCGCCACTACTTGAAAGGAAAACGCCATGGGAAACAAAGTCAAGAAACCAGAACGAGCTGATCTGCAGGCCATATTCAAGCGGGGGTCAACTTCAGTAGACCCGCACGATCTGGTGCTCATCACTGACAAGCGGGATCCGATGTACGACGCGCGAATCAACCTGGCCGTCCCTGACGAGGACGTGCTGAACTTGGCTGCGGTCGGGTTCGTGCAGCCTGTCGCTGTGCGCTTGCGCGGTGATGATCCCGTGATCGTGGATGGCGTTCAGCGGGTGAAGCGTGCGCTCGTCATCAACGCCATCACTGGCGTGCATCCGTACACCGGCCGTGTTCCGTCCATCATGGAGGCGATCAGCCGTATGGGCGGCACGGACTCGTACGCAGGCAAACGTGTGATCGAGCTGGCGCCAAAAGGCGTGAAGGTTCCGATCAGTGTCCACCGCGGCAAAGAGGCCGATGCCTTTGCGGCGAAGGTCTCGGCCAACGAGTTTCGCCAGGGCGATACCATCATCGAGAAGGCCCGCAAGGCGCAGCAGCTCAACAACCACGGGCATGACGCGGCTGACATCGCGGCCATGTTCAAGGTCCACGTAGGCACCGTGAAGCGTTGGCTGGCCATGGACACCGAGAAGGAGCGCGGGCCGCGGAAGAAGCGAGCGAAGCTCGATCGACCTACGCCTGCGCGGGTTCAGAAGGTGCTTCTGGCAAGTGACGCACCAAAGTGGACGGCGCGTGAGGCTCTTATGGTCGCGTGGCTTTGCGGTCGCGCCAAGGACGCCGAGCTGTTCGAGGCGTTCCCGTTCCTCAAGCCCGCTGAAGCCGAATCTGAGGCCGCGTGATGCCGCGAGCATCGACGGCAGAGGAGCGCAAGACCATCATCGACGCGGCTACCGATCTCATCGGCGCAGGCGTAGCGCGGGTCAAAGTCATCGAGATGCTATTCGCGGCTGCAGCGAGTCTGGCTGTCCCGCACGTGGACGACTCGACGTGCACGGATGGCCGAGGACTGTGCCGCGCGTGCTTCACCGAGAGTGCGGAAGACACTTACGATCGCGTGCAGGTGTTGGACGCCAGGAGGTCAGAGCGTGCCCATTGAAATCGTCGAGGGGGAGGCGGCGGTCGCCAACGTCTACGCACAGCCTGCCAACGTCATGCTGTACGGGCCTCCGGGCATCGGGAAGACAACGTCGGCGATCTCGCTCTTCTGCAAGGACGGCAAGTGCAGCGCTTTCGCCATCCCGTGCGAGGATGGCGCGCTGAAGACGATCGCGTCGCTCGGTCTGCCGATCCCGTCTCACCCGAGAGAGACAGTGAAGACGTGGGGCCAGATGGTGGACACGATCGGGTGGCTGGCACAGCCGCAGAATCTCGGGCGATTCACTGGCGTGGTGCTCGACGGCTTCAGCCCCTTCGCGGCGAATCTGTACCGGGAAGCGGCAGCTTCACTGAAGGGCAACAACAAGTTCGACATTCCTGTGATGGTCCGCAACGCCATGTTCCAGCTCCGCACGTGGTTCAGGGCGCTGGGCCTCCACTGCATCATCGTGGCGCACGCACTGCCGCCCACCGTGCAGGATGGGATCTTCTATCCGGGGCTGTTCGAGGTCGTGCCGAAGTCGATCGGCCGCATCCTGTTCGGCGAGATCGACACCGTGTTGCGCGTCGACTACGTCACGCCTGGGATTGGCCAGAAGCCGGTTCGTGTGTTCTTCACCGGTGGCGAGGAATGGCCGCTAGCGCTCGGTCCGATGCCGCCGCCCGACTGGCGTAGCTGGCTCACGAAGAACCGCGAAGGGTGCAACCAGGCTGTGGTGCCTGCTGACCTGGGCGCGTTCCTGCGCGGGCGCCGGCCAGCATATCAGGGGCTGTAGTCGTGACCGAATCACAACGCCGCGTGTGCGAAAGCGTGAAAAGGAGATCCGACGTGCCGAAAGCGAAGAAGACGAAGAAGACCGAGCCCAAGAAGAAGCGCGGGAAGTGCACCAACTGCCGACGTGTCGGCCACAACAAACGCACCTGCCCGAACTAGTCCCAACCAAACACAAGAAGGAGAAGATCACTATGTCAGCATCATTCGGAGGAGGAGCGTTTCCTGGAATGCCCGCGGCTGCGGCGCCGGGCGCACAACCACAGCAGCAGCCGGCCGGTTCCGGATTCGTTCTGGTCATCCCGCCGGACATGGACTGGCAGCCGATCGACTCCACGGACGTCCTGGAGAAGGACGGCTACTACATGGCGCGGATCAAGACGGAGAAGGCGCAGACCGGCGAGAAGGACAACCACGGCGTGTGGCTGACGCTGGAGCTGGGCGATCCCGATGTCGTCGGCAAGCAGCTGTCCAAGTTCATGGTGGACCCGCGTGCCACGAAGGGCGACACGTGGTGGACCTGGCGCTCTCTGCTGCGCTCGATCACCGGGCAGATCCAGGGGGGCCAGGCGGGCATGACGTACACGCCCGGCGCGCTGGCTGGCCAGATCGTGTACATCCGGACCGGCGCGTACATCGACAAGAAAGGTGGCACGGCCACCGGTGTCGACGCGTTCATCACGCGCCCTGAGTGGGAGGAGGCGGTCACGAAGAATACGCACCGCTGGGAGGCCAAGCCGAAGTCCCGCGGTGAGGGTGGGGGCCCGGCCGGCGCGCTGCCTGGTGCGGGGTCGAGCGCTGCCTTCCCGGGCCTCGGTAGCGGCGGCCTGCCCGGTCTGCCGAACAACCCGATGAATCCCGTGACGGCTCCGAGCGCTCCGCAGCCCGCGGCGGCAGCTCCGATGGCCCAGGCTCCTGCGGCTCCGGTCGGATTCCCCGCGGTGGCGCCTCCGGTCGCTCCGGCCGCTCCGGCGGCGCCGCAGTTCGGCGGGTTCCCGTCGGCTCCCGGATTCGGTGGTGGCTTCGCTCCTCCGGCGGCGCCTCCGGCCGCTCCGCCCGCCGCTCCGCAGCCCGGTGCCACGCAGGCGTTCCCGGGCTTCCCCGGGTTCCCCTCCGGCAACAACGGGCAGCAGCACTAGAAATCCTTCAGCTCTTCCAGGGGCGGGCGCGAAGCGACGAGGGGCGTACACCAATCGGTGCAGACGCCCGCTCCCTGGAGGGCTGATTTCTACCTCATAGGAGATCACATGGATTTCATTCATCCGGACACGTGGCGACCGATTCGCCAGCTGGTGCTCGATGCGATTCCAAAAAGCGGAGAGGGCATCACATATCGCGCGCTCTTACGTGCTGTATGCATGGAGACGAGCGACCTGAATAGAGTAGTGGCCACGCTGCGCGAGGAGGGCGTGGTCACGGTCATCCACAACGGGGGCGCTCATCTTGTCCAAACGGAGACCACTACATGAGCTTTCTCGTTTTCGACATCGAGACCATTCCTGACCGCGAGTTGTGGAAGCCGGAGGAGGCGCCCAAGAAGCGCGGTGCTAAAGCAGACGACACGCCGTTCGCTCCGCACTACGCGCACATTCCCATCGCGATCGGCTTCGCGCTGCTCTCCGATGACCTGGAGCTGCAGACGATGGGCGTGGCCGGCACGATCACATTCGGCACGAATGAGGCGGCCCTGATCGGCGCCTTCCACACGTTCGCCGCACAGGCTGATCCTGTGCTGGTGACGTACAACGGCCGGGGCTTCGATCTGCCTGTGCTGTCGCTGCGCAGCTTCAGGCACGGAATCCCGCAAGGCTGGTACAGCCCCCAGCACCGCAAGCGGTACTCGGAGGAGCGGCACATCGACATCATGGAGCAGTTGACTGAGTACGGAGCCATTCCGTTCAAGGGGCTGTCGCTCGATCAGGTGTGCAAGCTCATCGGCCTGCCGGGAAAACTCGGCTTCGACGGCTCGATGGTCGCGGCGGCATTCGCGAACGGCAAGGCCAAGGAGATCGAGACGTACTGCAGCCACGACGTCGCGCAGACGACGCTGGTGCTCATGCGCTACATGCTCATGCGGGGGCGCATTTCGGTCGTGCGCTACCAGCAGGTGGCCGAGGTGTTCCTGAACGCGTGCGGGGGGCGTGGGATGGAATTCGTCGAGAAGGTCGATCGGAAGCGCTTGCTGCTGCAGGAGGGGTGATGGCCAAGGCGGAACCCACACTGACCACCACGTCTGTGCCCTCGACAGGCCGTGTCGTGGTCATCATGTGCAAGAGTGAGAAGAAGCCGCGTGAGCATCGATTCACGCGGCCCATCACCGAGCACGGCAGCACCCAGCTCTTCTTCGCGTGCTGCGTGTGCGAGGAAGAGCGCGTCTACGGAGTGAACGGCGGCTGATGGCCATCGACGGCTGCATATCAGGTGACCGATGGTAGCCGTCATTGACTTGACCGGTCATAGGTACGGGCGCCTGACTGTGCTAGAGCGCGCTGGCTCTATTCGGAATAAAGCACGCTGGCGCTGCGTGTGCGCTTGCGGGAAGACTGTTCTTTGCGACAGCAACAGCTTGCGCGAGAAGCACACCACATCCTGCGGCTGTCGCAGTCGTGAATCGGCACGTGAGCGCCTGCGATCTGCAATGACTCGTCATGGTGAGAACGCTGGAGGAGTACGAACACACGAGTACAAGACATGGTGTCGAATGATTGCGCGCTGTGAAGACAAGGAGCGAAAACACTACGGCGCAAAGGGAATCGCTGTTCATCCTGCGTGGCGGTCAGACTTTCTTTGCTTCCTTGCCTATATCGGGCGTGCGCCGAGCAAGCACCACACGATCGACCGGATTGAAAACGCCAAGGGATACGAGCCCGGAAACGTTCGCTGGGCTACACAGAAGGAGCAGGGGAGAAACAAAACAAACAACCATCTGCTTACTGTCGGTGGAGAGACCGCGCCGCTCGTCGTTTGGGCTGAGCGTACAGGGCTGACGTTGGATGCACTCAGCCACAGACTGCGGCTTGGCTGGTCTCCATTGCGGGCTGTTACAACGCCACGGAGGAGCTATGTTCGACGCAAATGATCCTCCTGGTCCGCAGCATGCGTGGGCGATGGCGGCGGGTGCGCAGTGCGAGCGCTGTGAACTTAGGAATTCAGGCCGTGGCCCTGTTCCACCGACGCTCCCACCGGGTGGCTACGATCTGATCGTCATCGCAGAAGCGCCAGGGCACAACGAAGTGGCTGAGGGACGAACACTTGTGGGTGCGTCAGGAAAAGAAATACGGACTGCACTGCAGTCGGCAGGAGCGGATTTGACCCGAGTTGGCTTCACGAATAGTGCCCTCTGCATGCCTGATGTTGATATGAAGAAGCACATCCAGAAGTGCCGGCGGGCGAAGGTCCCGAATGTGATCGAGTGCTGCCGCCCGCGGCTCCGCGCCGAGCTGTCCCGGGCCAAGTTCGCGATCTTGATGGGCAGCGCTTCGATGGCTGGCGTCGAGATCCACGGCTCGGTCATGGAGATGCGCGGCATGCCGGCGCAGATTCCGAACGGCCCCCGAGCTGTGCCGATCACCCACGCGGCCTACGTTCTCCGCGAGGAGGGCCGGCGCATGCGGCCGATCTTCCACGCTGACGTGAAGAAGGCTGTGCGGATCAGCCGAGGCGGAGATACGTGGCGAGATCCGGCGTACTTTATCCCGACGACGGCGGATCAGGTCGTCAACTTCTTGCGGGCCCATCCGGGCCGGCTGGCAGTTGACGTCGAGACGGACGGGAAGGACCCCTGGACGTGCAACCTGCGCCGCATTGGCATCGGCAACGCCAGCGAGGTGATGATCTACTCGCCGCTGTCGGTGAAGGGGCACTGGATGCTACCGCCGCACGAGATACAAGCGCAGAGCCGGGCCATCGCTGCTCACTTCCAGCAGGCTCCGCGGCTCGATCTGCACAACGGCATCGCGTACGACTCGATCGTGCTGTGGCGGCACGGGATGCCTTTGGTGGACGCGAAGGTGTTCGACACGCTGGTGGCGCACCAGATCGGCATCACGTCCGAGCTGCCGCACAAGCTCGACTTCCTGGGCTCGATGTACACCGACGTCCGCTACTGGAAGAAGGACGTGAAGCACAGCGAGGTGAAGGACGACGCCACCCTCGACAAGTACCTGTCGTTCGACATTGGAGTCACCTGGACGTCGGCGCCGTACGTCGAGCAGAACTTGAGGGGGGCCGCACAGGAGCACATCTACGCCATCGATTCCGAGCTGTTCCGCATCGGGCGCTCGATGTCAGCACTTGGTGTGGGGGTTGATCGGGAGAAGCAGCTGGCGTTCGCGACGGAGTATCAGAAGCGCTCAAACGAGCTGCTGCTGGAGTTCCAGACGATTGCTGGCACCGACGTGAACCCGAACTCGGTGCCTCAGATGAAGAAGCTGCTCTACGAGACGCTCGGGCTGCCGATCCTCGAAGAGCACATGACGGAGTCCGGAGAGCCGTCCACCGCAGAGCCCGTGCTGCTGGAGCTGCTCGGGATGGGGCTCGACCCTCGGGGGGAGAAGATCATCCACGCCTTGCTGGGTGTGCGCGAGGCGGAGAAGCTGCTCGGCACGTACACGGGGCACGTGGAGGACGGCAAGATCGTGGGCGGCCCGCTCATCCATGCCGACGGACGCGTGCGCACGACGTGGCGGCCGGGGAAGACGTCGGGCCGGTGGGGCAGCTCGGACCCGCTCAACATGCAGAACGTGCCCAAGAAGCTGCGGGCGATGTTCGTGCCGGCGCCGGGCAACATCTTCGTCGCGGCTGACATGAGCGCGGTCGAGCTTCGGATGATCGCGCTCCTGGCCGGAGACGAGCAGCTCATCGAGGCGTTCAAGGCGTTCGACGAGAAGCGCGGCCCAGACGTGCACATCTTCAACGCGTGTGGCCTATTCCGCTGCCGGCCCGAGGACGTCACCGACGAGATCCGGAACTTCGTCAAGCGGTTCGTCTACGCGCTCAACTACGACGCGCAGCCACCCACTATCTACCAGACGCTGTCGTTGCTGCGCGACGACAAGCTGCGCCCGTTGTTCCCGCACCTGACGCTGCCCGAGGTCGAGCGGACCTACAACGCGTGGTGGAAGCTGCACCCGTCGATTCCGGACTGGAAGAAGCGGCTCATCCAGAGCTGGCGCGCCCGAGGCTACATCGCGACGGAGTACCACAAGCGCAAGCGGTTCTTCATCGGCGGCGAGAGCGCGACTGAAATGGGGAACCTGCCCATCCAGGGGGCCTCGGCCGATCTGCAGAATGACGCCATCCGGGCCGTGGTCTCGATGTACCCGTTCAACTTTGAGAAGCGCCGCGGGCTCAGCATCAACGGCCACGATCAGATCGTCGTGGAGTGTGGGGAAGATGAGGCGGAGGACGTGAAGCGTATCATCCAGGTGGCCATGCAGAAGCGGATAGGGGCGATGCTATTTCCCGCGGAACCGAAAGCTGCGAAGGACTGGAAAAGCGCGAGTTGAGTCATGTGTGTATTCTGTGAACCGCTTCTTGTTCGTGTGAAGAATCGACGGTGCATCCGCGATCGATTCTGGGACCACGTCAGAAAGACGAAAAACCACTGGATCTGGACTGGGCAGAGAGATCGAAAGGACTACGGAAGACTGCGCATCAGTGGTGAGCGTCCACGCGTTGTTCTTGCCCACCGATTGTCTTGGGCCATCGCACGCGGAGGGTGGCCACCTGACGATCGCCTTGTTTGTCACAAGAACAAATGCAACACGCCACATTGCGTTCGCCCGACGCACTTGTATCTAGGTACGTACCTGTCCAACAACAGAGATACTGTGGCTATCGGGCATCACCGTCGCGCGGCTCCCGGCGCACGCCACCACAACGCAGTATTGACGGCACGGGATGTGCGCCGTCTGTTTGCGCTTTCTTCGGCGGGGGCGCTGCAGCGTGAGCTGGCCGAGCGCTTCGGTGTTAAACAGCAGACGATAGGTGACATTTTGCGGGGGAAGAAGTGGCGGCACTTGGCGAGGCCGTGCTGGTATTCAGATCGACGGACAGGGCGGTACACACTGCGAATCGGAAACCGCACCCTTGGACGTGTGCGCCGCATTCAGACACACGTGTGGGAGGCACGCGTGTCTGGCCGGGCGTCGACACAGCAAGCGCTGCACAAGGCAAAGCGATCCGTGGAGGCGTGCACGCGTAAACTGCATGCACATCGTAGCAGCAGAGGAAACACCCTATGAAGTGCCTCCGCGCCGCTCTCCTGGTTGTTATCGAGCTGAGCGAGCTAGTCATCGAGGCTGCGTTGATCGTCTCGACTGCACACGACATCGTACAGAGCATGATGGCTGTGTCTCCACAGGAGGACAAGAAGCCGGAAGAGAGGCGGTGGGTGAACTGATGGACACACCATCCCCGCTTCAGTCGGCCGCTGAGAAGCAGCAGGGGCGCGACGCTGCGCTTGCATTGCTTGAGCAGGCGCGAAGCGGGCTAATCGAGCATGCGTTCACGTGTGCGTGTCTGATCAACAGCCAGAAGGGGTCTGTGTCAGCAACCGACGTCTGGGAGGTGCTGTACGGACAGGCCAAGCTGGATGACAACCTGGCCCATTGGCTCAAGGTTGCTGATCCGCGGTGGATGGGCGCTGTATTTCGGGAGAGCCGAGGATGGACACGAGTCCGGTGGGAAGAGTCGGGGTCTCACAAACGCCCTGTTGCTGTGTGGACCCGCTGAGGAGAAAAACACCATGAGAGTCAACATCTACAGTCAAGAGCTGACGTCCGAAGTGGTCTGTGTCGAGAAGAAGAGCAACACCGGCGTGACCTATCACGCCGCGCAACTTGTGCTCCACTCGTCGTCGATGCTGCACCACCCACCGATGGACGACGATCGGAGCGCCATCACCTTCTGGCTGCCGAAGTCACAGGCACGCCGTGAAGAGATGGCGCAGGCGTTCGAACGCATAGCGATGATCTTCCGTATCTCTCCCCCGGACAGCGGACTCGACTAGGGAACACGTGCCCTCCCAGCTCTACATCGCCTGCATCGGCTCCCGCGCTACGCCGCCGCTCGTTCTGGACTGGATGCGCCAGGCCGGCGCCCTCCTCGTGCGGGCAGGCCACCGCATCATCTCTGGCAACGCGCCTGGGGCCGATCAAGCATGGGCTGCTGGGGGCAACACGGCGGACCCGACGCAGGTGACGCTGTGCCTTCCGTGGGCCGGGTTCGAGCAGGCCACCATCCATCCGCTGAACGGCGTCAGCGTTCTCGGGCCGATGCAGACGGACAAGCGCTACTATGACGACGCTGCGGTTAACCATCCAGACTGGAATCGAATGACGCCAGGCGGGCAGCGGCTCCATGCGCGGAACGTGATGATCGTGGACCGATCGCATCTTGTGCTGGGCTGGGTCGATGGATCAACAGGCGGGACCGCGAGCGCGTTTCGGCTGGCGCGGAAGAAAGGGATTCCTGTGACGGCGGTACATGCTGATGATGACGTGATGACGGTGGTGAAGCGGATGGTGCGGACGTGACCGTCGTATCGTTGCAAGCCGAGACATGCGCCGTGTGTGGCAGGCCGCTCACCGATGCGCTGTCGATCGCGGCAGCTGTGGGGCCCGACTGCCGGTCCACCTACAACTACTATCCTGATCTGTTGGCGACGGACGTGCGCGTCGAGGCGAACCGGTTGCTCCACGCTATCGCCAAGAACGAGGTGGAGGGGACCAGCCTTCGCGACGTGCTCTTTCGGCTGCACGAGCTGGGCTTCGCTGTACTAGCGCAGCGTATCGAGCGACGGGTGCACCGGCGAATCACGAGCGCGATGGCGGCGCCGAGTCTGGTAGTGCAGGCACAGGCGCCGGAAGCTCCGGCGCTGGTGAAGCTGCCGTTCATCCTGACAGAGGGACAGGATCGAGGACGTGAGGCTGTGCACCGACTGATGAGCACGCGCGGCTTCGGCATCTGCGTGCTCGCCGGTTACGCGGGCACAGGAAAATCGACGCTACTGCGTGTGATCGGCGAGGAGTACGGATCGCGCGGAAAGCCAACGTGCATCGCACCGACAGGCAAGGCGGCGCTGCGGATTCGCGAGGCTGCTCGACTGGACGCTTCCACGATCCATCGGTGGATCTACGCGCCACAAGAAGACCCTAAGACGGGGATCATGAAGTTCATGCCTCGCCCGCTCTCTGACATCCCGCTGCCCCCGTCCCGGCTGGTTTTGCTGGACGAAGCGTCGATGGTTGGCCCTGACGTATGGAAGGATCTCTACCAGATCTGCAAGCAGCTCGATGTGAAGCTGGTCTGCGTAGGTGACGCGTTCCAGTTGCCTCCTGTGCAGGCGCCGAACGCGGCTCCGTTCTCGATCCTGTCGCCTGAGTTTGCCCGCCACCATGGAGCTGAGCGGATCGAGCTGACTGAAGTTCTGCGTCAAGCACAGGATTCACCGACCATTCGGGCTTCGATGAAGCTACGTGCCGGCGGAGGGATACGGGCACTAGACGAGCTGCAGCCTGTTGGGATCAACCGCTTTGCACACGTCGCTACGGAAGTGCATCGAAACGGCGGTGTGACGATCTGCCACAAGAACACCACGCGAGCTACGATCAATGCAGGCGTGCGGATGATGCTTGGGATCACCGACGAGAACCCGCACCCTGGCGAGCCTCTCGTGGTGCTGAAGAACAGCTATGAGGCAGGTCTCGTGAATGGCGAAGCCTTCGAATTCACTGGGTGGGAGATCGCACCAGACGTGTTCGAGCGTGTGTTCGACCGGTACAAGAACGTCGAAGAAGCTACGCGGTTTGGTTCTACTGTTGTTGGGCCTGACCGCCTGCGTGTCGTGCTGTCCCTGGAGGAGATGCACTGCCGGCTGACGGCAGGACAGCGGGCGATCGAGATCGCTGCAGGGACATGGGCTCGGGTGAACCGTGTGATGCTCGGCGACTCTGCGGCGCCGCTCCTCCACGCCAATTTCGGCTATGGCTGGACCGCGCACAAGGCGCAGGGATCGGAGTGGCCATACGTGATGGTCGTGGTCGAGCCGTCGATTCGGCTTGACGAGGATGAGGGACGTCGCTGGACGTACACTGCGATCACGAGGTCGGTGAAAGCCACCGCTGTATTTATCGGGAGGATTTGATGCGCGATACACAGCTCCAGCACGCCATGACCGCGATCTCGCTTCTACACCGGACGCCCGGGGACACGCGGCTGATCGAGATCACCGCTCTGGCGCAGCGGCAGGCGCCCGTGAAGCGCTGGTTCACGAAACCTGAACTAGCCGCTGAGTTCGCGCTCGACATGAACGACTCCAAGCTGTGCGTGTTCTGCGCGATCAATACACGCAACGCATTCTCTGGCTTCGAACGCGACGTGCCAGAAGTGACGGCGATGGCTCTGGATCTCCAACCTGAGCGCACGTCGATCGAGACCGTCGGGGCCTGGTTGACTGCGGCTGGGATTGCCCCAACCGCGCAGACGGTATCCGGCTACGGTGCACATATGTACTTCCTGCTGTCTGAGGCTGCCGATCCGCACAAGGCAAAGCTCGTGTGGGAGCGTCTGTGCAAGGTCACGCGCAGCGACAACATCTTCAACACAAACCGGATTCTGCGGCTTCCTGGCTCGCGGAACTGGAAGAAGACGCCGCCGCGCTGGTGCTACTTCACAGGGCTCGCGTCGCAGCGTCAGTACACACTGCATGAGATCGATCGGGCGCTCGATCTCATGGGAGCGCCACCGGCACGGACAGCAAAGGAGGGCATCCAGGTTCCTATCAACCCGCCGATCGACTGGACGGAGCTGCGGAAGCTGCTGTCTGGCGCGGTTCTCGACATCATAGACACCGGCGAGAAGAACGCGTTCTCAGAGCGGCAGGTGACGCGCAGCGAGGCCGACTGGCTGGTGATCTGTGCGCTCGTGCGCGCCGGTGTGTCTGACGGAATGATCCACTGGATCTACGAAACCCAGCCTGTGGGGATGCTGAAGTACCGCAGCGTCGGCGTGCACTATCTCAATCAGACGATTCATAATGCTCGCCGCGCGACCGCGGACACGCTAGAGAACCGGCCGCACACACCGACCATTCGCTACAACCGGCCCCGCGGAAGCTCCCGCGACGACCAGCGCGGCAACCGCCGCATGTACAAGTAGAGGAGACCCAGTCAGATGAAAAAACGCCAGGTCAACGTGAAGCCGAAGCGCCGTTCGCCGATCCGGAATGTGCGGGGCACCACAACCTCTGCGCCGCCGATGCCTCCGCCGGTCCCGCTCGAACAGCGGCTGATCTACGAGATGCCGTTCGGCTTCAACAAGTGCACGGTGGACCCGACGCTGTCTGCCATGGCGTCAACGACATGGGAGCCGTCCCAGGCGCAGCTCACCGAGCAGGCGTGGGTCCGCACCTACTTAGCAGATGCGGGCTGCGTCGTAGCAGGCGACATCGAGCAGCTCGGCTGCACTGGTGTATTGCGCCACGAGAGGATGTGTCACGATGGCGACACTGCCACGGAGGAGCAAATAATCGCAGGAACGATAGCCGCAGGTACACGGTTACGCCTCGGGCTGGCCGGCAGCGGCGTTGGTCTCCCGTGCTTCGTGCCACCCACGCGGTTCTGCCTTGTCCACAACACAATCGGCGGGCTTGAAGACGAGCAGGTGGTTCACCACGGCCTGTACATCGAAAGAGTGTCTCGGCCGCTCACGCCAGCGGAGGAAGCCAAGACGGTCGTGATGCGCCACGCTGGTCAGATGAAGAGCGTGGGCGAGCTGAACGACTTCATCGCCGGGCGGTCGCCGCTTGACGTGGAAGGAGACGACGAGCCTGAGCTGCCCATCAGCAAGCTTGGCGCGCAGTCGTGGACGTGCGAAGAGCATGCGACGACTGTGTGGAGCTGCCGCTACTGCCTCGCTCAAGCCGTCGTGGAAGGCCCTCTGATTCCGGTCACACTCGTGGCATCACACGCGAAGCTGGACGCTGATGGAAAGATGACCACGCCAATCGACAGCGAATTCAGGCTTAGCGGCGACGCGGGCGTCGCCGCTGTGCTGAAGGATTTCGAAGGTGATCGTATCCGCAGCGGATCGATCATGGCCGATGTCTGGGTGCGTGTTGCGGCGTTCAGTCGCAAGCTTGCGCGTGACTGAGTTCAGTCTTGGCTGAAAAAGTGAGGTGATCTGAAATGTTCATTTGTATTGAAGGACTTGACGCAAGCGGCAAGAATACCCAGTCCAAGCTACTGGCGGACCGGCTGCAGCCTTCTGTGCTGTTCTCGTTCCACCGCTATGACACGCCGCTGGGGGCACTGATCAAGCGGCATCTGATGGGGCACGTAGCTCTGCGTGAGGAGCACAGCATCGATTCGTCTGACCACCGTATCGACGGTGACACGGTCTACCGGGTGGCCCGACAAGACCCCCTCATGTTCCAGTGTCTGGCCACCATCGACAAGTACGACGCGGCCAACGACATCCGCGCCGCCCAGGCCGAAGGCAAGCACATCGTCTGCGACCGCTACATGCAGAGTGCGCTCGCGTACGGGATGGCTGACGGGCTCGACAAGGAGTGGCTGAAGCGCATCCAGAGCAGCCTGCCCGTGCCGGATCTGAATCTCTTCATCGACGTCACTGAAGAGGAGGCACTGAAACGGCGTCCGCAGCTGCGCGACCGGTACGAGAAGGATCGCGAGAAGCAGCGTGTGGTGCGGCAGATGTACCAGGACATCTGGAGCATGGGGCTGCCCGGCCGGTGGGTGACGGTTCCGGGGCACCTGAGCGTGGAACAGGTCCACGATGTGATCTGGGGCGAGGTGCAGAAGTCGGTGGCCGCGGCTGTTCGGGGGAAGCGTTGAAGATCGTCTACGTGGCGGGCCGGTTCAACGCGGACACGCACTGGGAGGTCGAGCAGAACGTGCGGCGGGCGGAGGCGCTTGCGGTGGAGGTCGCGCGGCTCGGCGCTCATCCTGGTGCCGGGCTGGGGAAGGGTCGAAGGGCACGGCGGCGGAGCGTGAAGAAGCGTTCCGGAAGCACATTCCACAGTTTCACGATCTGCGGTCGCTTCAGGACTGGCTGGATCGTGGAGCACCAACCTACAAGGAGGATGTCTGATGCTGCTGCGCATTCCAGTTCTGGATCACGGCTATCTCGAAGCCATCGAGTCATGGGGGTCGGACGAGCGGATCGTCGAGGCCGCTCGGATGAGCACCGGCAAGGGCTTCCTTCGTTGGGATGAGGGCCCGTGTCCCGCTTGTGGCACCATGGACGAACAGGGGCCCGGCTGTCATGCGTGCGAGGGTAAGGGCAGCGTTCGCGGCGACGTCCACCTGCTTCGTCGCCTTTGGACGATGAAGCACGCCACCCCGTTCGAAATGGCTGGCCTGGTCATCGAGGTCCAGGCGCCGATCTTCGTCTTCCGCGAATGGCATCGCCACCGGACACAGTCCTACAACGAGATGTCAGCGCGCTACATGCCATTGCCCAACGTGAACTACATCCCGTCTGTCGCGCGTCTGCTGATCAACAGCAAGACGAACAAGCAGGCAGGGACAGTGGCGGGCGCAGAGGAACTGACCGAAGGTGTCGCGTTTATCTTTCAGGAGTCGCTTCGACACATCTACGCCGAGGCTGAGACGCTATATCAGCAAGCTCTGCGAGCTGGAATCCCGAAGGAGTTGGCCCGCATTCACCTTCCGGTCGGCCGCTACAGCCGCATGCGTGCGAGCGCGAATCTCAGAAATTGGCTGGCGTTCCTGACCCTGCGGATGGACCAGGCGGCGCAGTGGGAGATCCGTCAGTACGCGAACGCTGTGGGTGAAATCATCGCCGAGCGGTTCCCTCGGACCTGGGCGCTGTTCACGGAGGGACGAAAGTGACAGCCACTCCACTGTTCTGCGCGAAGTGCCAGCGTCCGCTGCGCAGCTACTTCAAGGTCGAACGCGTGGCCGAGGCCGGCACCACGACAGTCTCGGCTGTCACCTGCTCGATCCCTTGCCTCATCTCGTGGACCTACGGCTACGCGACGCTGATGGGCATGATGGGAGCTGCGAAGGCCAAGTCGCTGCTCGATGGTGTGCTGGGCCTGCTCCAGGGGAAGTAAGTGACCAACATGCAGTTCTACGCGATGCAAGCGGGCTTCCTGCCGTTCGATCGGTTGCCAGGACGGCTTCAAGCGAATGTCGAGGCGAGCGCTCTCCCAGGTGTGTGGGTGCTCCGCCTCGAAGCTGTGGTGGAAGCGAAAGTGGTCAGAGCGCGGCTGGGCGTGGGAGCCGCTGAAGGTGGATTGATGGCTGACGATCTCTCGATCTTCGTCTGCAGCCGGTTCCCGACAACCACGTGCCAGACGGCCAACTGCACGAACCGCGCGACGTTCACGTGCACCGCGCCGCTGGCGGGGCCGAAGGCAGGCACCGCATGTGGCCGGCGGGTCTGCGATGCGTGCCGACGCGGAACGGACTGCTGCCGGGCTCATCAGAAGAAGGCGTCAATCCCTCCTGGTTGACCCCCCGCCCCCGCCGGGCATATGCTCTGTAGCCAAGGAGATCACCACATGATTCTTGGCAACCACATGATGAACCCGGCGGCGCTGATGCGCTCGGGTGGAATCCCCGGCGTGCTGCCGAGCGGACGCAACCTGCGAGCGGGCATCACTAGCGCTTCGGCGCGCATCCACGCGGGCTACCCCTTCCAGACCGCCCCGCTGCCGGCCCCGCTGCCGGTCGCCTCGCCTGCGGCCGTGGCGGTCACCCCGGTGGCGACTCCGGGTGGCACTCATGGCGCGTTCTCCGGCGCCGGTTTCGGGTCGCACGGCGGCGTGCGGTTCGATCCTTACATGATCATGCGCTCGGGCGGAATGCCGGGCATCATGGCCTCGGGCGCGAACATCCGCGGCGGCGTCCGGAACGTGGGCCCCCACGTGCAGGCGTCCTACCCCTTCCAGACCGCTCCGCTGCCGGCGCCTCTCCCGGTCGCCTCGCCCGCCGCGGTTCCGGTCGCTCCCGGCGGCACCAAGGGGCTGATGGGCGTGCTGGCGGACCACCTGGGCATTCCCACGCGTCGGCGCCGCCGGCACTGGTTCTTCAACCCGATCACCGTCACGGCGCAGAGCCAGGCGGCGAACTGCGAGAAGCTCGGGCCGCGCTCGGACGGTCTCTACGTCACGATCTGCAACGGCCAGGTCACGCAGTACAGCGACGCGGCTGGCAACGTGCACGCGAGCCCGTACGCGGATCCGAACGCCTACACCTAAAGCACCGTGCGCCGGTCCCTGTATCCAAACCCGGACGCGGTTCCGTACGCGTCCACGCAGCCGGCAGGATTCCCGTGTCAGATGACGACACAGAGTCCTGCCCGGCTGTATCCGTTGCATCATCACGGTGCGTGGCTGAACGCGGAAGGCACCGGCAACACCGATCTCTCCTCCGGGCACTTCCACCGTGTGATCGAAGGCCGGGTGCAGCCGGACCTGTCAGACGGGCACACGCACGAGCTGACGCGGCTGCCGTGTGGGTGGGGAGCGCCCCACGTTCCGGGGCAGCACGACATCACCGGCATGTCGCTGCTCGGCGACGGCGCTCCTCCTGTGCCAGCCCCGATGAGCGTTCAGGCACCGCCGATGTGGCCGTGGGTGGTGGGCGCGGTGATGGTCGTCGGCCTGGTCGTCGGCGGCGTCTTTCTCCTGCGGAGCGATGCCGAATGACCAGAGCCCAGGTGAACCTGTGGGTGAGCCGCGCGAACCGGCTCATGAAGGACGGAGATTGTGCTGCCGCGCAGACCGCCGTGGCACAGGCGTGGCAGGCGCTCGGGCAGTATTCGGCGATGCTGGCGCGGCAGGGGGCATCGAACGGGACCGCGATCTACCTGCACAAGACGATCGCTCGCCTGCAGACGAAGCTCGCGCGGCAGTGCCGGGTCGATCCGGATGCGCTCGCGCCAGCCTACCAGGCGGCGTCCGATCCTGACGCGCTCGCCCCGATGCATGGCACGGGTGACGTGATCTTCGACAGCCTCACCACGACGCTGACGACGCTCGGGATCATCGGTGCGATTTTCGGGCTCGGGTACGGCATCTACATCACGTACAAGCGGAGCACGTAGTGACGCGGGCGCCCGCCAAGCCCGGCTCGTTCCTGTACCACGGCGGGATGGTCTTCGAGGTCGACAACTGCGGGAAGCGCCGGCCGCGCAAGGACATCGGTCCGGGCACGCGCGGCAAGTTCAAGCCCAAGTTCTACACAGGGAAGGCGTGCAAGCGCTAACCGATGCGCCGGCAGGCGCTCTGCCGGCAGAGCAGGACGCCAGTCGTCATCTCGCGGCCCGGCGACGTCTTCGACCGGCGAACGCTCTCGACCTTCGACCCCTGGCAGGCCCCCGTGGCGGCGCGGCTCTTCGAGCTGGCGAGGCGGACGGCTGACTTCAGCTTGCGCAGGTACTTCACCCCGCTGCACCACGTGACCTTGTAGATCTTCTTCATGTGGCGCTCGCCGGCTGGGCTGATGGCCAGCCCTCGGTGTCAATGACCGTCCGGCCCCCGCCACCCGCGCCGTTCCGCAGCGCCTGCACGAGCGCCTGGATGCGCGGCCCGTCGTAGCCCGAGGCGATGACGATGATCGCCGGCTGCCCGGCTGCCATCACTCGGCGCACGACCATCTCGGCGCCGTCGGGACCACTCAGCGCCTTGGCCTTCGCACGGGCGAACAGCTCGGCGATGGTGTACCGCTTCCACCACGCGATCAGGCCGATCGCGCTTACACCGAGACCAACAGCGAATGGGTGCTTCATGTTCAACGTCTCCGACGTGCGCGTCCAAGAGGGACTCGTCGCACACGGCGCAGCGGACGGTCCAGCTCGGCGCAGCCCCGCATCAGCGTTGCCTTCACCCGGCGTGCCTTGGCCACCGTGAGCGGTGCGAATAGGCCCTGAATAGCGTTGAGGGCGTACCCGGTGCGCTTGGAATAAAGAACGGCGTCGATCTTGCCCTGGCGGACACGTTCGAACCGCACTGTGCACCTGGCTGCCATGGTGCTCAGGATCGTACCCCAGCCCCCTGTGCTCGCGCAAACCGGGTGGCCCGTGATACGCTCTCGCTGTGCCTGGGATCGAGGTCTACACCATCAGCGGCGCCGCGTCCGGATATGATCCGACGACCGGCATGCCGCTCGAAGGCAAGCTGGTGCCGGTGACGTCGTCACCGCCCGCGGCCCAGCTCCAGAACGCGCTCAAGGCGCTCGGGACCACGAATGGAGACCCGGCACTCGCCTCGTTGACCGTGGACGGCATCATCGGCCCGAACACCGTCAAGGCCGTGAACCGCGCCCTGGCCACGTACGTGGGAGCCACCGCGGCGTTCCCGACGGCGAACCTCGACGTGACCCGCGTGCGTCAGTACGCCGGAGCGCTCGCGTCGCTGATCTCCGATCGCGTGAAGAAGAGCGGCGGCACCGTTCCCCCGGTCGTGGTGCACCACCCCGTGAAACGCACCCCAGCGCTCCCGAGCCTGCCCGTCGCGATTCCGACGTCCATGACCGCTAGCGTGTTCGACAACCAGAAGTGGATCTGGTGGGTGGTCGGCGGTGTGGGCGCCCTGGCCGTGCTGACCGCGGCGGCCTCTGCTGTGAAGACGCGAAAGGCTGCTGCGAATGGCTGATCTGACTCTGTTCAACGGGAAGGTGCCCGCGAGCTACACGCCATCGAAAGGCATTCAGATCACCGCGCGGAGGGTCACTCTGCGATTTGCGGTCACGGTGACGGGCGCGCCGACTACTGTGCAGTGGTACCTGGAGTTCAGTGGCGACGCACAGACGTGGTTCCGCGAGACTGCTGAGGAGGATCAGGGCGGTGGCGCCGTGAGCATGCCAGCCGTGGTGCGTACTCTGCAGTATGTCGACGGCACCGACCTTCCTGTTGGCACTACCAAGCTCAGCTTGCAGTTCATCCGCGACGAGCAGCTCGTGCGGGTGCAGTTGGCGTGTGCAGGAACGGCGACTGTGAAGCTGACGACGCCGTATGGCGAGCAGCCGTTCTAGGTGGCCTTCGCTGCTTCAGCCACTGCGTGCTCCAGCCGCGCAGCGTAAACAGGGGCGTAGTCAGGCTCGCTGTCGATCCCGATGAACCGTCGGGACTCGTGGATCGCAGCAACCCCGGTTGAGCCTGAGCCCATGAACGGGTCTAGCACCGTGCCGCTCACAGGTGTAACAAGCCGCACGAGCCAGCGCATGAGCGCGATTGCTTTCACGGTCGGGTGGTGATTGGCGCGGGCAGAGGAGCGGCCGGCGCCCGCACGTGCGCTCTGGATGCCTGCGGAGTTTTCGTCACGGTTGGTGATCTCGGTCGAGGCGCGCATGGGCAGGTGGGCGAGCCCTGCTTCACGCTCTTTTGTGCTCGGCTTCGCGCAGTAGAAGAAGCGGGCGGCGCCGCCGGAGTCGCCATAGAAGATCTGCGGTGACCCTTCTGCGCGGCTCTCTGCACCGAGCGCGCGAGGCGCACTGCCTTTCGCTGATTTGCGCTTGATTGTGTCCTTGCCACTCTTCAGCAATCCGCTCTGTGTGTTTAGTAACAGCACGGGGCAGCCTGGCATGCATTCAGCGTCTTCACACCAGTCGGTGTGGGAGAGAACAAGATTGGCAGGCCAGCGGCCATCTTCGGTTGTGCCCGCTGCACGTGATCCCGCAAGTCCAGCTCCGTACAGGCGCCCTGTGCGTCCGGTTGGCTCACGCGCGGGCCGCACCTCACACGCGATGCTGCACGCTTCGATATTTAGCCCGCCCGTGCCGTGCGCAGCGACGTTTCCCGTCGTTGTACCGTCACACGGCTTACGCACGAGGATCCAATTCTCGCTCGCAGGCTTCAGCGCTGTGCCTCGCCCCTCACCAACGTTCAATGACTTCGGAAACCCTGTGCCGAAGTGGTGCGTGACGACGTCGCGGATCTCGAACCCTGCGTCTTCGAGCGCTGTCGCCGTCCAGTGGGACGTGCGCGGAATGGCCCACACGAGCCCATGCGCCCCAGGCTTCAGCACGCGCCGCGCTTCCGTCATCACGCCGCGCATCCAAGCAATCCAGGCATCACGGCCGCCTTTATCGTGGTCCCAGTCTTTGTTCATGAAGCCGATCCCTGCCGGAGGATCCGTTACCAACGAGTCGACGTGATCGGCCGGCATCATCGTCATCACCTCGACGCAATCACCAGCCGCGAGGATGTATTTGGGATGCGTGGTGAACGTCGGTGCCATGGTGCCAGTTAACTAGCACGGTTGCTAGAACGCTAGCAAGTAGGCTACCCTCCCCTCCCACATGCCGCTCAGGCCGCTACTCGTCGTCACCGGCTCCATCCACGTCGAGGGGGGAGATACGCACACCGTGCGGCAGAAGGGGTCGAGCAAGAACGGCGCCCACATCTCGATCGATCACACGCGGAAGATCACAGCGGACCGGCGTGAAGCGAACGTGGTGTCGACAGGGTACATGCGCCGCCTGGCGCGTCTCCGTCTGCTGAAGACGCCCTATGGCAGCCTCGTGGACCCGGAGAAGCTCCCATTGGTGAAGGAGCTGCTGGCCAGTGCAACGCGGGACGTCGGCACGTTTAATACTGAGCATGCCGGAGGCACTGCCAGGCTCGCGAATTGCCTGGTGTGGGAGCATCTGAAGGGCAACCGGCTCGCCGCGGTGGAGGGTTGGCTTGCCCGGCAGATGCATGACTCGGTCCCGGATGCCGTGTCGGCCGCCCCGACGCTATTCTTGGCGACTTGACCGTGCCGCCGCACCGGGCCTATCCTCTCACCATGGATTCGCAAAGCCCCGCGCTCGGAACGATGCTGCAGCAACTGGCGCCGCAGTGGATGGGCATCATGAACGCGATTCAGCCGCTGATCGATCAGCCGCTGATTCGGTACCCGTACAACATGCCCTTGGCGCAGTCGCAGGTGATCAATCCCGGCGCGACCGTGAACCTGACGCCCACCGATTTCCAGTATTCCTTCGAGTGGCCGTTCGAGGTGCGCGAGATCGCGTTCTCGAATGACCCCTCGCACACGTTCCGGGACTGGCGCGTTGCGATTCTCGACCAGACGTTCAACCAGCCGTGGCAGAAGGGCATTGCGGGCACGCTGGTGTCGACGCTGATCGACAAGAACACGGACAAGTATTGCCTGAAGTTCCCGTGGGTGGTTCGGCCGAAGGGCGGCGGTCTCTCGATCGCCGTGACGAACCTCGACACCGTCAACCCGATCACGGTCGACATCAACTTCATCGGCAGCCAGCTGATCCCGCGCTCGTAAGGTCTGAATGGCTGGCCCCTTCCAGAGTGCCCGAGCCACGCCGTCGTTTTCTCCGGCGCCGAACTCGGAACCGACCGGCGCGCTTTCGGGCGTTCCTCCACGCACGCTGCACATGCGGCGCGACGTCACGAACAAAGCGATGCAGATCGTTCTCGGTACGCCTGAGAACCGCGTCGTGGTTCTGACGGCGCCATTCGTTGGGTACACGATCTGGATTGGAGATTCGAGCGTGCTGCCCCAGAACGGGCTGGCGCTCACCCCCGGGCTCGCCTACACGACAGGTCTCATGGGGCTCCAGGATCTCTACGCGGTGACGGATGCTCCGGACCCTGTGAAGATCTCACTGCAGATCCAGGTGTCGATCGTGCTGATGGCCGAGCGCCAGCGGATCGTGGGATAGCGTGTGTTTCCGTTGCTTCTGCTCGGGGTCGCCGGAGTCGTTGCAGCTGCAGTAGGGCTGACCGGCGGACCGAACCTCGCCCGCGCGGCCGTTGCGCTGAAGCAGCCGCTCGCGTACGTGGGTAGCGCCTCGAAGTGGGCCAAGAAGCGGGGCCTGCCGCTCGACTGGGTCTTGACCACGATCTTGGTCGAGTCGAACGGCAATCCACGAGCGGCTGGCGACTCCGATGGCCGCTCGGTCGGCCTCATGCAGGTGAACGCTGTGGCACACGCGGCCGAGCTGAAGGCAGCCGGGCTCTCGCGCGAAAGCCTGTTCGACCCGGAGACGAACATCGAATGGGGCACGAAGTATCTCGTGCAGTTTCGAGATGACGTGCAGGCTGCACTCGGTGGCCGCTCCCTGCCCGCGCCGCTCGACGAGTTGGTGCGCCTCTCGTACAAGGGCCCGGCGGCTGTGACTGGAGCGCTGAAGCGAGGGCAGAACCCGGTGACGACGCTTTCCTGGGCGCCTGCAGCCATCGCGAACTGGCGACAGCGGCGGTCACAGGTGCTGGCGGCACTCCGCCCGAGCGTGAGTTGACCCGCCCACGCCGCGCGGCGTATCCTGGACGGCATGATCTCGCGGACCTACGTGGTGTTGATGCCCTCGGGCGGGGAGGCGGCCACACCCGTCAACATCCCCGTGCAGGATGATCCCGGCCTGCCCACCGCGCCAGCCACCCAAGGCAGCGCGGCCTGGTTCGAGTGGCGCGGGCGCCCGCTGCGCTTCGAGACAGTAGCAGGGGATCCTGGATTCGTTCCGCGGCTGCGGCTCGGCTTTGGATTCAGTATCGTGCCATTGGTGTCGCTTGCGACGCCTATCTCGACGGTGGTTCCGTCCGTCGCGTTTTCGGAGTCGCTCGTGCAGGACATGAGCATCCTCACGGTGCCAGTGCTCGCCGATCCAAGTGGGATGCCGGCGATTCAGCTCACCGGGAGCAGCAGCACCGCCGGGCACACGTACCTCGTGACGCTTCAGATCATGGAAGCCAAGGACGAGGACCGCACGGCCGAGGGGACGTAGGCTGATGGCGAAGGCAAACTATCGCGTCTGTTGGTGGTACAGCAACGACACGCAGTCGCTCAACCCCACGTGCCGCACGCTGTCTGGAAAGCAGCACAAGTCGCGCCGTGAGGCGGCAGAAACAGCGCTCATGCAGAACCCTCATGCGCTTGTGCGCGTGCGGGGAACAGCAGGAAGAGCACACGGCACCGAGTACCGCTTGATCAAGGGAAAAGTGAGGCGGGTCGGATGATCACCCGTCAGCTCGGCGCCGGCTACGCGATCGTCCCCGTCCCGCCCGTGCCCGACTGGAACACGAGCGCTGGCGGCGGCCCCATCAGCCGGTCGTCGCAATCGTCTGTGCCAGCCGGCGCCGGCAACTACGTGTGGCGCAGCCCGCTCAACGTCGTGCGCGAGGCGGAGCCCGGCGCGGGCTGGTGGCAGGATCTCGCGGCCACGAAGATGTTCCTGCCCGACGGCCGGCTCGTGGACGCGAAGCCGTTTGCCTACGACCAGTTCCGCGGCGGCCCGGACATCATCCAGCCGATCGTGACTCAGTCGTCTCGCCTGCTCTCGCCGTCGTTCGTGGCGATGTGCCTGGGCGCAGCCGCCGGGTACAAGCTGTCTCGCGACAATCACGTGCTGCACGCGGTCGGCGGCGCGATCGTCGGAGGCTTGCTCGGGCGCGTGTTCGGGTGAGCGCCGTGGCGGAGATTGTCACGGTCGTGTGTGACACCAAGGACGGACGTGCTACACGTGTCGAGCGGCGCATGCGCGACGTGCTTGGCGACGAGGGAATCGACTGGATTCTTGGATCGCACGATCCGAAAAGTACAGACGCTACGGCGCTCCTCGCAGCTAACGCGCTGGCCCGTGACCGGCTGGTTGGCGAAGGCTTTACGGGAGCTACTGGCGCCGCTCTCCCGTTTTTGCCCGGACGGCCATACACCGCAGAGAGCGCAAGCACGAGATGCTGCGCCTGCGAAAGGTTGATGCCCGTGTCAGCCGGTGAGCACGTCACGGAGCCTGCCCATGCCACTTGATGCAAACGAAAAAGCGCTGATCATGAAGCGCCGAGCCGCTGCAGGCTGGGACGCGCCTAGCGGCGTTCCCGATGGCCGCTACCGTGTCGGCCCTGGGGGCAAGCTCAGGCGGGTGAACCTCGGTGTGGCAGATCAAGCACAGGATCTGCTCGCGAACATGCGCGTGAACTGGCAGGCACGCGGTGTGCTTGGGATCATCGCTGACAAGATCCATCAAGGGTATGCGGTCGCCGAGACGTTCCCGTGGTCAGCTTCATCCCACCTATGGCAGTCGCTTCCAGATGTTGTGCGAGGTGTCCAGACACCGAAAGAGGCGGCGATTGATCTGCTGAATCAAGCGAACACCTACGCGCAGAAGATCTACGCGACGATTCCAAACGACAGCGCGCCTGTGTCAGCGCAGACACGCCGGACTGTCACAATTGCCGTGAAAAACGCGACGAAGGCGGTGAAGCTCGTTTCCAGCGCGGCTAACGATCTGAACGCGAGCATGCTGCGCGAGATCCTGGAATATCTGGCGCAGAAAACGAAAGAGGCGGCCGATTACCTCGCGAACAAGGCGAAGGACAAGTTCGGCTTCGACATCCCAAAGCCGATCATCTACGCGACACTGGCGTTGCTGGGTGTCACGACGCTGTTTATCGCCGCCAAGCTCGTGCACACTGTGGTGCTGGGCCGGGCAAGGCTGGCTGAGGCGGAGGAAGAGGCGATCCAGATCGCAGACTCTTCTCGGCGCAAGAAGGCTTCGCGGAAGGTCGCCACGATTTCGTAGGAGATCACATGGTTTCAGTCACCAACACGAATCTAGGCTTCTCGATCACTTCGGCGATCAAGAGCGTCGGCAAGACCGCGATCAAGGCGCAGGGGGCTGTGTTCAAGGCGACTGGTGTGGCCTCGAAGATCCCGGGCGTGTCTCAGGGAGCGAACGCGATCGTGCCAGGCTCCGGACGGATCCTCTCGGCCGGCGGCCAGCTCGACTCGATCGTGGGCGACAAGCTCTTGAGTGTGGGGAGCGGCAGCGGGGGCACGACGACAGCGACTGCTGTTGATCCTGGAACGGGCGGCGATCCTGGTGTGCCAGCGCAGCCGGGGAAGCGCGGCGGCTCGAAGCAGCTCATCAAGGGTGTGCCGAACACGACGTTGGCCATCGCAGGCGGCGGGCTCCTGGTGCTGCTTCTCGTGCTGAAGCGGTAGGGGTTTGCTGCCAGACGACTGGCGTTCTACACTCGTGGAATGACCGGACAGCCGAAATCGAACGCAGGAACCATCGCGGCCGTGATCGGCGGCCTCGCGGCCGTAGGCGGGCTCGTCGCCGCGGGTGTGGCTTCGTCGAGGAAGCCGGCGCCGCGCCTGGGCGGAGTGCGGCGGCCGGGGCTCGTTAAGAAGCCGTGCGGGTGTGGGCGGTGACGGCAGCGCAGCGCAAGGAGGCTGCTCGGCTTGCACACGCTGTGCGGAAGATGGCGCGTGAGGGCGATTGCGGGCACGCATCCAATCTCGTCTACATCATGAGGAAGAAAGGGCTCGTCAGCCCTCGCCTAGAGAACGCTCTCCACCGCGTTGTTGGCCTGTGCGGCGTACGCGCTCGGGGCTGGCCAACAGACTTCTAAAGCTAATCATCGCCGCCAGTGAACCGGCCCGCCCATCCAACTGAACAGGATCACCAGCAGAACAATCAGCAGCACGACGTGCAGTAGGTTGTTCCCCCGCACCGCAGGCGGCCCGGCCCAGTAGCCTCCGCCCCAACCGGCAAACACCACGAGCAGGATGATGAGTAGAGGCCACGGCATGGACTCCAGGCTGAGTACGATGGTGCCGGTAAGCAAGTACACGTGGGTGGGGCTGACCGATTGGCCTGAAAAGCCGAACAGCACAGTGTGCTTATGTAGCAGCGCCGTTCATGGACGGGACGAACACGAGGGGATTCTGTGGATTCGTGGAGTGCACACCGAAGCCACTGAGGACGGCCGTGCGCTACTGGCCGCATACGCGCTGTCTGATTTGGAGGCGCCGCTCCTGCCGATCAGCGATCCGCGGCTTGCTTCAGCAGCTCTTTGATCGCTGCGTTCCCGAGCGCGCCGACGAACCGCTTCAGCCGGCCCTGCTTGTCCATCACGATCGTGGTCGGCGTGGCCTTCACCCCGAGCTTGTCGCCGAAGTGCGCGGCCTTGGTGTCCTGCTGCACGTCGTAGATGCCGATCGGGATCACGCGGCGATACGGCCCGGCCAGCTCCTTGAACCGCGGCAGGTACTCCTCGCAGGCGCCACAGCCGTGCATCGCGAAGACGAAGACTGCAGGGTTCGCCACGGCTACGGCTTCCGGCAAGCCTCGAACGACCGCCCAGCGGCGCTCATGAGCTGGCGGCCGGCGAAGTAGAGCGCGCCCGCGCCAAGCAGCGACACGATGCCGGCCGCGCCGCGCCCCTTCAGCAGCTTGTACGTGCCGAAGAGCGCCACAGGCACGCTCGACAGACCTGTGACAGCGCCAGTGACGAGCAGAGGGCGAGCTTGCTCGGCGCACTCGATGTCGGTCGTGGACGGCGCGGCACCCAGGTAGTCGGAACCGCTCAGTGTGTAGATCTCGGCCATGAAGAGAGGATAGACGACGCAGCCGTGCACCGTCCAGTTGCCCTCCTGCTAGTTAACTGGCATCATGCCGCGCATGCCGACCATTCACGTTCTCGCGCCGCACCACACGATCGCAAACGACGAGTACAGCCACTGCGCGTTCACCGGCAAGGCCCGCCGGTTCGCGGCGATGATGAAGCCATTCGGCTACACGGTGCACGAGTACAGCAACGCCGGCTCGCAGAGTGCTGCCGACGTGAAGCACGTGATGTTGAACTCCGCCGAGTTTGCGGCGCACATCAAACCCGAGCACGAGAGCCCTGGCGCGCAGGCCAATCCGCACACGCCCGCTGGAGTGATCTTCCGGCAGCGCCTGTCGCGTGCACTGGCCGAGTACGCCAAGCCAGGCGACATCGTGGCCCACATCTGGACGTCGTACTGGGAACTCATTCGGGACTTCCCGCGACTGAACCACATCGAGACCGGCATCGGCTACCCCAACGACGGGATCGGCGCGTACCGCATCTTCGAGAGCTACGCGTGGATGCACTTTCATTGGGGGCGCTACTGCTCACCGGGCGGAGTGGTGCCGATGACCCAGCAGAGCTACGACATCGACAAGAATCCAGCCTGCACGTGGGTGGTGCCGAACTACTACGACCCGGCTGACTGGCCTTTCGTTGGCGAGCCGGAGAATTACGTGGCGTTCATGCATCGCTTCGTCGTCGACAAGGGCATCGAAATGCTGCGCGAGGTGATCAAGGCGTGGGACAAGAAGCATCCTGGCGACGGGATGAAGTTCGTGCTCGCCGGGATGGGAGGCTACGCGCAGTGGCTCGCGGCGGGGGATTTCACGCCGGCTGAGATGGCGCGTATCGACTACCGTGGCGTGGTGAACGGGAGAGCGCGGGCCGAGCTGGTCGGGAAGGCGCGGGCGATGTTGATGCCATCGATCTTCGTCGAGCCGTTCGGTGGGTCTGGCGTCGAGGCGCAGGTGACCGGGACACCGTTGATCGGCCCGGACTTCGGAGCCTTCACCGAGACGATCGAGGACGAGGCGACCGGGTTTCGCTGCCGCACGGTCGATGATTACGTGCAGGCGATCGAAGACGCGCCGAAACTGGTGCGTCCGTACATCTCACAGCGGGCACGGAAGCTCTACTCGTTGGAGGCGTGCGGCGTGAAGTACGACAAGATCTTCAAGCGGATCACGACACAGGCGGGCGTGCGGTGATTTGACGGCCCCCGCAGGCCCCGCTTACAATCGTAAGCATGCACCCGTTTTTGCTGTTACTCGGAACCGCCGCCGTCACCTACTCGCAGATGCTCGGGCACACCTGGATTGCCGGTGTGGTTGCCGTCATCGGTGGTCTTCTGCAGGCGCTGGCCAAGCGGGCCAAGATCCCGATGATGCGCTCATTGCCGACGTTCGCACCTGCCGGCTCTGGCCCCGCCATCGCGCTGTCCTTGCTGTTCCTGGTCGCTGGAGCGGTGCTGATCGCCATTCCGATCGCAGCCACGACGCAATTCGGGATTGCGGCGCGGATCTTCTTCCCTGTGCTTGGCAGCGGCGCGCTCATGATGTTCGACTCTGCCGATCTGGTCGGCGTGACCACGCCGACGTCTGCCGCAGCGCTGCTGGCGGCCCTGATGCTGCCCTTCGCCTGCGCTCACGTGCAGCCGGTGACGAACTGCGTGGAGGGTCAGCTCGGCAACCAGGGGCCCGTCATCATTGCAGAGGTCGAGGCCGATCTGGCAGCGAGAAACTTGGAAGATCTGGCGCTCGTAGCCGGCCGCATCGGATGGGTGACGCTGGGCTGCATCCTCGATGACCTGGAGGCCAAGGGAAAGCTAACCCCAGTGCAGCTGGACACCTCGCGGAAGTTCAAGACAGAGAATCGCGCCAAGCTGCACGAGTGATGCGTTTCCTGCTCGCCATACTGGCCGCGTCGATGGTGCTCGGGACCACGGGGTGCCCGAAGCCGTCGCCGACCCCGGTCGTACCTGTCGTTCCGGCAGATCCGACGTGTGGGCTGGATCAGGCTGCGCATGACGACCTCGTAGACAGCGTGGTGGGCGATCTGAACGGGCTCGACACGGCGTTGACGGTCGAGCGGGCACACTACTCGATAGCAACTGTGGGCTGCGTTGTGGACGAGGTCATCGGTGACTTCCACAACGCGCCCGATCTGATTGCGGCTGCTCAGCAGTGGCGTCAAGCGAACCCATAAGGAGGAAACCTCACGATGATCGATTTCAGCGCGATGAAGCTCGGCAAGCAGGCAGCTGTCCACGATCCGCGCACGCTGCGGCTCGCCGACTACGTGACGAACGCGCTCAAGCCGCCTCCGCGCATCGACTGGAGCACGAAGGTCACGAACCTTGGGATGATGCTGAACGACAGCCTGGGCGACTGCACGATCGCGGCGGCGGGGCACATGATCCAGACCTGGACAGCCAACAACGGCAGCCAGATCGTTCTGCCCGACAGTGCCATCCTGCAGGGCTACGAAACCTTCTGCGGGTACAACCCGAGCGACCCGAGCACCGATCAGGGCGGTGTGGAGGTCACGGTGCTCAACGGGCTGAGGAAGGTCGGGCTGGGCGGCCACAAGATCTACGCCTACGTGGCGCAGGAGCCGGGCAGCCGGGCGCACATCGAGCTGTCCGTCGACTTGCTGGGCGGCTGCTATCTGGGAGTCGAGCTGCCGCGCTCGGCGCAGAACCAGCGCGTGTGGAGCGTGCCTCCAGGCGGGCCGCACGGCGATGGCGCTCCCGGATCATGGGGGGGTCACGCGATCCCCGCGGTCGCTTACGGGCCGGCAGGCATCACAGTCATCACGTGGGGGCAGCTCCTCACCATGACCTGGAAGTTCTTCACCACGTATTGCACCGAGGCGTACGGCGTGCTCAGCCAGGACTGGGCGAACGGCGCGAAGACTGCGCCGAGCGGCTTCGACTTCGCTCAGCTGCAGGCGGACCTGGCGGCCATCACGGCGTAAAGAGATGGCGGCCGTTCCGCTCATCGATCCGTGGTTTGACGCTGCGTTTCTGCGCGAGACGACAGCGAGAAGCACATCCTGCGCTGATCCAGCGACGATCCAGGGTGCCGATGGACTGTTCCTATGGTGCCCCTGTGGCTACGGCAAGCCGGAATTCCCACTCGCGGGAGGGCGCCCACACGGCCTGCACGTGTCGTTCTCCAATCCGATCGGCGCACAGCCGGCGCCGCCTGATGCCGGCTCGCAGTCCCGGAACGGTGGCCCGTCGCGCTGGCAGATGAGTGGCACGGGGCTCGCCGACCTGACCCTGGCCCCATCGATCGCGACCGGAGAGCCGGAGTGCTGGCACGGCTACATCCAGAACGGACAGGTGCTCTTGTGACCCTCCCCGCTGACCGCGCCAAAGGTATCGACGTCAACGGCTGGCATCCCATCCACGACTTCTCTGCCCTCCCTGCCGACTTGAGCTTCGTGGGGGTCAAGGCCACTGAGGGCAACACGGTCACCGACAAGGCGTTACAGGCCCACCGAGATGGCCTCCGGGCGCGTCCTGGGCTCGATCTGGTCATCTATTACCATTTCGCCCGGACGGGCCGCCCAGAGACGCAGGCTGTGCGCCTCCTGGATGCTGTGGGACCTCTCCAGGCGAACGAACGGCTGTGCCTGGACCTGGAGGTGCTCCCAGACGACCCAGGAAGCGTCCTGGCGTGGGTGGACGCGTTCTACGGGCGGATCCGGCGGTCCTGTCCGGGGCAGCGGCAGCTCATCTACACTTCGAAGCGGATCTGGAGCCAGTTCGGCAACCCCGGGTGGGCAGGTGCGGCCGACATCGACCTGTGGGCGCCGCGGTACAACGCGGTAGGGCGTGAGCCCGAGCTGCCGGCGCCGTGGACGCGCTGGACGGCTTGGCAGTGGACAGATGGGGAGGCGGTGCCGTTCACCTGCCCGGGAGTGGGGGCGTGCGACGCGAACGTCTGGAACGGCGATCGAGCCGCGGTCAGGGCGTGGGTGGCCGGGAAGTCACTTCTTCAGGGCTAATTCAGACAGGCCGGCGCGCCACTCCGCGGCCAGCCCATCTCGTACAGCAGCACCGAGTGTGCTCACGACGCGTGGCAGAGTGCCATTTCTGGCATGTGCATCGGCACGTGTGTCACAGCACGCAATACAAACCAGCAGAGACACGTCCAGAAGGATTGGGCTTGGCACGTTCGGCTGCATCTGTATCGCTGCCTGATTGATCGGAATCGAGATCGGGTTACGTTTCCCGTTGTGCGAGGTCAGGATGAGCAGCCGCTCGTCTCCATGGTCAGAGCAGAAGTCTCGACTGCACACGATACAGGTCTGCCGTGCGACAGACGGATAGTCTAGCGTGCAGAAGTCACACAGCGTCGCCTCGCCCCGCATTTCAGCCACCACCGAATAGGCGGAGCACGCGGCGTTTCACGTTCTCTAGCGTGCGCGCCCCGGCCTCCAGCACGTACTCGCGACGGCACTCTGCTGTGCAGTTGTGGCAGCAGTTGCAGACGTGTCTTGGATTGACTGGGCAGATGTGGGGCGGTGGTGGCGCGTGCCCGTTTGGGTCGAGCCCCTTCGCGCGGAAGGAGTTGACGGCGTTGCGTGCTGATGTCCACACGTACGCTTCATCGCTGCCGTCGGGAAACGGGCAGGGATCGGTGGAGCCCTGCGCGCCTGCGCGGTGTCCTTGCTTGGCGGGGGTCATTCGTCCAGTCCTTTCAGTGCACTCATATCGGCCTTAGCAACATCATCTTGTATGATGCGGTTGCGGTACGCAGCCCACACAGAATCGATGTACTTCAGCATAGTGCGCGTCACTAGAACGCCTGGAGCCGTTACGCCAGCGTCTCCAACAACGATCGTGTTAGTAGTAATCCAGCAACGCCCACACCCTAGTGCTGCTCGCGCTATTCCGTTTTCTGTCAGCTGCGCCGGCTTCCATCGCGGGTCTGATGTAAGCGGAAGATACAGCCCGTCAACATGCACCGTGCCGGTCAGCAGCGCCTCCGCTCGCTCCATCCGCTCTGTCTGCATCCGACGGATCACGCGCATCTGGTACAGCACCGTGCCGACCAAGGTCACGTAGGTAGCGCCGGCAATGCTGCTGACGGCCGCCACAAGCTGTGTGCTGACTACCATGTGTCCTGCTCTCCTTCATCGACGATGGCGCCGCAGTCCACGCAGCGCGTGTTTTCGAAGCGGTCCCGCCCGAGCGCCAGGTGCGCGCAGACGACGGGGCGCTGCTCGGGCAGCTCGCGCCGCACGGTCTTCGCAGTGTGGCCGAGATCCCGGACGCCTTGACGCGTGAGCTTGTGCTCGCTGTGGCGCTTGGTCACAGCTTCGTCTCCTCGTCGTACACCGGCTCGTATCTGTAGTTGAAGAAGACGACGTCACCACGCTTCATGCACACTGTGGCCGCGTGAATTTCGGCAGCGTCTTGCGCCTTGTCCTGCGTGCGGTAGCGGCCGAGCAAGCTCCAGTCATTGCCGGGTTCCTGCATGTACAGATCACAGGCGATGGGCTGTCTGGTTGGCGGCTTCGGCTTTCGAGAGAAGAGACGACGGAAGAAAGCGATCATGTGCGGGCTCCTTTAGGTGTCCTCATCAAACGCGCGGTTCACCTTGGCCCGCGCTTCGTCGGTGGTGTGCATGTACCCGAACGTCGTCGCCAGCGCTGCGTGACCGACGCGCTCTTGAATGGCTGGCGGCGGCGTCCCTTTGTTCAGCATGTGCGTGACCGCGCTGTGCCGCAGGATGTGCGGGAAGTGGAACTCGGAGGGGATGCCAGCGGCTGTGAACACCGCGACCACGAGGTGCCGAACCTCGTGTCGGGTCATCCCCCAGCGCTTCCCGCTCGCGTGGCAGTGAGGGCAGGGGGCCAGCCGAGACTCACTGGCGCCGCCCCGTTTCCGCTTCTTGACGGTGAGCGCTCCCTTGCCGGCACAGGGGTAGCAGTCGCCAGGTCGCGCCGATGGGAACACGTAGCCGTGCTGTGCAGCCTCGACGAACGTGCGCTTCGGCAGCCAGGCGCGGAGGGCCTCGCGGCAGGCGTTCGCGAGCGGCTGTGGTTCAGGTTCGAGGCCGCCTTTCAAATGGGTCAACATCACGGTGCCGTTGTGCAGATCCACGTCGGTGATGCGTGCACAGCCGGGCTCGCTGGCGCGACTGCCGTTTGTGAAGAGCCATTCGATCATCGCGTGCGCGAGGGGGCTGTGGGCGCGAGCGGCAGCGCGGATCTTCTGCAGATCGCCAGCACCGAGCACAGCGCGCTTTTTGCGGACCTTTTGGGGTTTGCGGGTCATCCGCGGCTCAGGCGCTGCCACTGGTTTCTGCCCTTGGGGGTGTCCGCAAAGCGTTGCTTCCGCAGCACGGACAGATAGTGCGAAACGGAGCGGCGCGCGACGCCAGCCTTGTCAGCAATCTGCGCAAACGGCTGCGGTGCATCTGTGAGCGCATCATACACACGCTGGATGTCCCCCATGCCCCTCGGTCTACGCGGAGCACGCGCGGGCTTAGCCGGTGCTTGTCCATCTTGCGTCTGCACGATCGGCTGTGCTTTGCCTGTCACGATCTCCGTGAGTGCACGGTGCAAGCGTGCTAGTTGCGTCTGTGAGGTGTGCAATTCCGCCCGTGCTGCCTCTACCCGCCGCTGAGCCAGCAGGTGGCGCGCTTCTGCTTCCACGACAGCACGCGCCGCGAGCATTAGGGGTGCTTCTTGGGAAGTGGGCTCAGGCAGCGGCTCGGGCAACGGCTCAGGCAGCGGGGTAGCGGCCTCCACTGCCGCCACTTCAGCAGAACTCAAACGTGCACCCAAGCGGCTGAAAACAGCCTCGCGGGCAGCGTGTTCACGCTCACCGCCGAATCGAACAGTAGCGCCGCACGCCCCACACGTCACTGTGATTGGTCCATCAGGGGCGGTCCAGGATGGGCGCTCATCAGCCTCTGCGTGTAGACACGGAGAAGATGTGGTTTGGGTGCCGGAGACTCCTGCAAATAGATTATCGTTCATTTTCGGCCGTTCCTTTCTTGTCGTTATCTGTTTTGGTCTCTATGCGTGACACGGAGTAGGCATCAGCCGCCGCCTTTCGCTCTTCCGCGGCTTGGCTCTTCTGGAACTTCCAGATGCGGTTCAGGTGAGCGGCCCGTGGGAGTCCTGTGGGCTGCTTGCAGAATTCGCCCGGCGTGGCCCGGCAGGTGGGGCAGGCGACAGCCAGGGCGGGCGTCTTGGACGGACGTGGGTTGGGCATCAGCGTGGCTCCTTTTTCGCGCGTCGCCTCTGCAGCGCGCCATGATGCTCGTCGAACTCACGGCGGTTCGCGAACACATCTTTGCTCTTCCCGACCTTCGTCTGCAGCTCGGACACGAACGTGTTCCGCGAGATCTTGCAGGTGTTGTTCATCATGATGAGGCTACCAACGCAGTAGGGCGCAGCGTCCACCGCGGTCTCGAAGTCGGCGCCTTCCGTTTCGAGCTTGTTCACGGCCATGTGACAGGGGAACTTCCCATCAGCCATGACGATGTCCGTGATCTCGCTCGGGTGGCCGTGCGCGCCGATCCAGCCGGCAGGGGCAGCTCGGCGGAACGGGCAGTCACCGCACGGTTTGGTGGGATGCCCTGACTTCGACGAAGGCTCGAAGATCTGCGGCTCGTAGTCGAGGCAGTAGCAGCCGGGGATGGTGCACTTCTGGAAGAAGCCGCTCTCGTGCTCGTCTGGCGCGTGGCCACAGGTGCAGTCGGTCATCGCTTCGGCTCCGTCCGCTTGATGCACGCGTCGTTCAGCTCCCACATCTGGTCACTTCCGATCGGCCCCGCAGTGCCGTCCTTCCACGGGCTCTCTCCGACGAGGGCCGTCGCTGCGCTGAGCGCCTTCGCTTCGGGGCTGCCGACGATGAGATGTCCAGGCATCCAGCGCCGGCCCTCGTCAGTGATGATAAGCGTGCGCGTTGAAACAGACGACGGACGCCCGTACGCCACGCGGAACAGATCTCCAGCGCGGCCGATGACATGGGCGTGCTTGATCTTGAGCCCGGTCGGAATCGTGATGGGGTCGCCGACGTTCATGGCGTCCGCTCCCCCGCTGGGCAGCGCAGCTCTTCGAGCATCGCCAGCTTCTCCTTCTCCAGCTCGGCCTCGTCGATCTCGAAGAACTCGGCTAGCAGCTTCCGGAGGTTCACGCCGTTGAGCGCCGCCACAGCCTTTGCCGCCAGCTCGGGCGTGTCGAGCATGCCCACCAGCACGTCGTCGAGGTAGAGCGTGCGGCCGACCTTTCGACCTACGCGCCAGCGAGTGGTGGGCGTGGTGGCCGGCGCCTGGTCGATCGGGCGTCCGCGGACCCACCGACACGGCCGGCAGTTCCGCATCTCGTGGGCTTCACACACGCGGGGAACCACGGTCGAATCGCTCATAGGCGTACCTCCCTCTTCCGGTGTTTCCGTTCATCTTCGAGAGCCCTCAGCTGCAGCGCCAGACCGGCGACTGTGGCTGACGCTTCGGCTTGGGCGCCCTCGGCGTAGTACGTGGCCATCTCTCCGCTGACGCCAGCAGAGAAAGACGCGTCCATCTCGTCCTGCGCCGCTTCGAGCTTCCGCTGCGTCAGCTTGATCGCGTTGGTCAAGTGCAGGTCGGTCATGTCCTGCAGACGGATACGCTCGCCGGTGCGCGTGGTCCAGGTGGTCATGACGCCACCCCCGCCAAGCGAGCCTCGGCCGCCTCGGCACGCGCCAGCGCTTCCCCGAGCTGTCCCTGCAGCGAGCCGATCTTCGTCCTGGCCGCCTCATACTCCTTCTTGAGTGCCTCCAGCTCGGTGGCCAGGGTGATGCTGCGGCCTCGCCAGTAGGTGTTGTCCTTCTTCACCGCGGCGACGCGCGTCTCGGCCAGGGCCAGCGCGGTCTCATACTGGGCAGGCAACAGCAGGAGGCTATCGAGCAGCCGCGTGAGCGCCTCGTGCCCGAGCCGAAAGGCGCAGTCCTCGCGGTGCCAGGCCCATGGGACGTCAGCGTCTATACCCACCACCGATGGGATGCGGCCGTCACAGCACGCGCCGTCGTTCCGGGTGCTCTCCACGGTGAGGGCGGCGAGCAGCTTCGTCAGCGCCTCCCGATCGGTTGAGGTGATCATCGCCGTGCTTCTTTCTGGGCAGCCTCGTATGCTGCACGGAGCGCCTTGACGTCGGCGCTGTCCGGCGCGTGGTGGCCTCGAATCCAGGTGACGCCTTCGTCGCCGAGACGGAAGCCGCCACCACCACGCCCTGTGATGGTGAGCCTGCCACTTCCTTCGGGAGAACCGTTCAGGTACGTGAGCGGCCCGCAGTACGCAGGCCCTTCGGGCTCGGTGTGGGGGCGTGCATCCAGTTCCTGCTCTGTGCAGAAGATGACCATCTTGGCAAGCTCGTGGCGAAGCTTGACCAAGCTCGGGTTGAACGTGAGCAAGAGCAGCCCGCTGGCTTGATGTGCCGCCTGTGCAAAGGCGGTAGCGCGGCGGTCGTCGGCCTCGCGCCGGTTCCGCACCTCATCCATCAGGCTGGCGGCGAGCTGCTTCACTTCGAGCTGCTCCTGCGTTTGGGCCTCGGAAACGCCCTTCTTGACGCCCTTCCGTTTCGCTTGCATCATGGGAGGCACCCTAGCGCAAAATATATGTATTGCGCAAGATAAAGTTCGCTATAGCAAACTTTACGCTTTGCGTCGTTGACAGCCGGCGGCCGATCGGGCACCGTATGAGGCATGCCCAACTCAAGCGATTTTTCCCACAGCGACGTAAATGGTGTTGTCTCCTATCTGAACCGTCCTGTCGCGGCGCGTGCGCGCCGCGGATGGACACCGGTTGATGGGGGACATCCCGCGGCCATCATGAAGGCCGTACGTGCAGCCATCTTCGACGTTCCGAACAACGCCAGCGCGGGAGATCTTCGCCGCGTGATCGTGGCGTATCTGACATGAGCCCGCAGGCAATGAAGCCCACCCCGGAGATGCTTTCGGAGGCCGAACAGACCTGGGTCCGGGTCCTGGCCCAGGAGCTGTACGGACAGTCAGCCGCTGAGATCCAGACGGCCTTGAAGGACAAGCACCCGCCGCGGGTCATTGGCGCAGTCATCCGTGAGGCTGGCGGGCGGTGACGAAGGCCGAGGCGCGACGGAACATCTATAGGTGCCTTGCGTTGCTAACTGACCCCGCAGCCGGGCACGAGAACGACTTCTTGTACTCCGACCAGAAAGGCAACGAATACTCGGAGGCGGACACGAAACGACTGACAGAGGCGCTGGAGCACATCGTTGCCGGCTTCTACAGGAAAGCCAGCACGCTTCGATGACCCTCCGCCGAGATAAAGACGTCGTCAACGACGCCTGTGTGAAGGCGCTCCGCATGGAGCCGCAGCTGGCCCAGAAGCTGTGCGAAGAGGCTCGCCTGCTCGCGCCGCGGTTCGTCCACCGAAAGTCTAAGGGTGACGTGGCCGAGTTCTCGCGCTCGCTCATCCGCCGCGGGCTCGGGTGGTCACACGAGCAGTCTGAGCTGATGGAAGCGACCGAGCTGAAGCCTAAGCGCGTCGGTGGCCTGACGATGGAGCCTGCCGTGCATCGCCGCCTGACCGAGCTGGCCCAGCGGCACTTCGGTGGCGGTGTGGCCTCGGCCGCGCGGCACCTGCTGCGCCTGGGCTTGGGCATGAACGAAGGAGAGTCGCTGCGGCGCGAGGAGAAGTTCGCATCGTTGGCGGCAGCGATCCGCGAGGTGCGGGAGGCGCATGAGGGATGAGCGCGTTGGTCAAAGGGGCGCCGCTGACAATGGTGGCGCTGGATCAGAACACGAAAGCAACGATACTGATCGACGCTGCCGTGTGCTTCGTTCCGACGTGCGGGCACGACGGATTACTGTGGTTGGTGTTCCCGCACGTGCATTGAACCGATGAGCGAGCTGAAGCCAGGGGACGGAATAACCGTGATGGAGCACTGGCACATCAACTACGCCACAGTCACGGACGTCTCCGCCGCCGATTTTAGTGCCGCCTACGTCAGCCTGCCTGGCTGGTCGTGCAAGCTAGGTTTCCAACTCGAAGGAACGCTGTGGATCCGTGGGCACCATGCAGATGGCTCAGACGATGTTCAGGCTCTGCGGGCCGCCTACTTATTGACCCGCCGCTAGTTAACTGGCAGCATCCTCTGCATGCCCAAGCAGACCATCCCGGACTCGGTCAAGAAGGTCACAGACACCGTTCACGTGCAGAAGGCTGAGGTCACGCTGCCGATCGACGCGTTCCAGACCATCTCGGTGCAGGACTACAAAGACGCGCTCGCGGTCATCCAGCTCGTGCGTGACTCCGCTCTGGCTGTGCTGGAAGTCGACGAGGACAACGCTGACGTCACTGCCGTGGAGTACAAGCTGGTCGGTGGAGACGCGGCCGTGACGGTCACGCAGGTGAACACGTAGCTGCATGGTTGCCATTGGGGGCAAGATTACGGTGGTCGCAGCCTCCGACTCCTCCTTCACGCTCGTAAAGGAAATTCTAGACATCTCCACAATCGGTGCATTCGTTGCTGGAGTGGGTGGGACACGCGTCTGGTACCACCCGGAACATGAGGGTGTGCACTGGATTCACGGTAGCCACCTGCCTACGTCGTGCGAAGTGCAGGCGATGCTGGCCGCGCACAGGCTGGTGAGCGAATGAGTCTGCGCGTAGGAGACAAGGTGACGACGGTGGTTCCGGGTGTACCTGAAATAGGCACGCTGGTGAAACGCGTGACAGCTGTTCACGAGGACGCCTTTCAGGCCGCGTGGTATCCTGACCACGCGGCCAGTAGCCCAGGACCATCGTTCGGCTACCTTCTCGAAAACGAAGGCGTGCAGTGGATTTCTGGCGAACACACGGCAGGGTCTTCGGATGCGATAGCGCTGCTCGCAGCAAACGTACTGGTGCGCTCTTGATTGACATCTGCGTTGGGGACAAAGTTACGATCGTGCTCTCGAACTGGCCTTTAGTGGTCCACAAGTACGTGACGCGTGTTGATCCTGGCGGCGGGTTTGTCGTTGATCATGAAATGAACGAGCACCGAGATAACGAGGGTGTCGAGTGGATTCGTGGCCACCACGCAGGCAACTCTGATGACGTGCGCGCGTGCCTTGCTGCACGAGCGCTTGTGCGCGAGGACGCTGTGCCTCACCACCGCGATCCTGATGAGCTAACCTGGCTCGAACGCCAATGAGTGCTCTGCACGCCCTCTTCATCTGTGACCCAAACTGGTCCACCGGGCATGTCGTGCGCGGCCTGGCTGCCACTGTGCCTTCCGCACTGCACGTCGAGCTGCACGACTGGCGGCAGCCGTACACCGACTCCGATCACGACGCCGTGATCTGCATGTCTATCACCGGGCCAGCGCGCAATCCCGGCTGGCGCACGCCGCGCATCGCCTCGGTGCTGAGCGGCCCCGGAGAGATGCTCCTGGACGAGGTGAAGCCTCTCGTGTTCGAGCCTGGCGTCGTCCTGGCCGGCGTCAGCAACGAGTGCGCTGAACTTCTCCGCGCGGCCTACCCTCAAGCTGCCACTGTCTCCACCACACCTGGATTTGCCCACCCTACCAACTTCGTCTGGCGTGACCGCCGCGGGCCCATTCGACGGGCCGGCTTCGTTGGCCGATCCACCACGCAGCATATGCAGGTGAGCGGCCCGGTGAAGCGCCCCGAGATGTTCAAGAAGATCTGCGAGGCGGCGGATGTCGAGCCGGTCTTCACCGAGCAGGACTACCGCTTCGAGGACATGCAGCGGTTCTATGATTCGGTGGACGTGGTCATCTCGACCAGCTCGGCCGAGGGGGGCCCGTTCAGCCCAATCGAGTCCATCGCGTGCGGCGTGCCAGCGCTCTCCACTGACGTCGGGATCATCCACGACATGGAGCTGCCGGGCCGGTTCGAGACCATCGAGGAGGCCGCCACGCTAGTGAAGCACGCTCGTGGGTTCCTGCCTGCGCAGCGCGAGGCTGCTGCTGCACACGCAGTGGAGGCTGTTTCGTCGTGGATGGCCTTCATCACCCACGCGGCTGCTGTCCGCTCAGCCGAAGACCAGCAATGACCACGGATGCACGCTGTAGTACCGGCGTGCATCAAACTGATCGGAGACGGTTCCGTCGTCTGTCCACGCGATACGCGTCTCCCACTCCTGGCCGCCCACCACACTGGTCTGGTAGAACAGCGGCTCTCCGAGGGCGAACACCTCGTGGTGCACGGCTAGCTTGCACGAGATCGTGTCGCAAGGCTCTCGCGTCGAGCAGCTCTCAATCATCGCCCGTGTGTAGGCCAACGCGTGCCGGAACGTCAAGAACAGCACCGCGTGCGCGGTCAGCATGTTGTAGACCCGCTGCAGGTGCGGATACTCGACACACCGCCTGCGCATGATCTCGTAGTGATAGTCGTTTGCGTCGGGGCGGCACGCAGCTCGCGAGATCCCAAGGTAGACCGCGTCAGCGTCGTCGGGAAATGAAATGGTGAGTGGGTCCGGACCAGCCGGAGCTGGGCTGGTCCTCCACGCCACGTCGTCCTCCATCAGGACGAAGGGCTCGAACCGGCCAGGCGTCATACGGTTCACGGCGTGCTCGATGACCTTGGCATGGCCGAGCGGCGCCAGGACGCGCAGATCAGGATTGTCGAGTAGCTTTGGCGGCGTCCCATCCACGCGTTCGTGGCGAAAGCCCTGCAGCACGGTGTTCATATGCTCGCGCCGGTGCTCACGCCCGTTAAGCCAGTAGAACGGCACGGTGCGCAGATCGATCTGCATCAGCGCGGCGTGAGCGGCTTGGTCAGCGTGAAGATGAGATCAGAGGCTCCCTCGATGTAGTTCTGCATCGCCTCCTGGATGAAGGCGTCGTTGCGCCCGGCGAAGCGCCCGTCGCCGTTCGGCACCGTCCCACCCCCGGCGTCGAAGTCACACGTGTACTCTGTGTTGTGCGGTGCGTTTACGGCACGCCATTCCTTCCGCAGGTAGTACGTCCAGAAGAAGACGACGGGGGGCCACTTGTGCGTCATGTCGCCGTAGGAGCGCTGGGAGGCCCACCAAGGCACGGTGATCGTAGCCTTGCCACCAGGCTTCAGCACGCGGAATGCCTCGTTGGCGAAGTGCACGCGCTCATCCGGCTCCAGGTGCTCCAAGAAGTGGCTGCTGTGGATCTCCTCCACGCTGTTGTCTTCCCACGGCCACGGCTTGAATGGGACCGACGCCGCGTTGTGCTTCACGTCCGTCTCTCGCGCTGCCACGTCCAGCACGACGTCCACGCCAGGGAAGCTCATCTTGTCCACGCCGGTCCAGTCAGGGCCACACTTTCGAGTGCCACATCCAATATCTAAGCGCATGGTCTTCGTCACCTCTTTCGTTTCATGTACGCCAGAACGGCAGCAGTGTGTTTTTCGTACCAGCCCAGGAAGCGCTCACCAGATCTTGCCGGCCGGGCCGAACTTTCCATCGAAGTCGAGGTGGCCTACTCGGACGGAGCAGTCAACGCCGCATCTGTAGCCGTACTGCCGCGCGTTTGACCAGAAAAATAGGTCTTGAGTGCTCATACCACCCACCGTCTGCGTCTTGAACCAGGGCTGGCGCAACTTGGTGTCCTTGAACATGCCCAGCCGGAACAGCGTGAAGCCCATCCCGAGGCCGCAGCACTCGACGAGCCCACCGGCCGGATCCGGCAGCTGCGGCCGGAAGTTCAGCGCCGGATCGCGCGGGTCGCCCCAGATCTGACACACCCCACCGGGCCCCTTCGTGAAGTAGCACCCACCGATCGCACTCAGCTCGGGGTGCTGTTCCATCCGCTCCACGAGCTTGATCACCCCATCAGGCGGCGGCAGGTTGTCGTGCTCGATGGTAAGCACGTACTCCCACTCGCGCAGGTTCGGCTCGTTCAAGATGCCCTGGACGGCTGAGCTGTATGCGTCGCCTACCTCCATACCCTGCGCCAGGATGCGCACCACGCCGTTGTTCGGCGGAAAGCCCAGGTTCCACACGCTGAGCGCTACGGTGGCCGGGATGAGGCCCGCCGCGGGCATGACGACGACGATCCGTTGCTGCTTCCAGCTGCCGCCCTTCATCAGGCGAGCCCGGGTGCCATCGAGATCTGCGTTATTCGCGCCGCCGAGGTCTTGAACGATCAAGCTCACGGAGGCGGACAATACTACAAGCGCTAGTTATCTGGCAACAGGATCAGACGCCGCCGCGGGCCGCGATCCACGCACGGAGATTCGCCGTGAGCGCTGCGTTGCCGCGAGCCTCGGCCGCCACAGCCGCCGCGAGGCATTTCGTGTACGTCAGCGCGTCCGTGGCGCTGAGCTGGCGGCTCGCTTGCACCTGCACGACCACAGCATCGAGCGCCGTGAACGCGTCGGCCTGATCCGCAATGCTCCCAGCCACGTTGATCGCGTTCCCCTCCCACGGGGCCTTGTGCCACACCAGTTGTGGTGTGCAGACGAGCGCGGCGACCGCCGGCAGCGGAAGCCCGAGAAGAACGGACACGATGATGGTCTTCAGCATGCCCCTGGTCTACTCGTCCCGCTCCAGGACGGCAAGCTCACGCTCCAGCTCGGCGAAGCGCTCCAGAGGCTCGTGGAGCGCTTCCAGGGCCCCCGCAGCCACGCCGATGCGCTCGGCCGCTGTCAGCCCCCGGCGGCGCCTCTTGCGCTGCTGGGCCAGCGTGGCGACGAGCAGGCCCGTCGACAGGAAGAGCAAGATCACGCCCCACTTGTAGTAGGCCAGCGACGTCGTGTTGGCTCCCACGGGCTCGACCGCGCCAATCGCGGTCGGCGGCCGGGCCTTCCCGTTGAAATCGGTGGTCGCCCCGCCAGCCACGTTGCCCGCGCCGATGAGGGGCGAGCTGACTGCTGGCGTGAAGTCGGCGATGGCTCCAGCAAAGGTGGTCGAGATGCGGGCGTTGACGAAGGACGGGTTCGTGTTCTGTGTGGAGTTCAGATCCCACCCGTTCGTGCGCCACGTGGTGAGCGACTGCGATCCGTTCTGGTTCCAGACTCCCGTGCCGTTCGGCGTGAAGCACCAGTTGTTGTTGATCCCCGAATACTGAGCGTTCGTGGCCAGCGCGTAGTTGAAGCACGGCACGCTGCCTGTAGCGGTCTGGAAGGTCACGTTGTTGTACGACGACATCAGCGTGCCTGTGTTCCGGATCGAGAACGAGGTGCCGTTCCCGTACCCGGTGTTGTTGATCATGGCGACGCTCTGGTTGTCCCAGTCGCCTCCTCCTGATCCCTGACCGTCATTGGTCAATGCCACGCACTCGAATCCGCTCGTCGGCGCTGCCAGGCAGATGGTGTTCTCGACCGTGCAGTTGTGGCAGGCTGACAAGTCGACTGCAGCACCACCCACGTTCTCGATGGCGTTGCCGTTGATGATGACGTTCGAGAACCCCTCGAATGAGGTGTACCCGGGGTTGATCCCCAGCCCGTAGCAGCTCCCAGTCGCGTTTCCTGCATCTTCGTGGATCCACAGTCCAGCGATGGTTAGGCTTCCTGTGAGGCCGTGGTTGACTACCGTGGCCCCCGAGCAGTGCCCACCGACCTGTGCAGCCTTGTACAGCTCGCAGCTCGTCACCTGCATGCCTGTAGCGTTGTTGCTAGAGATGTAGATGTGATGGTCTAGATTTGCTGTCTCGAACCCGTTATTGACGTAGTACGACTTCGTAATGATCTGGCCTGTTCCACCACCAAGGTACCCCTGCGCGCCGTTGTTCCCGACGTAGGTATTCGTCGTGACGATGTTCATGTCATCGTCGTTCGCATTTCCTCCAGCGTTCTCTGCGCCGATGCACAGGTACTCCTCATCAACGTCGCAGATCTTGACGTTGCTGATGTTGTTGTAAATGAAAAACGCCTCCATCGGAAACGGTGCTGATGACGCGCACGGTGTAGCTGGCTTGCCGAGTCCCTGGATCGCGATGCCGGCGACGATGTAGCCGCCTCGCGCGATGTCGCTTCCATCATCGAAGTTGAACGCGTATGTCCCAAGAGGGTCCAGCATCAGGGGACGCGGCCCGGTGCCCCACGTGGCCGTGTAGGCAGCCAACACCACACGGTTCCCGGCAGACGAGTTCCGGTTCACCCACCGGTAGGAGGAAGCGCCAGTGAGATCCCACGTGCCTCCATTACAGAACAGGATGGCGTCGCCAGCATTCAGACTGGCGAACTGCCCCTGTGCCTTCCCGTACGTGCGCCAGGCTGTCGCCGGTGACGTTCCCGCAAGACCGTCGTTGCCGCCCGTGCAACCTGCAGCAGGCTGTTGCCCCGTCGGCTGCGCGCCGGCCGCGCCGCTCGTAGCACAGTCACACACGTAGTAGGTGGTCCCAGTGATGGTGGGATAGCAGGCAGGAACGCTGCAGCCGTTCTCTCGAACGCACGCTGGGGATGCCTGCTGCGCTACTGCCACACCGCTAGCAGCTAGAACGAGCCAAGCAGCGATGAGCCCAGCAGCCCGCTTCACGCGCGCCACCACGCCACCGCGGCAGTGGCGGACGCGTTGGGGTTCTGATCGTTGTTCGCTGCAAGGGCTGCCGCGTTGGCGGCGACCTGAGAAGGGGACAGCGTGCTCGCGTACAGCGCGGCATAGTACGTAACCCCGCTCGGCGAGGCACCCACAGCACCCATGGTCACATTTCCTGTGAGCCAGTTGAACGTGGCATCGAGCACAGCGCCGAGGCCCAGCTGATCGATGATCGTCGGAGAGACCGGGCTTCCGTTCACGTACATGAGCACGCGATTCGTCGGCGTAGCTTGCAGCGAGTCGATCGCGAAGTGAAGCACCAACACGCCGCTCGTCGGAATGGCGTACTTGAGCAAACAGTCATTGGGAAATGCACCCTCGGCGGCGCTGAAGATCACCCCTCCCTGACTGTGATTGACCGTCAGCCCGATGATGCTGACTGATGATCCATCTACGATCTGGAAGTAGCTGTCGTATGTTGCCGTCGACAGGCTAGAGTCGATCACGATCTCCAGCGTCATGCTCGTCGCTCCGGCCAGCGCCGTGTTGACTTTGGTACCTGAGAGCAACCCCGTGATCGACGTCCCTGTGGCTGCGTAATTCAGCCCATCACCAGCTCCGATGCTGGTCCACTGCGCCGATGCACCGTAGGTGATCGTCGCGTTGAGCGCCGCGCCGGACGATGTGTCACGGATCGCTGCCGGAACCGTCCCAGAGGCGGCCTCGTTGAACAGATACAGAAGAAGTGGATTGGGCATGTGCGCTCAGGTCCCCTGCAGCGGCTAAGTGCTCACGAACTTCATGTACGGGAGCACGCTCAGGTTGCCCGTCAGCCCAGACAACGCGAGCGTCGATGGCAGCGTGGTGGTGACCCCCGTGAACACGCCCATGCCCATCAGCCACGGCGCGCCAGACATCCCGGCGAGGTTGGTGCCGGTCGAGAAGGCCGACGAGTTCGACCCGAGCGGAGCGAGATTGGTCATCGTGATCTGGTTGCCCAGCCACGCGAGGTAGCTGCCGACTGCATTGGAACTGGACGACCCGCGAGCGAACAGGCCCAGCCAATACTCGCCCGGCTGCAGCAGCGTGTTCACCGGGAACTGGACCCGCGCCAGCATGGACGACGAGATGCTGTTGTCCGTGCGGGTGTACGTGCCCGTGCTGTATCCCGAGTAGGCCGACGTCAGCGGCTGGTTCACGGTCGCCGAGCCGTTGTTGTACGTGACCGAGACACCGAACGACGTGCTGGCGACGACGCTCAGCGTGGTGCTGTTGGCGCCTGTCCCGCGCGAGTAGATCCCGAAAGCATGCGTCACCGACTGCTGGCCACTGACGGCGCCAACGGTCGAGAACTGCGCCTGCGCCACGAGATCCAGGAAGCCAGCGCTGACCGGTGCATGGATCTCGAATGGGAAGAACGAGCAGCTGCCCGTCGTGCCAGAGTTCGCCGTGAGCACAGTCGTGCTGGCATTCACGATCGGGTAAGGCTCGTAGGTAGACAGCGTCGACTGCGCTGGCGCGCCGATCGAGATCGTGCTGCCATTCGTCGAGATCGAGACGGCCCCAGTGGCGGAGAGGCTCGACGTAGCCGGCGCTGACACCTGGATGGAGCTGTTCGAGTAGCCCACCGTGAGCGCGCCCAGGCCGTTGAACGACATCGCGGACAGCGCAAGCGTCGTCGAGCTGTTCTGCGTGGTGTTGCCGAGCGCGTAGAAGCCTCCTGTGGTCGCGCCGCCGCCCGCACCGCCTGAGATGACCAGCGCATTGCCGCTGTATCCCACCGACACACCGCCCGCCCCTGAGAACGACATCGTGCGGGCATCGAACGTGCTGCTCGACGACTGCCCAGTGGTGTTGCCGATCGCGTAGCGGCCTTCCGTCTGGTTCGACTGCGCAAACGTCGCTGTTCCCGTGATCGTCGAGCCGTTCAGCCCAAAGCTCACGTTGTTCGAATTCGAGAACACGGCGGACGCGAGGTTTCCACTCGTCGTGCCTGCGGAGAAGTTCACGGATCCAGCACCGCCCCCTGCGACAGACGCCGTCACGGTCGAGCCGTTCAGCCCAAAGCTCACGCCGTTGCTGTTCGAGAAGACCCATGCCGTGCCGAGATTCGAGGTGGTACCGGCGCTGAGGTTGATGTTGTTGGAGATCGAGACGGTCGATCCGTTCGTCGAGATCGAGATGCCGCCCACCCCGACGATGCTCGACGTACCCGGCGCAGACGCCTGGATGGACCCGTTCGAGTAGCCCATCGTCATGCCGCCCAGCGCGTTGAACGACAGGGCCGACGCATTCAGCGCAGTGGAGCTGTTCTGCGTGGTGTTGCCGAGAGCGAAGAGACTGAGGCTCGCTGCGCCGGACGGCCCCGTAGCTCCGGTGGCACCGCCAGCACCAGTGGCTCCGGTGGCTCCAGTCCCTGCCGGACCGGTCGCGCCCGTGGCCCCTGCTGTGCCTGCGCCTGTGGCGCCCGTGGCTCCTGCAGTCCCTGCCGGTCCCGTGGCGCCGGTCGCGCCCGAGGCTCCCCCGCCAGGCCCTGTTGCCCCCGCCGGGCCGGTCGCACCTGTTGCACCAGATCCCGTCGCGCCAGCAGGCCCGGTCGCACCCGTTGCCCCACCCGTGCCCGTGGCACCGGTCGCGCCAGCACCAGTCGCGCCGGCCGGGCCAGTGGCTCCGGTCGCTCCAGCCGTTCCTGTAGCTCCGGTGGCACCCGATCCCGTCGCTCCAGCCGGTCCCGTAGCTCCGGTGGCGCCCGAGGCCCCGGCGGCACCGCCCGCTCCGGTCGCGCCCGTCGCGCCGCCCGGTGAGCCCGCAGGCCCTGTCGCGCCAGTGGCCCCCGAGGCCCCGCCACCTCCACCCCCTCCGCCGCCGGCAATCACGGCCGTCACCAGGCCGTTGACGGCGTAGGCGCTGGCGTCCTTGATGATGCCGATCGGCGCCGCATTCGGCGTCAGCGCAGCACGCCCAGCCACGCTGGCCGAGGTGTACAGCGTCTGCTGTGCTGTGGGGGACAGCCCCGTCTGCAGCAGCACTTGTGTGGTGCCGACGATGCACACGTTGACAGCGCCTCCTACACCAGCGCCTGAGAGAGTCACACCGATCTGGCCCTGCACAGCGCTAGGAGAGAGCGCCCGCTTCACCACGTTGTTGGCGAAGATCCGAACGACTTCGCCCTTCACGAGCGCGGTAGATTCGCCGTTGGTACACGTGGTGTAACTGCCGTCGTTCATGCTGCACCTCAGAAACGGAAAAAGGCGCCCACTCGTGAGGAGAAATCCCCACAAGCGGCGCCTGTTGTCAGGTAGCCGGTGTCACTCAGGATGATGCCTTATGCGACAGGTCACCGTCAACTGACCGAGCGGCTACTGAATGACTACACGCCGTCCTGCTAACACACTAGCGTTCTACTCACGTGCTCACGAACTTCATGTACGGCATGACAGTCAGGTTGTTGGTGAACTGCGACAACGCCACCGAAACAGGAAGGGTCGTCGTAGCCGCCGTGTTGACGCCAAACCCGACGATCCAGTTGTTTCCCTGCATCCCAACCAGATTCGTTCCGCTCGTAAAGGCTGACGACGACGATCCGATCGGCTTCAGCGCGGTGAGCGTCATCTGCGTGCCGATCCACGACAGCTTGATCCCGCCCGAGTTGCTCGACGTCGATTCACGTGCGAACAGCCCGAGCCAATACTGCCCCGGCGGCAGCAGCGTGTTGACGGGAAACTGCACGCGATACAACCCGCTGTAACCAGCCACAATATTAGTTCCACCTGAACTAGTCGACCCGGTTGCATACCCTGTGTAGTTTGTCGTGGTTGCCTGCGCGACCGAGATCGTCGAGTTGTTGTAGGTAACGCTCAGCCCAAAACTCGTCGACACGACAGTGCCGATCGTCGTGCTGTTGGTTCCCGTCCCACGCGAGTACAGCGCCATGGCGTGTGTCGCCGACTGCTGGCCTGACGAGGTTCCCATCGTGATGAAGTTCAGCGATGCGATCAGGTCAAGAAATCCAGCGGACACAGACTCATTCACCGGAAACGGAAAAAACGAGGCAGAGTTCGATGTGGCCGTCTGTGCACTCAGTGCGGCTGTTCCGCTGACATCGATCGGGTAAGGCTCATACGTGGACAGAACGTAGCCCCCTGATGCAGTCACGACGGACCCGTTCAAGCCGAACGATACGCCATTCGAATTCGAAAACGTAAATGCATTCAGGTTGTTGGACGTCGATCCGGCAGACAGGTTGAAGTTGTAGCTCGCCGTCACCGTCGCTGAGCCGGACATCCCGAACGACATATTGTTCGAGTTCGAGAACACGACCGTCCCCGAAGTGGCCGTTTGTGTCCCTGCTGCGATTGCTCCAGGAGTCACAGGAGCACCGATCGAGATCGTGCTGCCATTCGTCGAGATCGAGACAGCTCCTGTGGCGGAGAGGCTCGACGTAGCCGGCGCTGACACCTGGATGGAGCTGTTCGAGTAGCCCCACGTCACGGCACCCAGCGCATTGAACGAGAGCTGAGACGCCGGCAGCACGGTCGAGCTGTTCTGCGTGGTGTTGCCGAGCGCGAAGAGACTGAGGCTCGCTGCGCCGGACGGCCCCGTAGCTCCGGTGGCTCCCGTACCCGCCGGCCCGGTTGCTCCTGTTGCGCCTGTAGATCCTGTCGGTCCTGTCGCTCCGGTCGCGCCAGCAGCCCCAGTAGGCCCAGTCGCGCCTGTCGCTCCCTGGCTTCCTGATGGACCTGTAGCCCCGGTCGCACCAGAACCGGCTGGCCCAGTCGCACCCGTGGCGCCCACGCCTGTTGCGCCGGTGGCTCCAGTAGTGCCGGCAGTGCCAGTCGCGCCCGTCGCACCCTGCACGCCTTGCGCTCCGGTGGCTCCGGTGGCGCCAGCAGCGCCTGCAGTACCCGTTGCGCCAGTCGATCCAGTAGCTCCGGTGAGCCCTGTTGCGCCAGTGGCTCCTGCCGTGCCGGCAGTTCCGGTTGCTCCAGTCGCGCCCGTCACCCCGGTGGCCCCAGTGCTGCCTGTCGCACCAGTGAACCCGGTGGCGCCGGTGGCTCCGGTAGTGCCAGCAACACCCGTCGCGCCTGTTGCACCAGCAGATCCGGCTGACCCGGTAGCTCCTGTGGAACCAGTCAGCCCAGTAGCTCCCGTGAATCCAATCGGCCCTGTTGCGCCTGTCGAGCCCGTCAGCCCTGGCGGGCCCGGATCTCCGTCGTTGCCTGTAGCTCCCGTAGCTCCCGAAGGTCCAGTCGATCCGGTAGCTCCTGTCGATCCTTGCGCACCGGTCGCGCCTGTTAGCCCTGTCGCGCCAGTAGCGCCCTGCACACCAGTGGCTCCAGTGGCGCCCACGCCGGTCGCGCCTGTGGCTCCGCTTGCTCCCGTTACGCCGGTCGCGCCAGTCGCACCCGTGCTGCCTTGCACACCGGTGGCTCCGGTGGCGCCTTGCACGCCCGTCGCTCCGGTCGCCCCTGTCGCTCCCACTGTCCCCGTCGCTCCTGTCGCGCCCGCGGCGCCTGTCGCTCCTGTAGCTCCGGTCGAGCCGGTCAGCCCAGGGGGGCCCGGATCGCCATCATTGCCTGTGGCGCCCGTTGGCCCGGTTGCCCCTGTCGATCCTTGCGGTCCTGTGGCTCCCGTCGAGCCCACCGCGCCGGTCGCCCCTGTGGCTCCTGTCGACCCGGTGAGCCCCGTGGCTCCAGTCGATCCTTGCAGCCCTGTTGCGCCGGTCGCACCTGTCGGCCCAGTGGCGCCGGATGCGCCAATACCTGTCGCTCCTGTCGTCCCTGTCGGCCCAGTGGCCCCCTGCACGCCAGTGGCGCCCGTCGCGCCCACACCGGTAGCTCCTGCAGGTCCAGTTGCGCCTGATGCTCCTGTCGCGCCAGGCGCTCCGGTGGCGCCCACAGCGCCGGTGGCGCCCACACCCGTCGCTCCTGTAGCTCCAGCCTGCCCGGTCGCACCAGTCGCGCCAGCCGGGCCTGTGGACCCCACACCGGTCGCGCCAGTCGCGCCGGTGCTGCCTTGAACACCGGCTGCCCCGGTAGCGCCCTGCACGCCCGTCGCGCCAGTCGCGCCGGCACCAGTCGCTCCGGTAGCTCCTGCAGTGCCTGTGGCCCCAGTTGCGCCGGCCTGTCCGGTGGCGCCCGTTGCGCCATCAGCACCTGTGGCCCCTGCGGCTCCGGTCGCCCCCTGTGCGCCAGTAGCTCCAGCACCCGTGGCTCCGATAGGTCCGGTCGCTCCGGTGGCGCCGCCCGCGCCGGTGGCGCCTGTCGCGCCAGTAGCCCCAGGCACACCAGTCGCGCCTGTTGCGCCGCCACCGGGACCAACCGGGCCGGTCGCGCCTGTTGCCCCTCCTGGCGAGCCCGCCGGTCCTGTCGCGCCCGTGGCTCCAGCCGGTCCTGTAGCGCCATCCCCTCCGGAGCCCCCCAGCTCGGGGCCAAGAAACCCTGTGTTTATGATATCACCCACAGGCTTACCGTAGCGCGATGTTTACCGTCAGTGCTCCTTCACCACACCCGGACAGTCGCACGTCGAAGTCCTGCCCAACTCGAACAGGGCGCCGCAACGTGACCTGATCCCGATAGCCAACCGCAGCTGCTGCCGGCACAGTCAGCACGAGCGGCGTATCCGCCAGCTCGGACAACAACTGCACTTGCACAGGCGTCGAGAACTGGCCTGCAAGGACGATGATGGAGATCGAAGAGAACTCCTCGCCATCAGCAGGAAAGCGCTGCGGTGGCTGCGAATCGGGAGCCCCTGCAGAGCCGGCAAGCCCTGCATAGCTGATCGTCACACCACGAGGGTCTCCTCTAAGCGCGCCGACGACACGCATAGCCGGAAGCCCGCGGCTATGACGTGCGCCCGGACCATTCCAGCCCTCGCTCATTACACCGTCAGCGTCCCGTCGATGGTCAGCGTAAGCACGTTGTTCGTGCCTGAGAACGCCTGGATGGTCTCGCCGGCAGCAAGGTAGAAAGGCCCGTAGGAGTCGAACGGCAGGTTGCCTTGCGCAGGGATCGAAACAGCATCAAATATCCGCGTTCCGGTAGCATCGGCACCGATCGACATCGTGAACGTGGCCGCTGTCCCACTGCTGTTGTAGACGTGGATGTTCTGGATCTTGAGCGTCGTCGATCCTGGCACGGTGTACTTCGTCGCAGCGGAGTTCGTCAGCAGTGCCGGCCCGAAAACTCTACTCCCTGTGGTTGTTGGCATCGTGTGGTCCTTCCCGTCGATGATGCACTAGCTAGCCGCATGGATCAACCTAGGTGCCTTGCGGTACCATCAGCTGCGTGCCCGCTGTCGGCGACATCATCACAGGGCTCGTCACCTACGCGACGAACGCCAAGATCCGCGCGGTTGGACCCGTCAAGAGCGTCTTGGGCGCTCGGTTCTTCGCCCAGCTCCGCTCTCCGCTGAACGGCGCCAACTACAATAGCTACTTCAACCTGTCTGACGAATACATCACGTGGGTGCCAGGCGATCAGACTGACGAGACCAGCAGTCCATTCGGGCCCAACACCGCGACCTTGACCGTCGATGGCGTCTCGACCGGAGCGCTCCAACTGGGCAGCTTTCCCGTCACAGGTCTCGTCAGCTACCAGACCCGAGCGTGGGTCAAAAGCGTAGGCCGCTGGTTCGATCTCGTGCCTGCCGAAGCCCCGGCACAGCCACTAGTCGTCATCGACGCTCCTGACGGCCGCCAGTGGGTCAGCACCGAGACTCCAAACCAGCAGTTCCTGGCGGCCACATTCTGGTCGGTGTCCCCTCAGCGCGGCTCGGACGAGGCCATTGGGTGGGGAATGACTGAAGAAGAAGCGGACGCGCACCCGCTTCGCACGTACCACGAATTGAATCGGCGGCTTGTCGGATGGAACCAGAACAACACGTGCGCGGGGATGCCCGACCTATCGCTGTCGATCCACAACCTGGACGCAGTAAACACAGAGGACACGTTCGCCGTCCTGACAAATCTGATCTCGCCAAACTATCAGAAGTACGTGCGCATCCGCGGCACCCTGAACCCTGTCGACGTGAACGCTGTGGACCGCGAGATCACAGGCTACGTGCCTGCTGATCCTGTCACCAACACAGAGCGCGAGATCATCATCGCTGGCTTGGGGCTCGCTCCGCAATACGTTGGAAAGATCGTGCAGACGGTAGATGGGCAGCGTACTGGTGTAGTGACTCGGCAGAACGCGGCCGACCGCCTGGCCATCAACGAGATCCGCGATGGAGCTGCCGCGATCGACGGCTCAGGCGTCACGGCTGTGTCTGATTTTGCTGTGGGCGACCACGTGAGCTTTCTGGATCCAACGCAGCTTGCTGACTGGCCGTTTCCTCCCTACCTTCAGTTTCCGCTCCTCGCACAGACGCGGATCGATGTCGGCACGTCTGGGCTGTTCCCAGATGGCCACCTGGGCAGCTCATGGCCATTCATCAGCCAGTGCCTGCTCGGATCTGGTGTTCCAAATCGGCAGGAGTTTTTGCTGAGCGGCGGTGTTGCCGCGAGCATCATGTCGAGCGGAATCTTCGCGACACACGCGAATGCGTTCCAGAGCGGATACGCCATCTGGACGTCATGTGCAGTTCTCATAAACGGTGATGGCCCATTCATCGGGGACTACGCGCTCGTTCTGGGTGACGAGAACACCTTCGTTCCGTACGGCGCAGGTGGCGTAGGTTTGCGCGCATTCGGCGACAGCCCATGCACAGTGACCCTGTCCGATCAGTCTACGATCGCTTCTTTCGGCATGGGTAGCGCCGTAATCGCCTTGACGAGCACACACACAGGTCAGCCAGGAGACTTCGCCGGAAACGATACGGGAGGAACGGGGGCACGCTGGTACGGTACGGGCAACACAGGCTACCTGCTCATCCTGGGAAAGAACACGCGGAGCAAGTTCCCCAAGGTCCGCGCCACGGTCGTCACGTCAGCTCCGTACGCAATCAACATCGCTGGTAAGGGCCCGGGAGACACTAACCCGCTCTACAATCGAAACTTCAGTGACATCCCCATCGTCATCACGACGGGTTCACTGAGTGTGTTGGCGGATTCGTCACCTGACAGCTTCTGAGCGCTCCATCGATCGTCACGCCAGGCTGGTTCAGTACAGCCGACGTGGCCACGAGATCTGCCATGGCAGCACGCTCATGGTGCCACAGGCGGTGGACTGCACGCAGCCGATAGTCGGGCATCGTCCACCACTCGCCCATCGCCGAGAAGAACACCTCATCGGCACCAACACGTCGCCCTAGCTCCACGAAGCTCTCCATCTCGCGCCAGTTGTTGGCCTGCACCACGAACGACAACTGCAGGCGCCTAACCGGTCCGTTCGCTCGCAGCTTCGCAACGAAGGCTAGATTCCGCTGAAGCCTCCCCCAGTCACCTCCCCGGTTGAGCGCGTAGGTTGTGTCGGTCGCTGCATCGATGGAGATCTCGACCGAGCGAACACGCACACGAATCGGACCAAGCCCATCCCACCCGATCGCGTCGAACCGCTGTCCATTTGTATGCAGCCGAATAGACAGACTGGGGCAGCTTTTAGGATCCAGCGAACGCAGTAGCTCCCGATCTGATGCACTCGTGAACGGGTCCCCGGCGCCGCTCACACTCAGCCACTGCAGCTCCTGAAGCACGCCGTTTCCCAGCGTCGCTTCACGAATCCTAGCGATGTCGTTGCGTGCACGTTCTCCTGCCACGATCAGCCCTTCACGGCAGCTCGGGCACGCCAAGTTGCACGTGCGATCGTCCGCCAGGTTCACGAACGTGATGTGGGCAGGCTGCAGCGTTGCCCATGGCGGCAGCTCTGCCACCTCACGCACCGGTCCTGCGCCGTCACGAAGAAATGGGCACGCTGTGCAGTAGCGAAACGATCCGTCGAGGATCGACGCTCGGATGTCTTGCGCATTCGTGCTGCTGAACGCCTGCCGTGCATCGATCTTCAGCACGTTGCCGATCGACACTGGCAGCCACCCAGAGCAGCAAGCGAAGGCGTCGCCGTTCGGCACGACCTCCAGGTTGCGGAACGGTCGAGCGCAGAACTTCATCAGCTGAGCTTGCAGAGAAACAGTTGGTACCCAACGAATACGACAGCAACACTCCGGCCAAGCTCGCAGATGAAGCCGTCAACAGCAGCGTGCACAGCCGGCATCCCATAATCGTCGAAGACTAGCGGTGCACCAGGAAGTAGTAGCTGCCAGACAGCTCGCGCGTCGTGTGTCACATCATCAGCTTCGTGCGAGCCGTCGATGTAAGCCCCGGCGAACCCAGGAGCCAGTCCTGGGAGGACCACGTGAGACTTTCCCCGTGCCTTCACGATCGCCGGAATGTGCCGTGTGTTTGCGTCGAACGTCATCTCGTAGTCGGCGTCAAAATGGTCAACGCAGGTGATGGTGGATCCGGCAGGTAACAGGTTATTCAGTGTCCACAGCGCCGATCGGCCTTCATAACTCCCCACCTCTAGCCAGCGCACCGGGCTCCCCCGGAAGAACTGCGGCAGGTACTTCTCCCATGCCCAGGTAGTATTCGAGAACCAGTCCGTCGTGAACCGTGGCGGTTCGTTCATCATCGGTAGCCGTCTCGCCAGAATGGGCGCGTGAGAATTGCAGCATCGTCGCCAGCCATCCACGCCCGTGACGTCCGGCTTCCGAACAGATGGCGATCGCCGCTCACCAGTGACTGTGCACCCACGTGCTGATACAGCCCGGGGTAGTGCACACCGATCATCCAGTTGCGCGCCGCGCCGATCGCACGGATACACTCATCGGAGCCTGGAGTCGGGCACGCCACCATCTCTGCACGAGCATCATGCAACGCCCGACACGTGCGCAAAGGCACCTTCAGCGCCTGGCAGAACGAGAACTGCGCTGCGTGGATCCGGAACAGGCTCCACGGCATCGTCGCATCACCCCAGGGGGCGTAGAACATCACGAACGCGCAGTCGGCTGGAACCGAAAACTCCTCTGCGTACTTCGCGGCACCTGGACATCCCTTCACATCGTCTTCGAGAAACAACAAGTCTTCCCGGGCCTCCACCGCCAGCTCGAACGCCTGCCACGTAGTCCAGCGATTCTCCGTGGCAGGCGCGTGCAAAGGCTTCGGCGCGCAAATAGCACGCCAGCCTGCAGGCACTTCCGGAGGCTCCGCGCCGTCGACCAAAACGATTCTGGTCTTGTCACTAGCGGAGGAGTCGACATCGATCAGCGTCGCCGCGAGATGATCATGCCGCCGCTGATCGGTGAGGACGACGATCACGGGACCACGAGAACCGTAGCACTGATGATGACGATCGCATTCCCGGACGGAGCAACTGAGAGGCCGACACCCCGGGACAACGGCCCTGATGGGGGCGGAATCGGAACCGTGAATCTAACGTTCTGCCCTCCACCAGTCGGCGCAAACGTGGTGCCTGGAATAACTACACCCTGGCACGTCAGGCTGAACGACGCTCCTGCGCTGCCCGAATAGCCATAACACGTGTACTGCACATTGAGATGACCGCCGCCAAGCGCAATCGCGTCGGGAATCGGAAACTCGAACGGGCTGGATGTGCATGTCGCTACGCCCTGGTACACCCACACGCGTGTGGACCCAGCCATGGTGGCGATGCCGCCCAGCAGGATTGTGGCGAGCACGGGAGTCCCCACGTTCGGATTGAACGAGATCAGCCCCAGTGACCCGCCAGCAGCCCGCACGATGCTGGCAACAGGGTTTGTGCCGTCTGACGGCGGTGTGCCGGATACGAGCACACCTAGCGTGTCGCTGACGTATGCCGTCTGCCCATGCGTGGGTGTTCCGGTGAACTGCGCGATGACAGGGCCGCTCAGGACAACGAGTGCCGCAGCGCCGTTGGCCGCATCGGTGAGCGTGATCCCTAGCGCAGGCACACCTGGCGAGATGAGATCCGACGCCTGCGCAGCAAACACGTGGTTGTCAGCGCCGGACGCGCGAACCACTGAGAATGCCGCGAGCATACCGCCTGAGTCCGCAATCATCGAGGCCGCACCGAACGACACCACACCACCAGCTCCGACAACGTTGTTGCCGGCCGGATCAGGATAGTTGGTCGTCGCCAGGTTCGCGATCGACCCAATCGCGCCGCCGAACAGGCGCACGCCGCCCAGCGTCGCCACGGCTGTGACCGCCGTGTACTTGCCGACGCGAACAGCCGTCGCTGTCGACGAAGTGACGTCCAGAACAACGTCTGTGTTTCCACCATCCGAGGAGATGACACCGTCAACGCTCACAGAAGCGTTGACGCAGTCGATCTTGACGATCGGTACGGCAGAATTTGACACGTCCGCGGATTGAATAGCGACACCCGTAGAGGCGTACACATTGACCCCGGCTGGACCAGTCGGCGCCGTAATCCGCGGCGGTCGCACAGTGGTATCGCCACCGAACAGGACAGCTCCTGCATTGGTGACGCTCTGCCCAGACCCGCCTGCGTTGATCTGGATACCACTGCGCATAAACGCTGCCGCACCAAGGACACCAGACAGCGAACTGTAGAACGATGCTGTTGGACCGACGGTCGCGAACACGGTAGCGACCGTGAACGAGTCACCGGCCTGGTATGCGCCCACGAACATGCTCGTGCCAACCCGCACAGTGTTGGTGCTGTCAGTGTCTGTGTAGGTCGGTGAGGCGGCGAATTCCACCAGTGCTGTCGACAGCACGCCCGTGGCAGCAAGGAACACACCAGCATATTTCTCACATCCAGTGCCGTAGACCGTCGTGAACCCTGCGTTGGTGCTGCGGAACCCAGAGATCACCAGCGCGCCCGAAGATGACGTGCCACTGTCCGCGCCCTGCTGCACAGCATGTGAGAAGTCACCCACCGCGACGCCAGGCTGCTCGATCAAAAACACATCGCTGGCCACAGGTGATGCTGGCAGGATGTCCGCAGGCACCAGCAACGCCGTCGTGTTCTTCCACACCATGGTGGCGAAATTCCGCAGCGCAACCGTTGTGGTGTTGGCCGCGAACCGAATACGGTATCCGCTGATGGCCGAAACGCCGGCCGCCTCCGCCGGGAAGTTCGCAGCACCTCCGCCAACCTGCTGGCAGTTGAGAACGGCTGTTGAGCTGCCCCCGATCGTGTTGTACCCGCTTGCGAACGTGCTCGACAGGGTGATGTAGCCAGCCGTAGTCTCATCGGCAGCAGTCAGCGTGAAGTTGTCCGTGCCTCGTACAATCGCAGTCTTCCATCCGATCACGTTAGACAGCCACGACATGTCCTGATCGCCGCCGGTCCTGTTCTTGTACGTCGCTCCGTTGATGCGGGGCTTGACCAGGATCAGAAGGTTCGCGTTGTTTCCACTCCGAGGAAGCAGTTGGCCTACGCGCTCCATCGTCTTGAATGGCGTGTCGAGTGCTGCTGCCAGAGCCTGGGCCAGCACACCAACAGCGCCAGGCGCAACCGGCGGGATGACAGAAGTGTCGAACGAGTACCCCGGCAGAGCCGTGTTGTCGTCGCCGGTCAGCACAACGCCGTCGTAGTCCACGCAGTAAACGACGTACGAGCCTGGCGAGGGAAAGGCAGAGTGTTGGTGATTCTCACGTGCAACACGATTGCCGACTGGGTTGCCGACGAGATCGACCACCCAGTTCTGCGTCGCCTGCACCGCAAAGTTGGCGCCTGCGCCCGTGGCACCTGCTGGTCCGGTGGCGCCCGACGCACCCACGGGCCCGGTCGCTCCAGCCGCTCCAACACCTGTCGCGCCGGTCGCACCTGACGATCCTGTCACGCCGGTCGCTCCACGCACACCCGACGCGCCGACCGGACCTGTTGCACCAGTCACGCCCGTCGCGCCCGCAGCACCCACGCCCGTCGCGCCGGTCGCTCCGGTAGCTCCAGCCGTACCGGTCGCTCCGGTCGCACCGCCAGGCGAGCCTGCAGGGCCTGTGGCTCCCGTCGCACCAGCAACACCTGTTGCACCTCCGGGTGAGCCGGTCGCACCAGCCGGTCCAGTCGCGCCAGTGGCGCCCACGCCGGTTGCTCCTGTAGCTCCACCTGCACCCGTCGCGCCCGCCACGCCCGTCGCGCCAGTGGCGCCCGTCGCACCAGTTGCACCCGTCGCGCCGGTGGCTCCACCTGCACCCGTCGCGCCCGCCACGCCCGTCGCGCCAGTGGCGCCCACGCCGGTTGCTCCTGTAGCTCCACCTGCACCCGTCGCACCGGTGGCCCCAGGAACGCCCGTCGCGCCGCCAGCTGGTCCAGGAACACCGGTCGCACCGGTTGTGCCTGTCGCTCCTGTCGCACCGACGCCCGTTGCACCCGTCGCGCCGGTGGCTCCACCTGCACCCGTCGCGCCCGCCACGCCCGTCGCACCGGTGGCACCACCAGGAGATCCAGCTGCACCCGTCGCGCCGGTGGCCCCTGCCACACCAGTCGCTCCGCCAGGCGACCCAGTGGCGCCTTGCACGCCCGTAGCCCCCCGCGGTCCTGTAGCGCCGGTGGCCCCCGATCCGGTGGCTCCGGCAGGCCCAGTGGCTCCTGTGGCACCTGCCGGACCAGAAGCGCCGGTAGCCCCCGTCCGTCCCACCAGGCCGCTGCCACTCTCGGTCAGTACGGCCAGCACGGAGTTGTCCCGTGTGTAGTTCGCCGTGTCGAACACCACGCCGATGACAGGGCTACCCACGTAAGGAACATTCGTCGCCAGTCCGGCGACACTGGGAGACGGATAGAGCTGATCTGACGTGCTTGGTGTCAAGCCAGGCTCCAGCAGCACCCGCCGTGTGCCCTTGAGCGCCACGTTGACTGAGCCTCCTGGTCCGACAACGCCAGAGTCGACAACGCCGATCAGCCCAACCAGATCGTCAGGCGAGTCTCCTTGTGCGCGGATGACAGTCTTGTTCTCGCCTTCTTCGACACGAACCACCTCACCGTTCTTGAGCGCGTTCGATTCGCCGTTGAAGCCAGTAACATATACGCCATCCCACATTGGATTCTCCTCTGGAAACGCAAAGAGGCGCCGCCCACAGGTCTCCCTGCGAATGGCGCCTGTGTGTCAGGTAGCCCGCTCAAGCAGCGATGATGCCCTAGATCGCTCTGACCAGTCAAACCAAGCGTTCAGCGCAGCGTCTTACGGCGATCCGGCAAGTACACCACACGCTTGTCCGGGAATGTCACGTCGCCTGTGCGCTTGCACCACGACCACGCTGCATTGCCACGGCAGATCACCGGCGGTCTCCACACCTCAGCATGCGTCTTCGGATCTGGGTGGTCGTCCTTGAGCACCAGAAACGATCGCCCGCACGTCGGGCACCCGCCAGCGGTAGGCGTCTTATCGTCCGTGTAGTCGAACTCGATGACCGTACCCACGCTCAGAAGAGCGTATCACGGCTTCGTGTTCCCTCCGCGGAGGGCGCTGTTCAGCTCCTGCCGAGCCTGCTCGTGCAGCTCCCCGGCAATGTCCTCCATGATCGGGATCAGGTCGAGGACGGCTTGCCGGATGACAAGAAGCTGAGATGCTCGTTGGTCGCCAGCAACTGTGTCCGCCAGTGCCCCAGTTCGCATGACAGCTTCTCCAGATTCTTTGATCTGGAATCCGAGGTTGACGAGGCGGTAACGATCCGCGAGGCGATCGATGGGGACGACCGGTGCGTCCGCGCCACCATGTGCTGTCGCACCTCCCCCTCCCCCACTGCCATCGCTACCCGTCGTTGGCTTCTCATCCGACATTCGCCCGCTCGATGGTGTCGTCATGCATGGTGGTAGTGCCTTTCATGGTAGCGGGAAGAGGGGAGTGCGTGTCAACAGCGGAAAAACAAAAACCCGCCGGAAGCAACGGCCTCCGGCGGGTTGAAGTGTGTGCGCGTGTCGCGGATCAGACCACGGGGCGCTTCAGCAGACCTTCGAGGGTCTCCCGAACGTCGAAGCCCAGGTTCGTGGCCGGGATCGAGGTCCAGTCGTAGTACCCCTCGACCGTGGGGAACGGAGGACCGGAGGCCGCGTTGGCACCCGCGATGCCGTACGCCGCCTGCGGGGACAGGATGCCCACGTAGGCGATGTTCGGCTTCAGCCAGATCGGCAGAACGAACGCCGACTGGTCGCGCGGCGACGCGATGCCGTTGCTCGCCAGCTCCAGCGCCGTGGTGGTGCCGAAGACGGTGGGACCGCTGCCCTGCGGGTACTTCTCCACGGGGCCCTCGGACTGCACCTTCTGGTTGACCTGGAACTTGTGGTAGGTCTTCCGCAGGAAGTCGAACAGCACGCCGCCCGCCGTGTTGGCCGGGTCGTAGCCGCCCAGGTGGACGTTGCGCGAGAACTGGATCGCGCCGCCGCTGTTGGTCTGGTCCTGCAGCTGGAACGACTGCTGCGCGTTGTTGCGGCCCATCTCGCGAACGATCTGCAGCTGGATGCTGTAGATCAGCATCTCCCAGCCCTCCTGCAACCCGGTGTCACCCGAGCGCGGGATGTTGGTGTCGACCAGCGTCAGCGTGCGCTGACCGCCCGGGATGGGCGAGCCGGCGGCGCCGATGAAGGTCTGCAGGGGCTGCGCATCGCCGCCCTCGAACTCCACCGTGTGGTAGAGGCGATCGTGCGTCCAGTCCGCGAACTCGATCGGGAAGGGGACGCCCCGAACCCGAACAGTGAGAGTACCCGTCGATGCCATGTGCTTGGATCCTTCTGCCCCGAGGGTCGGCGTGGCCGGTGTGGTCCTCAGAGCCGTTGAAACAGTCGCTGGTTTTCACCCAGCTCGACGCAGCGACGCCGCCGAGCTGCAAAAAGACTCCCGCCTACTGCGAGAGGAAGTTCGTGCCGAAGCCGCTGTTGCCCAGCACCTCGACGGCGGGACCGGTGGCCGACATGTTGTCGCCGGTCATGGGAGTCATCTCCTCCGCCACGTGCGTGCCGAGGCCCGAGTCGAGCAGCTGCACGACCGGCTCGTCAGAACCGGAGAGAGCGTGGTACTCCTCCGGCGTGATGATGCCGAGCGCGCCGCGCATCGCGGTCTCCTCACGGTGGCCGAGGCCCATCAGCCCCTCCAGGATGCGAGGCGCCGCCATGATGCCAACGGTCACGAGAGCCGAGATGCCGGTCTCGCGGTGCTTCGGCGACAGCGCTAGCGCGCCGCCAACGAGACCGCCCAGCACCGCGCCGTGCAGCCCCGCGTGACGAAGCGCCTTGGGGTTCTTGCGGGCGTGCAGGTGCGCCAGCATGAACCCGATCTGAGTCGCTCCGCCGCCGATCAGCGGCCCTGCGATGGACGCGCGGTCGGCGTTGCCGAATCCGCGAAATCGATGCCGTGCCATTTGGTTAGTTCCCTTTCTTGTTCGTGGTTGATGTTTGAAACCGCGACAGGGAACTACCGACGGCGACGACGGCGACGCGCACCGCTCAGGCTGTGCGAGCGCTTCGTCTTCAGGCAGCGGCCGGTGTTCTTGTTGACGCCGAATCGGCAGTGACGCTTCATGGTTCTCTCCTTGCTTTGGGGTCGTTGGGTTCAGAGGGCCGTGCGAATCACGACCCCATTTTGGAAATGCAGCTCGACGGCTCCGCCGCGCATGAGCGCCGCGAGCGGGCCCGCCACCAGCTCGGGCGGAAGTTGAGCGAAGCCCTGCCCCTGCAGCAGCCGCGCGGCGTTGCGTAAGGCGCTCACGTGCGCATACGCGCCGGCCGCGGGCGGGCTCGCCTGGATGTTGAACTTCGCCACGGGGCGGCCATTCCAGTCCCCCAGCTCCACGGCCTCCGCGCCATGCAGCGGAGCGTTCGGATGCAGCCGCTTGATGTCGGCCACGGCCGGATGCTGGCGATGATGCTTCTGGTGCCACGCGTGCCGCTGGCTGTGGCCCATCGGCATCGGGGTGGGTGGCGTCTGAATCGGCGCCGGAGGCGCTGCCGTCACGGTCTGCGCCACGGCCGCGGTCGTGACCGAGGGAGCCGCCGGGAGAAGCGTCGCGTTCGGCGATGTGGCCAGCAGCTCCTGGTTCATCGTCGTCACATCGAGCACGTGCTGCGTGTCGAGATCGCGCCGGGCCTGCGCCGGGGTCAGCGGCTGCCACATCCCCGTGCGCATCACACCGGCAGCGATGGAGTTGTTCGGCGTCATCATGTGGTTTGCTCCGCAGCGGGATTTGGTGGGTAGAAACGACAAAAGGCGCTTTCCGAGAGTGATCTCGAAAAGCGCCTGTGTTCAGGTAGCCCTGTGCGGGTGGGTGGTCCCCGCGGTTATGTGCGAGCAACTAAGAAAGCACGAGTTGCGCGGCAGTGTCAAATGGCAGTACGCTCAAGGGCATGTCATTCGCACTGCACACTGCTTCTCCGTACATGCTCCGTTACGCCGCGATCGCGGGCGGAGCCGGCACCGACAACACGCTCACGCAGGCGCAAATGCTCGCGGACGCCCACGCGGGTCCACTCAAGACCAAGCTCCAGGTCACGAACACGCTGAGCGAGTGGACCGCGCTCATCGATGACCCGGAGATCTCGGTGTACGTCTCGCCGCTCGGCGGATCTCCTGCGGTCGTCGGCTACGGCTTTGGCAACCCGTCGAGCGTGTCCACGCTGCAGTTGACCGCGCTGGCGGCTGGGAACGCGATGGTCGAGATCCGATTCAACCACACGATCGACCGGTGATGGCGAAGCGACGTAGACGCGGACTCGGGTCGAGCGCGGCGGAGCACGTTACGGAAGCTGAGCGCGCTGATCGACGTGCCGTACGCGCCGCCGAATCCAGTATTGCAGCCGCAGAAAGAGGTGACTGCTCGCGTGCCGCCGAGCATCTTCTACAAGCATATCGCGAAGTCGGAATCGGTGAAGGCCATCGAATGGGAGCGGATACTTCGATGAATCGCCCCGGGCGTATCGGTGAAGCTAACCGAATGTTCTTCAACTCGTGCCGTCTGGCCTCGCGCGGATGACCCGCCAGCTCGCCAACCCCGGCTCGTGCGACGTCCGCTTCTGGGACTTCGCCCTCCCCGTCGCCTTCGGCTCGATCGCCGGTCTCGGCATGAGCATGGCTGCACGCATCCTCACTGCGGGAGAGCAGCCAGGGACGCGAGACGCTGCTGCGAGCGTCGCACACGCCATCGGATTCTGGACGTTCGGCGGGCTCACATTCGTGCTGCGGCAGCGCCACCGGCACTGAGCAGGTTTGACCAGCCGTGCGCCGCGGGCGTACGCTCGTGGGCATGGCGAACCGAATCGGCGGATACCCGAAAGACAACGGCCGGGTGCTGGCCGATGGCCACGGCAACCAAATCGGCCGCGGACGGAAGATCGGCTGCACGCGGATCAGGCCCGGCCAGCCCGGATCGTGGATCTCGAACGAGCGGTGCAGCTACCAGTTCATCGTGAGCGGCAAGCCGTACTCGTGTCGCGGCTACGGTGATGGCGTGGCGGTGAGCTGCCGCGAGATGAAGAAGGCACCGCGGGGCCTGGCTGGATCGCGAAAGCGGAGGAGACGATGATGGCCGAGAAGCTCACGTACTGCATCGCCAAAGGCGCACCGGTGTACCTGCCCACAGAAGGGTGGCAGCGCACGAACGCAGGCAAAGCGCTGTGTGGCCGGCTCCTGCGAGTCACGACCATCAAAGCAGGGGACATTCGCAACTCGATGCCTGTCGGGATCATCACCGTGAAGGGGCATCAGCTCGCCACGCATCCCAAGAACCTGAAGCTGGTCGGGCGTGGGATGAACGGCTTCCGTGATGGCGCTCCGGCCGCAGCAGCTCCTGCGCCCACCGCACCGGTCGCCACGAAGACCGGCACTGGCCGCGCACGTCGCCGAAGGAGACGCTGATGGCCACCAAACGATGTGTGACAAACCCCGCCTTGCCTCGATACTCCGAGAAGCGGGGATGGCACGGTGGGGCGAAGAAAGTGCTGTTCACGCTCACGGATCCGAACGTGCCGAGTTGGATGGCTGTGCGTCCTGCCCAGAACATGCGCAGTATGGGGCCCGGAGTACACATTCGCGTGGCGACGCGTGCTGAGGCAGAAAAGCACTGGCAGCACCCGCTTCACCCCGGGTGGAAGGTGAAGTGCTGACCGTCTGCTTGACGCCAACAAGCTGGCGTCTATACTGCTCGACATGATCAGCTCACATTGACGCCCGGCCGGTAGCAGACCCCGTCACTCACTTCGTGATCGTTCGGCGGGATCTCCCCCTTGGTGTTCTTGGTGCGATGCTGATCCACGCCGCGGGCGAATCGAGCCCCGGCAACCTGACCGAAGGCACGTACGCCATCGCCCTGGCCGTGCCCGACGAGGCCACGCTCATCAAGCTCCTGCTGCGTCTGCAGCGCCAGGGGCTGCACGTCACGCCGATCCACGAGCCGGATCCGACCTACAATGGCCAGCTCATGTCGATCGGCATTCGGCCGGCGCCGCGCTCGGAGATCGCGCGGTTCCTGTCCGACATCCCCCTTTTGAAAGATTCGTCCGGGTCGTCTAAGAGAGGACCACGCGAAAGCGTGACGCTGGTTTAAACCCAGCCCCAGGGCACTATTCCGCGGCCATAGCTGAGTGATTTAGCGCGAACCGTAATGAAGTTCGAGACGGGGGTTTGATTCCTCCTGGCCGCACCAGCTTTCAATCCACTGCCGAAGCGGCGTCGAGCATCGCCCACTCGCCGGCTGTCGTCCGCACGAACGGCACGCCGCCGAACTTGATGATCCCAGGATGGATCACGTCTACGTCTCCGAGGAGACGAACTGGATAGAGCGGCCGTACGCAGGGAACCGTGTGTTTCTCGTTCATGCCGCTTGCCATCTGCAAAGCAGGAACCAGATCGTGAGCCACAGAACTGGCGGGGTTTCTGCTCGAATCGTTTCGCCGCTGTGCCTGCTGTTACGTCAGAAGATCGTTCACGCTCAGTCCTTCCTCTTCCATCAGCACACGTATCTGCTTCTCTGCCTCACGCCACAACTGGATGACCCTGGTCTCCGTCACGCCAAGCTGGCGGGCAGTCACCGCTGCCGTAACACCCGCAAGGCGGTCACGAATAACCCGTTCGAGACGGCTAGGCAGCCCGCACAACACAGTATCGATATCGAGCTGCCTGAGCCGCTTTCCCAGCTGCCCTGCATCGTGGGTCTGGCGTGCAACAGCGCCTTCGTAGTTGTCCGTACGCCGCGTGTGATACTTCACGGCTGCAGCCGCCCGTGCAGGATCCCGCCGCCACTCTGCAAGCTCGCTGTGCGGGACAGGGCCCTGCCGCCGCACGTAGTCCATCATCGCGCCCCTGATGTAGAACTTCGAGAAGGTGATGAACTGCAGTCCCCGTGCTTCTCGAAAGCGGCTCTCTGCCAGCATGAGCCCGATCATGCCTTCGGAGAAAAGATCGTCTTCGTCGATCTGGTAGCGCCGGGCAAAGCGGCGGGCAGTCCACCGAGCTTCCTGGAGCATAGAGAAAATGAGATGGTCACGGGCCACGCGACCATGCTATGGGAGAGCGCGGTGGGTGCCTAGTAGGGGAGCTTGCGAGACGCGCGCTCAGCTCGAACCTGGCTGCACACCAACGCCTTCACAGCCGCAGCAGCAGTCCGGTGACGCGAGATCCGCGCTTTCGGATTGTACATATTTTCCGCCGTCCACTTCTCACCTGCCGGTCGTGCACGACCAGGAAGCACTGGAGCTTCGTACACCTCGCCGAGACGGATGCCGCCTACGAACACTGTTGCGTTCTGCCTGTACTTGCTGTCTCCACGCCGGACGAACACGCGAGGCACCGAAGTGATCCCGCAGGCGATGGTGTGCTCTTTGGCCATCCAGTAAGCCTAACGCCGCTTGCTCACGCGTCGCAAACGCCACTCGTGCGGCGGCAGATCTTCCAGGGCAGCCGAGCACGAGTCACGCTGCGTATCGCTCGATGCGCCGTGGTGGTCGAGGTAGGACGACTGCCACTTGCCGGCGAACTTCGTGGACCGGTGCACGACCACCGTCTTGCGTGGATCGAGACGGTTCTGCAGCTCTACGCCCGTGATCCGCGCGCCATCGCAGACGTAGCGCTTACTCTTGAGCCCGAACAGGAGCTTGCGGGTCTGGATGCGAATGGGCTGACCACGGCTCATGGTGCACGCGAATCGATCAGCTTAACCGCGGCCTGTGGGTGTGTCTGCTTGGCTGCACGAACGGCCTTCCTGCTTCGTTCACCAGGCCGCACATGACTGGACCACAGAAACCAGCGCAGCGGCGACGTACGGTCCCGATACACACGCACCTCAAGCACGCGGATCACTTCTCTTCGCGCAGCACAAACTTCGGCTTCTTCGGCCGCACATCCCGGCCGATCGGCTCTTCCAGAAAAGCGGTGCGACACTGCACCCGTGCAGCTTTCGCTGTTAGCCCTCTACCGCTCGCCGTGTGCGTGCTGTGCAGCCCAGATGGGCCATAGACGTAGCACGTGAACCTTCTCCACTTTGTCGCCATCTACCGTCGTCCTTTCACAGTCGCCCGCCCGATCATGAACGCGAGCCCAGCGGCGACCACGCCCAGGCCGATCGACTTGATGGTGTACCAGCGCACGAAGTAGTCCGGGGCGACCGTGATCGCCGTGCGCGCGTCCGCGGCGAAGTCACCCAATCCCGCGCGAATCAAAACGGCGCCTCCTCACGATCCGGAATGTTCTCGCATCGCTCGATGTACTGGCGCGACCGCCGCACAGCCTCCGACCGCTCGGGCAGCTGCAGCCGGAACCCCACCGCCTCTTCGAGCACAGGCAGCCGCTCGGACAGGTCTTCCCAGTGGCGCGTGGACGGCACGGTCACGTCGAGCGCCTCCGCCCAGCTCGCGACCTTGCGGCCCGGCGTCCGGCGCTCAAACTGCTCGTTCAGCGCATCGAATCGGCCATCACCCGGCCGGGCCCGCGGCTTTGGCCCGCGCCGGCCATGGTTCACCCAGGCGCGGTACGCTGTGCAGTCGCTGCCGCAGTCCGACTCCACGAACGAGCGGAGCCGCGGGTTGGCGTTGAGCAGCTCGCGGACCGGCTCTCGCTTCACCTTGAAGGTGCGCGGGCGGGCCTCGCGGGATGCCTCGCGGAAGCACCGGCGCCGCACGGGATCCTTCGGCGTCTCGTACACCCACGGCATCCCAAGCTGGTCACGGCCGCGCAGGAGGTGCAGGCCGACCGCAACAGCAGCGACGCCCAGCGCCAAACCGCCGAAGTGCGAGTTAACCAGCATCTGCGATAGGATACACCAAATGGCGTCCGTCGATCTCAGCCAGACCCACCTCAAGACCGTACACGTGATCGCTGTTGTCCTGGCGCTCCTGTCAGCCGGGCTCTACATCGGCCGCACGTACGTCAGCCTGACCTGGGCTGTGCGCGAGCTGGACAACAAGCAGAAGGAGATTCCGACCAAAGAGGATCTCCGCCAGCTGCACACCGAGCTGAACGTGGAGCTGACACACGCTGCCGCGGAGCGCGCGAAGTTCTACCTAGAGCACGCCAGGGCGGAGTGCGAGCCCCCGGTCAAGCACGGGGGGAAGTGGAAGTGCTCGTGGGTATGGCCGCCGCCCCCCGAGGACTAGAAGCGCCGTCGCTTCCGAGTCCACGTCGCCTAGACATCGTCGTGTGCCTTGAACGCCGCCGAGAGCACGCACGCCCTCGCGGTCACATCGAGCGCCGGGAACGCTCGTAGCACACCCCGTCGAACGATGCCGGTCATCTGCCGGCGCCGCCGATCGTGCGCGCCCCGAGCGGAGCGCACGTCGTGCGTAACAGGTGGGCGCCGCCGGCTCACGGCCTGTGCTTCGACCGGTGAGCCGTCACGGCCAGTACGACCGCGAGCCCCACCGCGAGGATGGCCAGGCCCTGCGCCGGGTCCAGGCTGATGTGGTCGTACTGCGCCGGGATGAACGCCTTCACGTCCACCGATGCGTGATCGATCGGCAGGCCGCCTGGCGCGAACGTCGGCCCTCTCCCGTAGGGGGAAGGCGGCGGGTAGTAACCTGGCTGTGGCTGCTGGTAGTACGACATCGGATATCCCCCTGATTGCGGCGCTGGCGCGGGTGGCGGCGGCGACGGGTTGCTCGGGTCGATCCCCGCGGCCTGCTCGATGGCCGCCGCCATGTCGTTGGCCGACGCCCTGATCATCGACGTGGTGGCGCGCTGCCAGTTCTGCGGGATCTTCCTGCCAGCGCCCTGGACGACGTAGACGATGAGGGCCCGATTCGCCGCTGCAGCCGTTGCCGTCCCGACCACGCCATCCACGCGCACCAGCAGCTTCGCATCCTGGTGCTGCTGCCCGAGCGCATTGAGCGCGTTCTGCAGCCGAACGACTGCAGGCGAGACCGCCGCGCCGAGGTAGCCTGAAAGCCGCATAACCGAAAGCCTAACCCTGCGGTAGGTCCGTGGGCAAATAGCGCTGGTCCACGCGCACGAGCTTCACGTGTCCATCCACGACCGTGATGACCAAGTCGGCGTGGGCCCGCGTCGCAAGGAGCTTCGCGAACATGCGCCCCACACCCATCCAGAACGAGATGATGGGCGGCGGCAGCGCTGGTGGTTGCGGCTGGCTCATCGGTTGTGCAGGTAGTACGCGGTCGCGGCCACGCCTACCGCAACGCCGATGAGGATGCCGACCGCGATGGTCGGGATCATGCGTGGGCACGCCTCGGCCGCCGCGAGCGCAGAAGGAGGCTTCATGGCGAAGCGCGCCGCGGAGCCGGGGAGGGGAATGTCCATCGTGCCGCCGTTGGGCAGGACGAGTGTGCGGGTGTTCGAGGCCATCAGCGTTTCTTCTCCCAGGGCCGAGCGCAGCCCTTGGCGTAGAACTGGTCCGTGAGTTGGTGGACCGTCGACCGCCGCGCAAGTCCTGTCTCGATCTGATCGAGCATCACACTTGCGATTTTGCAGTCTCCGGCGCGCAGCGCACCGCGGAACCTGCGGATCGCTTTTGCTGTGCTCGTGCGCCCTACGACATCGAATTGGTTGTGTCGAGCAGCCATCAAGGCTCCGTCACGTCGAAGTCTCGATGCTTCGCCTGGGGCGGATGAACGCCGAACTTGCTCCGGCCTGGCAACGTCGTATCGAGCGCGATCCACTGGCGCGGGTTGTTCTTCGGGTAGCCCGCCAAGCAGTAGATGTGGTCCCACGTCGCGCCGGTGTTGGACGTGATGCGGAACCGCGTGTTGAAACCGTTCTCCATCGCGAGCACAGCGCACGCCACGGAATGGTCGTCGCACTGCCGTGTGATCACGTCGCACTCCGGCAAGTACACGCGACCGGTCGCGGTCATGATGTCGTAGGTCTCAGCCTGCTCGGGCTCGATCGCGATCGACTTCACCTTCGCCCACGGCCGCCGCGTCGCCTCTGCGCGTACGGTCAAGCGATGGATTGGGTTCTTCCCCGCGCCTCCATGGTCAGCCAGTGTCGTCCACGCCATCGAGTGCCCGAACATGCGCTTGAGCACGCGGTACTGCAGCGCCAGCGTGTGCGAGATGGTCGAATACACGAGGTTTGAGCCGTGCGTGCTCAGGCCGCCGTCACCCATCTCCATCGCGCGTAGAATGGTCGCGATCGTCTTCGGGCCGTACCGGAACGACGGCAGCCCCTTCTCGATGGCGGTCCGGCCCAGATCGTACGACTCGGCGAAGTCGCGCGCATGCAGCTTGATCTCGCGCGTCCGCTCCGTGAACGGAATGTCGCGTGCACGAAGGATCTCGATGACCCGCTCGCGAATCATCTTGCGGTTCGCGACACCCGCAATCGACAGGTAGTCCTGCGGTCCGTTTTTCTTCTTGTTGCTGCGGCAGCCTTCAGCCAGGTACGCCCCGATCAGGAACGCCGTGGCCTCGTCCAGCTCATCGGCAGCGGCGCCGTCGAATCGGCGGGGCTGCAGCAGGTCATCGCCGAGTCGAATGTTGGCGATCTGGACCTCTTCCGCGTCCCCGTACGTCCCGCCCTCCGGCACGCGCAGGATCTTGTGCGTCGGGCTCAAGCGCAGCTCGTTGCCGTTGTCGATCCCGAGGCGGATGATCTCTTTCGGGCCGCGCTCCCACGTCTTCATGACGGGAACCCATGACTCGCCGTCATGGATCTCGTCTCCCACTTCGAGCTGCTCGACCGGCTCGAACCCGTCCCTGGTCAGGAACAGCGTGCCTTCGGGGAAGCAGTCTCCTCCCGCCATCTGCAGCGTCCGCCAGGCGGTCTGGAACGTGTCCTTGTCCGTGATGTCGCCCGTGTACCGCACGTTCTGCTTCACGAACTCGTAGATCGCGTTCAGCTCGCACGTGTCGTTGCGGGCCGGGCACCCCCGCGTGACCTCCAGCCCGATCTGCCGCATGCGCGGATCCTTGAGCCCGCCCACCGGATCGTTCCGGCGCCCAAATGCAGCGTCCCCCAACCACACCATGCGTTTCAGAATCGCCACGCGGTCATCGAGCGTCCGCACGGTGTGTGCGCGAAGCTGCGGGCCGCCGTCGTAGAAGGCCATGTCCCGTACGAGTGTGCACGTCCGCAGGGCCCGCGGTCAAGTCGCTGAATTGACTCGACCCGTTGTCCCCACGTACGATATCCCTCGTGCTTGTTCAAGGGCCGCTCGGGTTCTCTCTCCCCTCCTCGATCACATCTGTCGCGAGGAGCGCGTACAGCGTCGCTTCTGACCCGCGTGTGCAGGCCAGCGCTGCTGTGGTGGGCACGCAGTTCGCCCCCGACACGACCGCGCAGGTGCAGCAGTACGCGCGCACCGTCTCGCGCAGCATCCGCCAGGCCAACCGCGCATTCAACCCAGCGACGGGCCAGATGCCGCCGATGCAGCAGCCCCTGCCCGATCCTGGCTACGATGACGCTGGCGGTGGCAGCATGCCGGTCCAGCACAGCAACATGCTCGTCTACGCAGGCATCGGTGTCGGTGCCCTGGTCCTCTTCCTTCTCTTGCGAAAGTGAACATCATGCAGACCTCCACCGCTCTGGGCATCTCCTTCTCTCCGGCCGGCTTCCATCCCACGCCACCACCGGCCGCGCCACCTCCGCGCTACTACGCGCCGCAGCCGATTCGGATCGCGAACCGGTCCTCAATGCGTCCGATCATCCGGCCGGCGTCCCCGGCGTACCGGCCGAGCGCATTTCAGCCGCGCCCCGGGTTCTTTCCCAACTACGGGCAGGACCGCTACGCGCGCTACGAAGCCGGCGCCGCCGCTCGCGCCGCTGCCGATGCACGGATGATCGCGCTGCAGACCCAGCAGCAGTTCCAGCAACAGCAGTTCGCCACACAGCAGGTGCAGTCGTCGCCCGCCGCGCCCGGGGGCGATCTGACCCCGGCACAGGACAACTCGGCGGCAGCCGATGCGGCGAGCGCCGCGAGTGACCCCGCCGCCGGTGGCGGGCACAAGCACCTGCTGCTGTTCGCAGGGATTGCCGCCGCCGTCGTCGTCGGCGGGTACGTAGTGCTGAAGAAGCGCAAGTCGTAAGGGCACCCGTGATCTTCGGGAACTCGGATGCTGCCTGGGTTGACGACGGCACCCTAGGCTTCTCGATCACTTCGCCCTTCAAGAGCGTCGCCCACGCGGCCACCGCGGTCGGCAAGGGAGTCGCTCACGGGACGGTTGCTGCTGCGAAGGGCGCTGGGGGCCTCGCGCAGAGGTACGGCAAGACGGCCGCGGAGCTGGCCGTGCTACCTGTCGTCGAGGTGAACAAGGCCATCGTGGCGCCGGTGCTCAAGGCCACTGTCCTCCGCCCCGTCATCAGCCGGATCAACACGCTGAAGGACCGCCGGGCGAAGAAGCTGGCCTGGGACAACCGCAAGTCGACGACACCCACGCCCCAAGAGCGGAGTCAGGCCAGCAGCTGGACGAAGTCTCACCTGCGCAGCCAGGCGCCGCCGCTCGGGCTGATGATGTCGGTGCTGGCCGGGAGCGCCCCTCAGATGGGCCTCCGCGGCCTGGGCGAGCCCACCACAGCCACCATCACAGCCGCTGTGCCGGCGCTGATCGCTCTCCTGAACTCGATCCTGAAGAAGGCCAACAGCAGCGGCGACGCGCCCGAGCATGTGGGAGGCGGCAGCGGCGGTACAGCGGCCGGAGGCGAGAGTGGCGCTCCCGACAGCGGCAGTACAGCGTCAGACGGTGGCACGCCAGGTGGTGGCAAGCACGGCGCGCGATCCGTCAGCTCGTTGCCGCTCGGCCTCACGAAGAAGCAGCTCACGATCGGCGGCGCGGTGCTGGGCGGCGTCGTCCTGCTCGCGCTGCTCACCCGAAAATGATCAGCACCGGCGGGCCCTGGTACGCCTCGGCAGCCGACCGCGCCGTCCACGCAGCAGCCGCCGTCAATGACGTCGAGAACTGGCCGGTGGACGACGCAGCGGCCGTCATCGGGGTCGAGACGGCCTGGCTGGCGGGGCTACTGCTGGGGCTAAAATTCCTGATCGGCGGGCTCGTTGCCGAGCGCCGCCGAGTCACCGGTCACCGCGGTTAGCGGTTGATCGAGTGGCGGAAGTTCAGCTCGAACACGACGTTGCCGGCGCCATTGGTCGCCATGTCGAAGTGGTTCACGCTCGAATCGGTCGTGAAGTTGTAGCTTCCCGAAACGATGCCAGAGCCCGTTCCGGTCGCGTAGACCGACAGGCGCCCGTCCTCGACCAAGTTCGCCCACGCGGCAACGCCCGGCCCCGGAGGGCCCTCGAAAAGCGGCGCGGTCAGAAGCGACTTCAGCGGGCCCGCCACACAGAGCGCGACCAGCGATGCCTGTGACAGCTGCGCCGTGTCACCACCCTCGCCGCCGGTGGCCGCGTTCAGACGAAGCATGTCTTGCGTTGCGTTCAGAACAGTGATCGTGAGTGCCATGAGTAAGAAGGCTAACGCCTGGCGCGGGGCGGTGTCAATCGGGAGTCGATCAGCACCCGTGCACGTCCACGCAACCGAACACATGACTGCCGTTGTACTGGTCGTTCGGGTCCGTGAACTGACACGGCGTTGCGTCGAGCGGATATCCCTGGCGCTCCACACCCACGCAGCCATAGAGGAGATGCCCGTCCTCCGACATGCCGCACGCCGGTGATGATGAGATTGGCGAGCCGAACTCCGTCACGTAGTCGGGGCACACCGGTAGCGCAATCACGTCGATTCCACGAGGAACGACGCCGCCTGTTCCCGCCACCAAGGCACCACCAGCACCCGCGCTATCCATCCCGCCCGCGCCCCCTGTTCCTGCCACTGCCGTTCCTCCTGTGCTGCCTGGAGATGCCCCAGAGGCACCGCCAGCGGCAACAGCACCTCCGCTACCAGCCAGCGCAATCCCACCAGTCCCCTGCGGCTCACCACTGCCGAACGGCATTCCATGCACTTCGCCGCAGCCGACCAGCAACACGAACAGCAGATACTTCATCACGCTCTCCTTGGAAAAAGCGAGGCGCCGGCCGGCAGAAAGAAAAACGCCAGTTAAACCAACTGCCGACCGACGCCCCAAAACCCTACTACGCCGCCTCGTCCGAAGCCATGAGCATCGCGGTCGCGATCGACGCCTGCAGCCCCTCGACCCGCTCGCGGCACTTGAGCTGCGTCCCGAGCAACGCATCGTACTCGGCGATCTTGACCAGCAGCATGTCGCACGCCTCGCGCCGAGTCTTCAGCGCCCGGTCGCCCAGCGTGGTCAGCTCCTCCATGACGGCGTTCACAGCCGCGTCAGCCTCCTGCGTGATGGCGTCCGTGATGGCGCGGATGGCCTCGTCGTTTCGCATCGCCGGGATCTGGAAGACCGCATGGGCAGAGACGGACTCGATCGCGCTGGACACGCGGCGCCACAGATCGGCCTGCTTGCGGGGCACGAAGTAGATACCGCCCGTGTCCCGCAGTGGCACCGCCTGCAGCTTCTTGGCAAGCCTCACCATCCACGCCGAGATGTCTTGCGGCGCCAGCTCGCCCTGCTGCCGATCGAAGTTGGCGCGGATGCGCATGACGGTCGCCTCGTACTCGGTCGGCGACAGGGCCTCCCGCGTGAACGTCGGATTGGTGCCGTCGAAGCCGACCACGTACAGCAGGCTGTGTGAGATCGACTCGTTGGCGGCGCTCTCCGCAACGATGCCCCACGTCGACTCGGCCTTGAGCGGCCGGACCAGGATGCGGGGGGCTGCCTCCATCTTCACGGCACGGCCGAGCGCGACAGCCCGGCCCGGGAGCCCCGGCAACATGGCGTCGTTGAGCTGGCGCTCGGCCCAGGCGGTCGCAAGGCGCGTGGCGTTGATCTGCCCGGCCAGCCTCCAGTAGGTGATGGTGCCGGCGGTCTGGGCGGATTCGGGAGTGACGATCAGGTTCTGAGTGTTCATTGGCGTTTTTCCTTTCAGTGGGTAGGTCAGTGCAAGTCAGCGGCCGAACGCCCGGCGGGGCGCCCAGCTCGGATCGAACTCTTTGAGAGCCGCGAGCGCAGCCTGCTCCTCCTGCTCGTACTTGGTGAGGATGGCACCTCGCGTATGACCAGACTCGCCGAATGGCTGAGCGAGCGCCTTTGCGTCCATGCCGCGAAAGCTGGCACGGGCGCGAGTGGCGTTGTCGGCAGCGCGGCCGTAGTCGCCTTCGAGAGCTTCTATGATCCTGCGTTTCGTTTCGACGTTCATGGGCGTTTTCCTTTCAAGTGAGCAAGGCGTGTTCTGCAAGAATCGCCGCACGCAGCTTTCGGTCTTTCACCGCGGCGGCGAATTTTTCTGGTTGTGTTCTCCAGACGATGGACGCCCATTCGGGCATCCACAGGCTGCCGTTGATGCTGTGGATCTTCACACCAGCCACAGCGAGACGGGCCGCCAGCGTGTCACTGGTGACCAGCGTAAGCCCTCTCAGTTTCGCACGACGTGCACGGGTCTTGGGGTCGAGTCGCGTCTGCCCATTCCGCTCCACGATCGCGGGCCAATGCTCGTCCACCGCGGCACGGATCTTCCGCAACTGAGCGAGCACGCGCTTCCTGCCGTTCCGCCGCGCGATCTTCCGCCCGGCCGTTTCCGGCAGGCGGTTGATCTCGCGTTCGAGCTGCTGGATGAGCTTGGCGATCACGGCGTGCTGCCTTCCCTGTGGGCCTTGTACGTCTGCCGAACAGTTCCGCGACCGCGCGCGAATTTTCCATCTGCGCCAAGCCTGTGCGGTGCAGGCACAGGTGTCCGAAGCGCCACGCCTACAGGCCAGCCCAGCCGCAGACGAAGCTTCAGCGCACCGTACGATATTCCAGACTCTTCGGCCCACGCAGCAAGAGACTGCGTCTTTCGCTTGTACGTGATGAGCCGGTTGTTCCTCCTGTTCCGGCCTTGCACCTTGTACGTTGCCCAACAGCAGTTCCCTGGCCGATATCCTTCGCCGTTTCGCACCCGCTCGACCGTGTAGCGCCGGCCGTCAACAGGCATCGGCCCCATGTCAGTCAGAAACTTCGCGAACGACTGCCACCGGCGACACACGGTTATCCCTCGCTGCCTGTACCCGTACTGCAGGTTTCTGCAGCGTGCCCGCATCGCCAGCCACGACCGATACTCCCGCGTTTGGCTGTGGTCAGCCGCCGCTCCGTGTCGGCGCCAGTAGCGCCTGTACTTGCAGCCGGTCCCACACGTTCTGAGGTGCCCAAACCGAAGCTCAGGCCCTGTCGCTGTGCGCTCCATTCCGCAGTCGCAACGGACGTTCCACAGTGCCTTCCTGCTGATGTCAGCCAAGTGCAGCACGGTCAGGTTGCCGAATCGCTGACCTGTTATGTCGACAACAGCGCCCACCTGCTACTCTCCGTCAAGATCGACACGAACGGTCTCACCGTACGGAGCATCGAACGGGCTGCTGCCGCAGATGCACCAGATCACGCTGTACGGAGGCTCTTCCTGTGGGTACCCTCCGCCGATCTCACCATCCGTCAGCGCGATCACCACCTCGGGCGTGGGCTTGCGCGCCGTCAGTGCGTCGAATCCAGGCGTCAAGATCGTGCCACCACCCCCCTTGTACAGCTCTGCTGCATCTGCGAGAGACGCACACTCCTTGATGCCCTGCAGAGCGGCATCAACGGTACAGACCGTCACCGCCGCGCCAACTGCAGCCAGAATCCCCTGCAGCTCAGCCGTCGCACTACGGATACGCTCCCCCATCATCGACCCGGACAGATCCAACAGCACGCCGACCCGCGGCACGGCCGTGTGCTGTCCCGGCATGACCGGACGGCCGGGCCCGTACCCCACACCAGCTTGCCGACGCGACCGGCGCAGGAACGTGGTGTGCCCGACACCCGGTCGGTAGGCGATGGCGTCACGTACGAGCTGCCCGAGCCGCGTGCGCCAGTCCACCTTCGGCGGCACCAGCACCGTATCCGCCCACACCTCCAGGGAGCCCGGAACCGTGCCAGGATGCTTGCTGGCGTGCTCATGGACGGCCTGTGCGGTCTCCTTACGCAGCCGCTCCAGTTGCGCCTCCGAGCGTCCCTCCCCACTTCCCTTGCCGGTTTTCTCCCCCGGCAGCGGATTGTGTGCACAGCCGCCGCACATCGGTCGCGGCATCTTCTTCGCGTTCTTCAGCAGTCGCCGGTAGCGCTCCTCCCAGATCAGGCCCGGCGGCTGCTGCAGTGTGGACGAGTAGATCCCGTCCTTGCCGATGTTCGGGTGCGTCTTCTCGAACGCCTTCTTCAGGTCGTCGTTGATGCATGCGTCCTGCGCCCGGTTGATGATCTCGTCATGCTCCCGTGGCGCTTGGATGGCCTCGGCACGGTCGTGATGATTGAGCAGCAGGTGCATCGCCTCGTGCACGAGCGTGAAGGCCAGCTCGTCCACTGACTGCCGCGCCACGTAGTCGGCCGACCAGTACAGGATGCCGTCCTTCGTGACACCCATCGTTGCCCGCCCCGGGCCGAGCGCGGCTTCCATCGCCTCGGGCATCTGCCGGCGCAGCAGCCCACGCAGGATGGCTCCGCAGTAGGGGGCGAATCCGCTCCGGGCATCCGTGGCCCGGAGCATGGCCGCCGCCAGTAGTTGGTTGGGTGAGAGCGCCACGACTACTTCCCGATCCCCGCCGCGGTCAGCATCGGCAGCAGCTCGCCCATGATCCGCTTGTAGTCGGCGTCCTTCTGCATCTGCAGGCCCGCCTGCAGCGCGGCCCGCGCCGGGGACACCACGTAGTCCGGCACGTCCTTCGAGATGCGTCCCACGAGCCTCCAGAACTCCAGGCCGCGCTGCTCGCGCCTCACGGCCTTCTTCGGGATCACCAGCGCTGAGCAGGCACCCAGGACAGCCAGCGTGCGGTCGGGCCGGCGCTCGTCGTGAGCGAACTTGATGTTGCCATCCAGGATATCGGCCGGGCTCGGCAGATCGGCGTTCTCTGTCCACGTGCGGAACTCGGAGACCCAGCCGCGCCCTACGAAGCCAGAGAGCAGCGTGTCCGTGTCGGACTCGGACAGGCCATGCACGGTAGCGGAGGCCAGCGCCGTGCACGCGTAGGTGACAGTCCGGTGAGACGGCCAGGCGCGCTCACCCCCGCCGCGAGCCGGGCGCTTGTACAGCAGCTCGGGGCGCCGCACGATGAACCCGGACACGAGCCCGCGAGCGCTCGCCTCCGCGTTCGGCCACATCTCCGCGACCCGCGCTTCGAGATCGGCCGCAGTGATGTGGTCGGCCTGGGCCGGGGAGAAGCCTCCCAGCAACGCGCTGGCCCAGTCCCCGGGCTCCAGGCCGCTCATGTCATAGTGCCCAAAGCGGTTCGCCAGAGCCGGCGCCAGGTCCCAGCCGCCCGCGGCATCACGCACCTCGTTGGCCGCGCCGATCACGCGCACGCCTTTCGGCATGGTGTACGAGCCGAGCGTGCGGAGCTGGACCAGCCCGAGCAGCGGCGCCTGGATGGCCGGGGGGGCGGTGTTCAGCTCGTCCACGAACAGCAGGCCACGTCCTGCAGCGGCAAAGTGCTGGACGACATCGGCTGGGGGCGGGTAGTGCAGGTAGCCGTCAGAGCCCGGCACGGGTACCACGCCAAATCTTGCTTCGCCTTGTTCTGCGGGCGACATGCGCATGAAAGGCAGCCCCAGCATCTTCGCCAGAGACGCGATCATGGAGGTCTTGCCGGTTCCTGGGCTTCCCCAGACAAGCCCCGGCAGGCCATAGTGCCCCTCTGGGGAAATGCAGAACAGGAGGGCGCGGAGAATGGCGTGGTTGATTTCGTTCGGTGCGTTGGACATTGGCGTTTTTCCTTTCAGGAGTCGGTGCGGGTGGTGGGCGTTACTACCGGGCGGCCTTCGAGCGGGAACGCAGCTCTGAGAGCAGCTGCGCGTGCGTCTTGCCGCAGAAGCGGGTGTTGCCGATGTGCGAGTCGAGCAGCGCCTTCTTACGCGGGTCCTGGATGGCGTCGTAGATCATCCCTGCGAACATGCCGCACTGCCCGGCCATCACGCGGTCCTCCACCAGCGCGCCGTCCTGATTGAGTACCGCTACAGTGACGTGGGGCTGTGAATCGCAAAACTCATCGGTAAGTATCATGGCGTTTTCCCTTTCTGACCCAGCCCTCGATGCGAACCGCGTGCCAGCCGAAATAGACTGCATTCTCACAAGAAGTTCAATCGCGCAGTGTTCCAAAAGTGCCGATTCGCTACAGCCAGATTGTCACAGGTGTGGCAAGAATGCAACTCGTGCACACTCACATGGTGCGGAATGGCGCGAAGTTCACATCGGCATGGAAATTGGATAGAATCGGCGCGAAAGGAAAAACGCCACCATGCGCCGCACCACGCTCTTCGCTGCTTTCCACGAAGGCAAGCCCACACCCTGCTACAGCTTCACCCGGCGCGTAGCCCAGCGCAGCCTCGACGCCCGCGTAGCCAACGGCGCGGCCTTCCCGCGCGAGCAGATCCAGCAAGTCACCATCACGTTCTACATCACGCAACTGAAGCGGCACGGGATCGGGGTGCCTGATGCCTTGCTGCCCTGGACTAGTTGACCCGCACCGACTCGAAAGGAAAAACGCCAATGCCCAAAACAGCCACACGAGAAACGACCGCTCCACACGATCTCCGCGAGATCATCACGGAGGCGGCCCTTCACCTGATGGACACCCAGCCTGAGCTGAAGACTCTGCAAGATGCGCTCGAAGTCGTCCGTGCCCAGCTCGGCGTCCGTGGAGAGGATCTGTCATGAGCACCCCAGACAAACCAGAACGTCAGATGGACTGGGCCGACCACTGCCGCTCGCTCGGCCCTGGCCTGCGCTACGAAGACCATGCTAACGATCCGAACCGAGATCCGTGGCCGCCCAGCAAGATCGGCCACACGGTGAAGCAGGCGGTCACGCGCGTCACGGCGTGGTGGCGGAAGGTGCGGTCGTGAGCGTCACCCACCACTGCCTCCACTGTGCGAAGCCGATTCCGGCCAACGCAGCCACAGTGTGCGCCTGCCCGAGCACGCCCGGCGTCCACATCGTCTGCGCCAGTTGCCTGGAGCGCGGGCCGTCCATCGCCAGCCCGCTCAATCGAGAGCGCCTCCGCCACACCGCGCGGACGCGTGGAGCGGAGCTGATCCAGCAGGCCGCCCGGGGGAACGCGTGATGTCGATGTCGCGCGACTGGACCAGCTCCAACCAATCCGTTCGAGACACCCCGCAGGACGTAACAGCGACAGCGCTGTTGCTCGGAGGCGCCATCAACAAGCACCCGCTGCTGGTCCTTCGGGCCCTTCGGCAGTGCTTGCGCCGCTGGGTGGACATGTTCGGGTTCATTCCACTGAACCCGACGCTGATCTTCCTCCTGAAGCACGTCTACCAGACGCCGATGATGCATGCCTTAGCGCCGGACCCAGCTGCTGCCAAGACTGGGCCCTCGATCGATCTCGTTGCGCTTGCTGCCGAGCTGCAGGCCTTGCCTCCATTCGTCTCGGTCGAGCACTACAGGTTGGGTGAGGCCGATCACCCACCACAGGAGAAGGCACCGTGAAGCGCGATTGGACACGCGATCGGGTGCACGCGACCTCCGTGCGCCTGAGCAGCGTCATCAACAAGCATCCGCTTCTCGTGATCAGGGCGCTGCATCTGATGCTCATGCAGATGAGTAGCGGCTGGAGTGTGCGCACCAGCTGCTGGGTGTATATGGCGCTGATTGCATACATTCTTCCTGCAACCAAAGCAGGAGCGCGGCTAGTGGGGACGGATGCACGACTGCATGCGATGGCTGCCGCGCTTCGCACACTGCCGCCGTTCGAGATGCCCCCAGAGTGGGAGAATCGGTGCCACCATGCGTGACTGGCTCATCGTCATCGGCGCCTTCATCGTGGTCGGCCTGGTCGAGCCCGCGGCCGATCTGATGGCCAAGGTGATCACGTGGGTCATCGGGTAAGGCGCCCACCCAGGCCCTTCTTGGTCGAATCGTCGCCAGCGCCGATGCGTTTCCAGAAGCGCCTGCGTGGCGTGAAGCTCGCGACCGTCAGCCCAAGTGATGGCGGCGGGCGTGTCGCGCACAACTTCGACGTGCAGTACGACGTCCACCTCGTCAAAGGCCGCCATCTGATCTGTGCCTGCGGCGGCGAGGCGACCTTCCGGCCTCACCTGGCGACCCCTGGCGTGCTGGGAGCACACTGCAAGCACATCACGGCAGTCTACGGCGGCGATGTGGTCGAATCTGGTATGCACCAACCGCAGCGCGTCTCCTTCACCCCGCGGGGTCACGAGCTGTTCGACAGCATCTGGGCAGCGAACCTGCTCACAAAAGAGTAAGGAATGTGCACGACAGTGGCAATCGAATCAGCCCGGCTCACCGATATCCGCGCCCATCTTGCAGCCAACGCGCTGGAGCCAGGCAGCAGCCTACAACCGGAATGGCTGCCGCTGCGCCTCGTGCATCTCACCAACAAGATCGAACTGCCGCTCGATCAGCTCATCGAGATCGCAGGCGACCGGTCAGATCTCAACCGCATCGTAGACCGCTGGCTTTACTGGCTGCTGTCTGTCGAGCTGAAGCAGTACAAGACCAGCGCGCCTGTTGCCGAGCTGTACCGGCGGCGATTGGCAGGCGACGAACCCAAAAAGAAAGAATGGGAGAAAGCTAGGTCCGACGCCGCCGCCGCCGCCACCGCCACCGCCGCCACCGCCACCGCCGCTCGATCCGCCACTGTCGCCGCCGCTCGATCCGCCGCCGCCACTGTCGCCGCCGCCACTGTCGCCGCCGCCACCGCCGCCACCGCCACCGCCACCGCCGCCGCCGCCGCCGCCGCCGCCGCTAGAAAACGTTTTTACGAACGTGCTCGACAGGCCCTGCTCACGTCCGCACGTGATGGCTAAAGCTCCAGTGCCGTCCCGCCGATCCTCCTCGCCACATGATGTGTACTGCCGGCCACATTGACCTGAAAGCTGACCTCGCCGCCCTCCGCCACGACACCGTGCTCGTGGCGCCCGAGTGTGACGAAAACGGCACACTGCTGTGGTACCTGCGCAACTGCCTCCGCTGCGGCTCGACCATTTGCATCGATCCCGCTACGGAAGCCGAGTTGACACACGACACCACTTGATGGCACAATTCGTGAACATGAGGCCCACCATGAAACGCCAGCATCCTCTCGCCGGAATCCTTCTCCTCATCGCCGCGGTGTTCGTCGCGTACTCCCCGAGCTGCGGCATCATCGGGCAGGGCATCCATCGCGCCACAGTGTTCCTGTTCGGCCACACCGGGCTCCTGCTGCTGGTCATGGGGCTGGTGGTGAGCGGCCTGACCATGACCGGGCTGGCGGGCCTGTTGTGGCGGCTCGTGGTGGCGGCCTGGAAGGCGCGGAGGTCCCAGCCACAGCTCGTTCGGCCGGCTCCTCAGCCGCGTGCAGTCACACCGAAGACGTTCCACGTGGTGCTGCAGGCTGCACCAGCGCTGCCTCCGCCCATCGTGGTGCCTCCGGCTCCTCCAGTCGCAAAGCCTGACCCGCGAGCAGACGACATGAACACGGTTCGCTCCGGGCTCAAGTTCTTGGGGTACAAGCCGCCCGAGATCGAGTCGGCGCTGCAGCACATCGACACGACCGCGAGCATCGAGGCGATGCTGCGCGCCGGGATCGCCGTCCTGCGGAAGAAGGCAGCATGACGAAAACGCTGAATAGAGGCGATCTGATAACTCGACTTGTCGGTAACGACCGCATCGAGCATGGACGCGTCGCCGGTGTATGGTTCAGTCAACTAGGCTTCGAGTACATTCCATCTATGGTCGGGATCAGGATAAACCAAGAAGGGATAACGTGGATCCGCGGGCATCACGCTGACGACTCTCCAGAGGTTCTCGCGCTTCACACCGCCTACCTCCTCACCCGGGGGGTGGTGGGGTGAGCCCGCCTCCGCAAGCTACGGGCCCCATTGTCGTGACGGTTGTCGTGGCTACAACCGTAGCGGCTGCATACTCTCCTCGCGGAGCCGTGCTCGCTCACCACGTCGGCATGAAATACGACCCACGCTATGAGGGCATTTCGTGGATACACGGCGCGCATACTGAAGACAGCCAAGAAGGGCAAGCGCTACTGGCTGCGTACTTCCTGAGCAACGGTGAACGGGTCACAAGGTGAACGTCGGAGATCCTGTAACGGTCGTGCACCACGACCACACCATCCGTCCTTCAACCGTTGCGTTCGTCGAAGCAGACCGATCCAGCTTTATGGTGGAAGACGATGCACCACTGGTCGAACTGTATGATGCCCACCGCGAAGGCATCACCTGGATTTCAGGACACCACGAAACAAACTCGCCAGAGATCCGATCTCTTGCCGCAGCGTACCTACTCGCCGAATTGCCTGCCGGTGACAGCTCGGCGTAAAACCTTCTCCATGACCAAACCTGACCACTTCGGCGCCATTGTCCTCGCCATCATCAGCGCGACCATCTGCATCTTTGCGTCTGGCGCGTTGAGCTGGAAAGGCCGCGTGGCGCTCGTGCTCCTCACCCTTTTCACGATCTTCGTGTGGGTGCAGCCCGAGGCAACTGGCGCCGTCATCCTGCGCTTCCGCTTCGCCACTGAACGCTGGCTCAAATCATTGAGGTGACCCCATGCACGCTGTAGTCGCTCTGCTCGCACTCCTGGCCGCTGAACCAGTGCCGTTCTTCAAGGGCGACCGCGTTCAGCTTCCTGTCGACCCGCACCAGCACGTCGTGTACGGGCCCGAGCTGCCTGATCCAATCGCCACGGAGTGCGGCGTCCGCGACAAGGCGTGTCTGGCCGAGCACGACTTTCGTGTGGTCACACTCGCAGCTGCCCAGCACGATCCGAACTGGTGCGACCAGGCGGTGGACTCGTTCGAGTGCCGGGACATCTACGCCATGATCGTTGGCGACAGCGGCCGGATGGATCCGATGCTCACCGACCCCTGCACGTACGTCGTGCGCACCGATCACGGAGTGGCCGTGCTGTACTCGAAGCCGAAGGCCCGGTGGATGGTGTCGGCGAACTGGGGATGGCACGCACCCCAGTTCATTGGGGTGTGCAAGGACCCGGGCATGCTGCCTGCGGTGGGCGTGCAGACGTTGCCGGCGTTCCCGTGGGTCACGAAGAAGTGAGCGCCGAGGTCAAGCTTGACCTCGGCGCTCCTGTGACGCTGCTGTACATCATCGGCGGTAATGAGCTACGGTACAAGCACGGATACGTCCTCGCACTCAACCCGGAAGGTTTCGTTGCACGCGTAACGGCGATCGACGTCACCTACGAGAGCCGCGAGTATGGAACGTGGTGGATCCACGGCCACCACGACGCCGACGAATGAAATGGATGCGCTGCTAGCCGCGAACGCGCTGGTGCGCTAGCGCCCGTACTCGGCCAGGAAGTCGTCGTTCAGTTCCTTCGCGACGGCTTTGCGATCGGCCACGGAGAACACCTGATGCCAGGTGCCGCCGCCCATGTCCTTCACGTACTTCTTCGCTCCGGACTCGGCCAGGTAGCCCCACAGCTTCTCAGCCAGGGTGCGGTCGTAGGTGCCCTTCGCGAGCCGCCTCTTGAGGTTGTTGATGATCGACGTGGTCTGGCTGCGGTAGAGATCGCCGTCGTTGTCGATGTACAGCTTCAGCTCGGACGACTCTGCGTGCCCACGCAGCCCCCGGCGGCGCCGCGAGCCCGAGAGGGCAGGGGCGTGGGGCATCCGGCCGCCCAGCATGAGATAGGCGCCCCCCGCGAGGGCACTGGCAGCGATGGCGAGACCGAAGAGGGGAGCTTTCATTGGTTCACGCTCGGGGCTTGTCGTGCCGACGAATGTACCGCGTCGCTTCGTCGAGCAGGTGGGTGAGAGACTTCGTGGTCGGAGTCGAGATCGGAATCATCCGGCCTTCACGGCGCGCCTTGGTGATCGAGCCCCGGTTTGGGACCTTCCAGGCCACGAGATTGCCGTTGCGGTACCGCGTGACGAGAAAGCGGTGCCCGTCGCGCTCCGCCAGGCACTCGGACTGCGTCACGCCGCCTGGTGTGAAGATCGGGCACTTCGTGATCAGCCCGCGGGATGGGCGCGCCATCAGCGGCTCCTCCGCTTGTGGCGCGCCCCGGTAAGAGCAGCCCCACACGGATCGATGCCGACCTGAATCAGCAAATTCGATTCCGTGCTGTACCCGATTGCCCGCCGCGTGCTCTTGTTGACGACGGCTACGATACCTCGGCGCCATCCCCGTATCGGAACGCTGCAGTAACGCGCCGGCTTGTTGACACGCGTGACTGTATGCGCAGGCACGAACAGCTTCGAGCCGCTCGTCACGGTCGCTTCCCACGTGCCTTTTTTCTTCATCGCCGGCACGCCCTCTGCAGATACTTGTGGAACATGCGCGCCGTCGACCCCGGTGCGTTCCGCGACTTGCGGTAGCCGTAGTGCGCCGCCTTGCTCAGCAGATCCTCGATCTTCGACGACGGCAGCGCGAAGAAGTCAGAGTCGCCACCCCGCGGGATCCCCAGCTCCTTCAGGATCACGCAGGCGTCGCTCTTGATATGAGAACGCGGAGGCACGGTCGGGCTCACCCGCAGCGGTGATACGCCCGCATGCACGGCCCGGGGCCGCGCCGGGCGCGCATGCAGCTCGACAGCGCGGTCTTGCAGTGCTTCGGCTTGGAAGCCATCCGGCGCGCCATCGCGCCACCACGTCGCTTCGTTCGTCTTGCCATGGTGACGAGCGTAAGGCTGACGTGGGGCGCGTGTCAAACCGCCGGTCTACTCCGCGTCTTCCGGCTCTTCGTCCTCCCCGAGATCCTCGGCTTCGAGCGCGGTGCCGATCGCCGCCACGCACGCGTCCTGGTACGTGGGCTGCGCGTCTGGCACGAGACGCTCCACCAGCACCTGGATCTGCCCGGCGTCGAGCAGCGAGATCGCGGTGGGCACGGTCCCCCCGAACCCCTGCACCTGCCCGCGGGCCTGCAGCACGTACTTCGCCACCTCGCCCGGCGGCGGCAACGTCTTGCGCAGGTTCTCCACGTAGGGCATCAGCAGCGAGCCAAACAGCTCCGCGTCCGGAACGCCTGAGATTGCGTTGAACACCTCCGCAGGCTCTGCATCGCTCATCCGCTCGACCATCTCGGCGATCTGCTCGTGCGTCTGCGGCTTCGTCTTCCCCTTGCCTCGTTTGGTCTTCTTCCCCTCCGGCTGCACGAGGGGAATCACATCGCCCGTGACCGGGCCAGCGCTCGCGTCTCCCAACGCGCCGTTCATCGGAGCTTGAGCTGCTGCCCCGGGCCCAGCGGTCGCCGCCTTCATCTCGGCGATCTCGCGCGCAACGGTCGCGGCCGGCAAGCTCAGCGCACGCTTCCACCCCTCGCGCTGCACGTACGGCTGCGGGAAGCGCCGGCCATCGATCAGCACGAATTCATCCGTCTCCTTCTCGTAAGCCGTGCCCTCCGGGCGCGACCCATCCGAAGGCACCGGCGGGATCGCAGCGGGAGCCCCGCCCTGCAGCGGCGCCGCCTGCTGAAGCGGATTCGCCCGCGGCGCGACCTGACGGCGCTGCTGCTGAACCTGCTGCATCTGCGCGGCCTGG